CACCCCCACCGGCTCAACCGACCTGAAGGAAGACGAAGTGGTCCGTCAGAAATCGACGCGACTCCTCTTCCAGTTCCTCAGCAGTCTTGCTCCGGTTCTCGTCCTGGGCTTCGATGAGTTCCTGCTCGTCCATTGTAGTTCCTCCCACGCTTGGTATGTCTTGTCCTTCATGTCACCAGTCTAACATTTCCCCGGATCGCGCGCACGCGATGTGTGTCGGGGCAGGTGATTTGATAAATGCCACCTGTTTAGGCATCACTCATCGCTCCGGTGGCCCGAGACGAATTAGGGTGATAGTGCACATCTCACCCGGATGGTTAATTACTCCTCCGTGATTCCTGCCTATTCCCAGTGTACCACACTCCCGGATCGCGCACGCGCGATGTGTGTCCCCGGTGGGGATTCAATCATCGTCCCACCCCTCCCCTACGTCCATGGGGTCGATGTCGTACAGAGAGCCGTTAACGCGCTGACCCCAGCAATTGAACATCTGCCCGCAGTCGCACGACGTGTCGCTGGCACGCTCCCAGTAGTACAGTTGCACCACGCGCCCGCAGTCGCACTTCCATTCGCGCAGGGGGACATCTCCCGAGCGCACCGGGCAATTTCCCTCGGCGTGCTCGCCATCACAGTAGTAGCAGTCTTCCATGACATCTCCTTGGTTGGTGATGCGCACAGTCTAGCAGGTCCGGCAATCGCGCGCGCGCGATGCACGCAGCTGCGCGTGATTCAATCAACCGCGCGGTGCACCACTGGCACACCATCTTTCTCGGCCAGTCCCACAATGACCTCATAAGACTTTTTGGCACCGAAGAACTTAGCCGCTTCCAACTGCGCACCGTACAGGGTCTCCGCGTAGACTTCAGTCCGCTTCCCCTTGTAAAACGCTATGTATCCGTTCATCTCATCTCCTTGATCGTACCACCAGTGTAGCAGGTAGGCGGATCGCGCGCGCGCGATGAGCGGGCTGGCGCGTGATTCAATCACGCACCCTCCCCTAGTATCGGCGGTGTCTCTTTGGGGGGGATACCGCCATGACACACAGAGCAACCACCAGCAGGACAGCGGACGCAATGAGTAGGGAGACGATGATAACGAGCCATTGAATCGCTACGCCAGCGTTGTAGCCAGCAAGAACGTCCAGAATCTCGAAGACCACCACGAATGTCGCAATGGCAATGGCGTAAGACATGATTTGTAGTTGTTTTTTGGTCATGTCTCAGTATACCATCCCTCCGCATCGCGCACGCGCGATTGCACCCCCTTTCGGGGATTCGACCTAGTACTCGTCATCGTAGTACGGGTCGTAGTAGTCCTGCTCCATCCGAGCATACACGCGCGCCTTGATGCTCTCGTCCGAGCCGTACAACAGGCCCTCGCAATCGCCCATCTCGTGCCCACAGCACGGGAAGTCTTCGCAAGCCATCTCATCCTCCTTGGTTGGTGATGTGCCCAGTATAACACATGTGTCTATCGCGCACGCGCGATTGTACCCGGTTCCCCGGATTCAACTATGACCGCACCCGATTTGACCGCACCCATGGCAGTAGTCCTCTTCGTCAATCTTGGTCAGGTCCTCGGCGTAGACAGTGTGCTTCCAGTCGTCGCCCACCATCACCACCACCACGCGCTCCTCATCCTCGAATTCCTCGGGCTCGATGTAGTAGTAACACATGTCGCTAGTGTGGTCGCATTCCTCCTCGTCGCACACCAACTCCCAGGACTCATCAGTCCACGACTTAGCCGGACCCTTGCAGTACAAAGCCACACCATGGAATTGTGGGTGGCTGTAGATCCCGTCCTTGTCAATCTCCCATGAATACATCTTGCTCCTTTGGTTGTGTCATCAGTCTACATCTTCCCCCCATCGCGCACGCGCGATTCTGCGGGTTTCCCCGTGATTCGTTAATCCTCCTCCATGTCGGCGGTGTCGATGCTCATGAACACCCTGCCGTCCTCGTCCTCACCAATGAGATACAACTCATGCGAATCCGGGTCGCCCAACTCTTCTTCGTAACGCTGTTCGGCGTACTCGATGGGGGTCAAACCCTCCGGGATGTCCGACTCGTCAAACGTGTCATAGCAGTAGACACGCTGGCAAACTGTGTAGGTCTTCATCTCACTCCTTTGGTTGGTACGCACAGTGTACCAGATGAGGTCATCGCGCACGCGCGATGGATGGGCAAGCGCGTGATTTGATTACGCACGCGTTCTTGGTTCGTGGAGGGCGGGGGTAGGGACAACCAAGAAACCCTACCCCCGCGAATTTTAGCGACGGAAGTAGTACCCGCCACTCTCGAAATAGTCGTACATCAACTCACGGGCCGCGAAATCCCAGTTGATGCAGTAGTAAGGCCACTCATTGCTGGCGCGGTATCCCGACATCTCAGCCATCTCCTGGGCGAATTCCTCATCGCTGGACCACGTGCCCTGATAGGCGTCCTCAAACTCGCTCCAGAAATCTTCTACGTCGCACGAGTCCCAGTAGGATGGCTGGTTGTCGTAGAACGCCTCAAACGCCTCCTCATCAAGGCTCGCGAGGTTGCTGGGAACTTCGTCCAGAATTCGGGCGAAACCTTCCAACTCCTCCCCCTCGTCTTCCTCGACCTCGACTTCCGGGCCTTCTGTGTAATCCGTCATATCTCTCCTTCGGTTGTTTGGTACGTCTACATTGTAGCAGGCGTGGGGATCGCGCGCGCGCGATGGGGGTGCAAAGCCGGTGATTCATTAAAACTCACCGGTCTGCATAAAAACTCACCCGTAGATGACACCACCTAGGATGGCCTGCTGGAGGATTCCGTCGCCACCCACGCAATCGAGATTGTCGATGTCCAGGTAGTCAGGGTGCATACCGTCGCTACCCTTCTGACCTACCTTCGCCCAAAGGTCATTGTAGGCTTGGAGTAGGATGGGCAGTGTCACCTTCCCCACGACCACCGTGTCTTCGTTCTCCGGGTCCGCAATTGTCAGTGTCACTTCCCCCGGTGTTTCCCAGTCACCTGAGATGTAGTCCTCCGAGACCCACCAACTGCCGAACGACTCCCAGCCACTCCCCATGATGTTGGACCAAAACTCGGTCTCATCAATCTCTCTTACTATCTGGACTGTGCCCATTGTGCCTCCTTGGTTGCTTCTTGCTCTCAGTGTAACACACCACCCCATCGCGCACGCGCGATTGCACCCCCTTCCGGGGATTCATTCACGCGGCGTTGCCGTCCACGTGACAGGGAATGCAGTAGTAATTCGCCTCACCCTTTCCGCGCTTGACCGCCCTCAATGGTCCTTCCACCCCACAAAAATCGCAGGGACCGGGGGGAAGGAATCGCTTGTGCACCGCATCCTTGGGCAATTGTCGCTTGCTCGCCATCAGTCTTCCTCCTCCGTCGCGTCGTACTCGTTCACCACGTCGAATGAGAAATCCGTGTCGTACACTCCGCCCCAGTTACGACTGGCGAACCCTGCGCGGTCCTCGTCGGTCACGTTGTCCGGGTCGCCCTCGAAACGGCTGTCCCCCACCACATCATCGTCGTAGAACGCCACATAGTGGGTGACCTGAACCTCATACTCGTATCTTGTTGCCACTTCATCTCCTTTGGTTGATTCCTTGCTCCCAAGTGTAATACACCAGCTGATCGCGCACGCGCGATATACCCGGTTTCCCGGTGATTCATTAGTGCTCTCCGTTGGCGTATCTCTCTTCCGTTCGGTAGTCTCCTGATTCACGCTCGTAATCCTCCACCGACATTCCATAAGAACAGTCTGATGGCGAGTGGTCGTAATTACACCCTGAACAGTATTCCATGAACCCTCCTTTCCCACTACTCTATCACAGTCCCCCATCGCGCGCGCACGAAATTCCCCGCGCCGGGGATTCGTTAATAGAAGTCTTCCTCCCTCTCCACCAAAACATTGTGCTCCAACATCATGTCCTGTACTGCTATGGCATCCTGCCACGCTTGGAACGTTAACTCCACATCCCTTCCCGCTGTCTCCAACTGGGTGTCACTGTATGGTGTAGACATGTCCCTCCTTTTCCACCACTCTATCACCCAGAGTCATCGCGCGCGCGCGATTAACCGGCAAACCGGTGATTCAATCACCCTCCACCGGTTCCACATAGTAGTCGTCGTACCATCCATCTTGCCACCTGGGGTCTCCCTGTGACGGTTCCGGGTCGGACTCGTAGATGAAGCCCCATGCGTCTTCGAAGGATTCGAACGTCTGACCGAAGAAACACACCTTCCCGGTCCAGTCTTTGATTTGGTAGGTTTCCATGCCCAAATCTTACGATTCAGGGCTATCGCGCACGCGCGATGCTCCTGCCCACCCGTGATTCAATGTGGATCGCGTGCGCGCGATTCGGCGGCGAACCCGTGATTCGATCACGCTTGTCTACTTTCAATTTACTCAGCCCCGGTGTGAAACCTCCCTTTTTTTCACGTTTTGCCTGGTCAAAATAGGTGGGTGAAATACCCGGAATAACCCCCTTCCCGCGTCCATTTTGTCTACTTTCGCGCATGATTCAATGAGGATTGGTGCAAATTACATGATTTGATCAGGAATAATTCGGAATTCCGTGCAACGGTGGTGCAAAATCACGCATACACGTGTGTTTTTCCGAAAGACGTGTGATTCATACCCATTCCACCACACCCATCAGGGAATTCAACCAGTATGGGTATAGGTTCAAAACAACTCATCATCCCAAAGTCACTATGTACCTTCAGCGTTCATAGGTGCCAGAATGATTCGATGAAGACTAATATTCCCTCCATGTGGCTTTGAACCTCTTTCCACCATACTGGCAGTAAGTTACGGTCCACACGTATCTACCGTGATTGTCCACCAATGGCTTCTCCGTTCGATCTAGGATTTCCTGTGTCCCTCTACGCTGTAACCCTCTTTCCCCGTATTCCCATGACTCAGTCTCTTTGTCCAATTCACACATACCAAACCACCCCATCCCGATAAAGGATTTCCCTGAACTTGCTACCCCACTCGGGGTCGATCATGTCACCCACCAATCCACATGTTTTCCCAACCAGGTCCGCTTCCAAGTCGTCGTACACCATGCCATCCCTCTCTCCCAGGGTGTGTATGACACGGCTCATCTTTACGTACCTGTATATAAGTTTAAGTGCCTCTGCATCTTCCAGCGAGTCTGTTTGCACTGAGGAGTACTCGGGCGGTGCGTCGTCGTATACCTTCCTCCCCCTCCCAAAAAAATTGCTCACCATTCTGCGTGGGCCTCCTCCAACTTTCCCAGACCGAAGGTGTCTCGCGGTTGCTCGTCCTCTCCGCGCTCGTCGTACACGGCATATTCACAGAACCTCATGTACTCTTTCTTCGCTTTGGCGTACTCTTCGTAACGCTCGTCGTCCCCGAAGGTGTCACCGAACCTCCACGCGTGCCGTTTCTCCCTCACCCTCTCCAACAGGGTAATGATGTCTTGGTCCATCAGACACCGTCCTCGCAACGTCGCTCAATCCAGCGGAACATTGACCAGCGTGCATTGTTGTAGTCGTCAAGGGCCAGGTCGGCTGTCTCCTGCTCCTCGGTTGACATCCCCGGCTTGCGGACCGACATGGTCTTCAACTCGCGGACACGGCGCAAAGTGTTGTAGAAGTTCTCCACAACCCTGGCGTCGAACTCGCTCTCCACTGCGAATGATACTGTTGGGCTTTCCATATTCTCTCCTCGCTTGTGATTCCAGTGTACCAGGTGCGGGTATCGCGCGCGCACGATCAGCTCCGGTCCGGGGATTTAACCCCATGACCACCCCTCAAATTGGTGCACTCCATGACCATGATTCGTACTTTGGTTTCCCCTACCCCAGTTTCTTGACCCTCAGTAGTCCACACTTACGACACATACGCTTTTGTCGCGTAACCTCATACCCCTTACCGGTGGACGTGTCAACTGACAACACGTCGAAGGCCTCCCACTTCCCCCACTTGTGAAAAATGTGCATTACTCCTCCCTCGCGTGACCAGCGTGCGCGTGCATCTCTATACGCTTGATGGCGTAGTCAAGTGTCACACGATTGTGGCTGTGCCAATCCGGCTCTCCGTCGTTCCTCGTGAACGAAATGCTGAGATTGACGAACCCGTCGTCCCTCACTTCCAATGTGATTTCATACCTCTGAACCGTGTAGTCCATTTGCCCCCCTGTTCCTCCAGTGTATCAAAGATGCAGATCGCGTGCACGCGATTGTTCCCACTCGGGGGGATTCGTTCGCTCGATCAGACGCTCCTAAAGTAGTACCCCTCAGACTCCCACGTGTCAAAAATGTTGTCGTCAGCCATCGCCTCAAAACTGTCGTACCACCCCAGGAATGTGTCGTGGTATTCCGACAGGATTTGCTCGGGAGAGTAGTCGGTTGGGAACGCAATACACCCATACAACTCTGTGACGCTCTCCTTGACAATCTGCTCTTCCCCGTCGTAGAAAGCCTCCGGGTCGTAGTCCTCAATAGCCAGGGCCAATACCTCGTCCAATTCAGCCATCAGCCCTACTCCAATCCACGGTGTAGTCAAACCCGTAGTCCTCGTCGCAACCCAAGCGATTCGCCATAACGATGCTTGCCATGGTATCGGGGGACAACCACCGCGCTGTTATGTTGCCGTCCTCGTCGTAGTCGTCGTCCGTCCAATCGAACAAATCCTCGTTGTAGCACTCGATTGGCATACCCAAGTCGTCCTCGACCTCCACGGTAACGGTGTAGGTGAATTTAGTCACAAGTCACCACTTCGCTCTTGGCGTCGTTCAGACACTCCCACAGACTATTAAAACCGTAGGGCTCCGCATATGACTCGGCCCTTTCCACGATCTTCTCCCACTCCGCAGGAGTCGTTACACGGCTACCGTAGTTCCCGTCCTCGTCCACCGCGTCCACTTCGTTCTCGGCGCGGGTGAAGATAATGCCGAATACAGGCTCATCGTCCGGCACTCCATCCAAGCACTCTCGGATGTACTTCGCTGTGAAAAAACTCATAATTCCTCCTGTTTTGCTTGTCTCCAGTCTACCGAATGCGCAGATCGCGCACGCGCGATCATACCCCCTTCCGGGGATTCAAATCAGACCCTCTCTTCGATCAGTTCAGCCAGTTCACCGAAAGACCATCCAAGGTCGTTGCGTTCGGCAAGCATGTGAGCAATCCCTTCATCCAGGCCTACATCTTGCAAGAACTTGGTAGAGAGGAAGGTGTAGGGAATCGCCTTCTCGTCGATCTTCTCCCTCGAATTCAAAGGCTGTGGGTAGACGCGAGCCTCGACCATTGCGCCGTCATCGCCCTCCTCTGAGCCCACCCATTGGGACACGGTACCCGGCTCCCAGGCGTTGGGGTCCACCAGGTTGCACAAAACTCCCAAGCAACAGTACTTGTCACTATCGGTGCGTAGCACTCCCTTCCCCTGACGATACTCACCGCTTCGAAGTGCGCCTACCCACCGTTCCTTCAATTCAAGTTCCACAGTATTCCTCTCAAGTCGTTTGCACCAGTGTACCAGATTAGCTTATCGCGTACGCGCGATTCCACCCCTTTTCCGGGGATTCAAATAAGATCGTTGTCGTAGTCGTGCGAGATTCTGGCGTAGTAATCGGCACGGACCTTCAACAGTTCAAGGCGTCTTGCCTTAGCCTCTTCCCTTCTTCGCTCCCATCTCTCACGGTTGGCAATGACCACCCACGACTCGCCTGTGTGCTTGGACTTAACTACCATTTTCGCTACTCTCCACAATCTCTTTGCTACGATTCCGACGAGATTCCAAATACATGATTATGTCATCCCACAACGCAACTGCGTCAGCGTGAGTCCATTCATTCATGTCTCCGCCAACATCAGCCTCATTGTCAAAGAAATTGTCCATGGCGTTAACAGCACTAGCGCTCAATTCCCAGATTTCTTTGTCAGTTACGGTACGCACGCTCTCATTCATTCGATCACCAACGTGTCGCCCAACTCGAATTCGTTTCCATCCCCTGCCACCACACTACGCTCTGGGATAGTGTGGCAGTACTCGGTCAGACGGTCGCCCAACTCGCCATACCCCCGGTCCCAAAAGCCACATCCATGTCCATTCCGGGTGTACCACAAGTCCATACCGATGTCCTCGTTATCGACCCCACCATGGGAATCCAGCAACTCTCTAACGTCGTCCAAATTCGACTGCACGAAAAGAGCACATTCCACGGTTGCCTGCTCGACCGCCTCTTCGGAAAAATCGCCAATGTTGTAGACGTAGTCCATGGGCTCGTCGTCTTCAGTCACCCCCGTAAACAGGGCACATTGAAGGTACCCGTTAACTATCTTGTCCAGGTCAATATCTGTCATTTCGTCCGTCCAGTCTCAAAAAATGCGGCACCATTCCACAACCACTCACGACGCCCCTCCCCACGCTCCGTTACCAGGTAATAGCCAATGGGCACTGTGGTGATGACTTTGAAATACTCCTCTACAGCCAACTGGGGGGATTCGGCATGTGAAGCGATTCCTGACAGAAGCCCATCGCCACCAATCTCGATGTTTGCCGACACGTACCACATGTGGGTGTACTGACTGTATCGGACGGAAGCATCGTTGTCAAGACTCTTGATCTGCAACATCATTGCGTCTAGGTGCCTCATTGCATGGCCTTTCTGATCTTTCCCAAAACTCCCCACTCAAGGTCAACATTCAGGCCCTCGTCCTCAGCGAAAGCAATCACCCTTTCAAGGCCTCGGACCTCCTCATACGTAATTCTAACGTTGACGGCGTAGGATGAGGTGTCGCCCTCGACCTCTTCGCACCAATCAGCGTCCAGAATGTACCCTGGCCTCGGGCCGTCCAAAATGACAAGGTCGTCGTTCACCTCGACAACCGTACCGCGCGGGTAGTTGTGAGAGGAGATTCCAGTCACCGACTGACCCTCCGTGATTCGCACCTTCATGTGTTGCCTTTCCTTGTTCGTGGTCACAGTGTACCACAGATCTGGATCGCGCACGCGCGATTAGCTCCGGTTGCTCGGATTCATTCAATCACATTGATTCCTTCATCGCCACTCCAAATCTATCGATTGTACAATGACAAGTTCGATGCAACCGTCCACTTCGATCTCCAACACGACGTTCCCGTTGTCATCCACCAGGCCCCTCTCGGCGCTCTCCACCTCGACATCTGTAAGAAACACATCAACGGTCTCTTCATTCAGAATTTTCCGCCCGTAGATGAACTCCCCCGGATGGTAGTTCCTGACCTTCGCTATTCCCGCGCTCATACTCCCTCCCCAAGGTAGCCACTCTTGCGCAATTCGCACTTCAACTCCTCGGGGAAACCGTCCGGGTAGTAGAAGTCCAAAATCTTGCCAATGAAACCCCAACATGAACCATCTTCGACTTCCTCCCAGTTTTTGCACTCTCCGCAAGAACAAGATGGGACAAGACGCTCTATAACGTACCCGTAGCAGTAACCGCTGGCCCACGTATTGTACTCTTCAACCTCTGCAAGAAGTTGCGCCTCAAGGCTCTCTACCGGCGCGCCCGTGTACTCCACGGTTTCCGTTGTAGTGAAAATCCACCCGACATAACGGTTCTCCAAAATGTCCTGGTCGGACGCAATGAGATACCCGCCATCGTAATACCGTGGCTTCAGGGGCAAACATACCCAACGTTCGTCTTTGTCCTGCCAGTTGTACCATGACTCGAACTCTTCAATGTCGTGCCAGGAGTTTGCCTGTCCATCTGGTGAAGAGTAGCCATGCCACCAAGTGACCATTATGCCAACGTTAATCCACTCTCGCGGACTCGGGCAGTCTTCGTCCTGCAAGATTTTGACCCTCCAGTCGCCATGCACGAAAGTGTCGTGAACGTAACTCATGCCAACTCCAATTCAGTCTCGTCAAACCATGGTGCGGACCCCAGTTCGCCGTCGAACAGGTCTTCCACATTTACCTGAACGTCCCACGTGTCCGCGTCACTAACATAGAATGACACGCTAGGTACAATGTGCCCATCCTTAACGGGAAGAACGTCGCACACGGTTCCATGTCTTCCCACCCAATAAGGGTCGCTGTCCCTGCCATCCATGTGGATGACGACTTCGTCACCGATCTTGAACCTACTCACTTTGCATCCTCTCGCTTGTGCAAACAGTGTACCACGGTGGCGGATCGCGCGTGCGCGATCTGAGCTCAGTCCGCTGATTCGATCAAGGGCGCGCCACAAATGGTACAGTCAACGTAGTCCGCTTCATCCTTGAAGATGGGTGGACTACAGTGTTTGAACGGCTCCGCCCAAGGGTTAAGGGCCACACACGCAAGGCAAAAGATTTCACCATTGCATGTGTAGCCCACTACCTCGCTCATCTCTACATGCCCCGCAGTCTCTTGAGGATGCCCCTGGAGTTTTTGGTGACGGTCGCCGGGTACAACTTGGAGGTATGCGCCACGAAAGTCGCACCGATGGGGACGCCGGACGCGCCAAGGTATCCGACCACCCACGTCAACAGGTCCTCTGCCTGGTCCTTGGCCTTTTCAAAGGCCTGTCGGCCACCCTCCCCCAGGTCGGATGTCTTGATGACCAATAAGCCGGTTGCATCACCATACAAACCGTCACGGTCAATGTAGACCAATTCCTCCGTTGCCATTGATTTCTTACCTACCTCCGGTAGTGGAACGTCTCGACCCGCCAACTTGGCGAATTGCATGTACTCCCGTCGCTCGTCGGGCGACATGTTGCTTAACGACGGGTGGTCTTCCATACCCATTATCTTTCCTCCATCTTGATCATAGAACCTATCCATTGACATCGTAGTCGGCCAACTCCAACTCACTGACACGGTCGAGCCACTTTTCCACGCGCCGTGGGTCGTCACTCCAAAAGTCTAGCGCCTTTGAAAGAAGTCCAGCCTCCAAGTAGCCCAGTGTACCCTCAGAGTAGTCGTACAACCTCCCACCGATGTTCTCTTCGCTCCAACCAACCAGGTCGCGGAACAGATTGAACGGGCTGGTGGACATGTCGTAGTTCAAACCCCACGTGTAGAACTCGGAAAGAGAATCGTGGAGGATGCGGTCAACTGGGTACGCGTCCTCGGCACCGTTCTCAAGCCAATGCCACAGGTTCTCCTTTTGCTCCTCGGTCCCCAACTGGTCCTCCCCGTAATTTCCGGTAATGTGCCGGTCCAATGCGTCACTGTCAATCTTCAAGAATTCGCTCATCTGTTGTCCTTAAACCCAACGTCCTCAATCAAAATCTCTCGGATTGCCACCAACGAATCGTACATGTCGTCACCCTCCCATACCTCCGACCTCGATGACGGAAGAGCGAAAGCGATGTCCACAATGACCCTTTCTAGGTAGTCCACCTTATCACACAAACCGCGCACCGTGTTGATGATCTGATGACCAATCATGTCGCCGGGAGCATATCCACCACCGGCATATGAACCATCCTCACGCTCCTCAGCAAACCGGTAGACCGACCGTACCGATTGAGTGCTGATACCCAAGAAACGGTCCTTGGTGAACGGCTCATTGCTCCTAACGCGCCTTTCGCTCATACACCCTCCTCTAGAATTTGAACGATCTTCGTAATGGCGTCGATGGGGTCGTAGTTTGCCTGGTAGATTTCTTCACGGATTTCCTCCTCGGTTGTCCCCGATGGCAACAATCCATAGATGGCATTCAAGCGCTCGCAGGCGTCCTTGTAGTTGGACTCAAGTTGCGCAATCTGTGCCTCCATGACATTCACATCGTGTTCAGTCATTTGTTTCCCTCGCTTTCGTTTTCAAGTATAGCACTGAAGTGCATCACGCACGCGCGATTAGCTCCCCTTTCGGGGATTCGACTACAAACGGCTCGCCCCAATCGAACCGACATTGGCCCACTGAGAGTGACTGCGCCTGTGGGCCATGCTCCCCTCGTACTGGACCGTCCCACTCTCCTCGTCGTCAAAGGCGTAGCGAACCGCCATGCTACGCGCCTCCTCCTGTGCCCTTGCTCTCTCTGCCCTTGTCACTGCACAACCTCCTTTGCAAATATGTGAAACACCAATGAACCTCGAAACAACAAAACGGTTCCCACGTAATTTCCAATGCTCCCTTCCTCGTGGCCGGTCCCACCAGTTGGAATGATCGTGAACTCAACCTCAGAGCGGTGGGTAGTTTGCGCCTCGACCGAGTGCTCAACCCACACGCATATTTCCTCCGCCTGCGCACCAACAGAGAGTATCTTGTAGCCAACCGGAAATTCGTATGAGGCACCTCCGGCCCCAACCGCGTACTTGTAGATCACGTTCATCACGTTCCCCTGCTCCCTCTCTCTGACACTGGGGTCCAGTTGTCCTTTGCCCAAGCGTGTTGAGTCTCGAAATGGTAGCGATTCGCAGGGTCGTTCACAACCATGCGTGTTACGACTGGAGGGTCACCCTCTCGACAGTACCCACACGTGAACGTCCGTGGCAACTTCCCCTTCATGCTCTTAGGTGTTTTCTTCGCCATGGTGCCGTGCCCCGGATTCGAACCGAGCCTCATCGTACATAAGACGATGTGTACTTGCCTAAGTGGGTATCTGGGCCACTTGTCATACGCACACGGCTATCCCTCCAAACTTCTTAAGCAATTCTTTGGGACGCCTATATTGTAGCACAGATTCCAATCGCGCGCTCGCGATGTGCAAAATTTCCGGTGATTCGATCAAGATCCTCTTGACTTTTTAGCTGCCCTATGTTACAATGTTGTAGTTACAACAAAGGGGTTGCACTCCCTGGGGGAGTGGCGGGCGGGTTTCTCCTTCGTTTACCGTCCGCCACTGCACCCGCACACGTGATTCGATCTGGCACATGATTCGACCTCAAACGACGAAGCCCCGCCTTTCGGCGGGGACTTCTTGTATACGCGCACACTATGACATGCGGCGATTTAGGGCTATGATTCAATCATGAAGCGCTAGCGCAGTTTCAGAGACTCTGAATTGCAACTCTCCAGACAAAATTGCATCAAAAATGAATCTTGCTAGATCCTCGGAGTCAACAAACCTCTTTGCCTCGTACATCGCTAGAGCAAGTTTCTTGTCGCCCTCAGGGTACTCGACTAGCGGCGCTCTGAAGTTGGCCAAAAGGTCATTACACATAAGAATTGCCTTGACCATTTCGTCGCGCATCCTTTCGTATTCAGGTAGTTCCCCCCCGTCCCCGGAAAGAAAACGGAAACGTTCAGTCCAAAAGTCTAGCTCCTCCTGCGTGTTACAGAATCTTCGTACACCAACCTCTACAGGCTTTTCAAAAACCTTCACTGCACTTCCTCTTCCCACAAGTGATGCAGTTTGTGTGCAGGCTGCCACCCACTACCCTCGAAATACACATCGTCGCCTTGCACATCTCGAACGACCTCGTAGCGTCTGTGGGCCTTGGGGCTGATTGGTGTTCGGGCTGTGTCCCAGTAAACTTCGTCGCCGGGCAAAAACCTACCGACCTCAGGTAAACGTTGCAGCACAGGGGGATCGAGATTGACAAGAATCTTTTTCGTGACCACTTCTTCGATTGTGACGACTTTGGCCAATTCGTGGTACCAATACCACGAATTTGTCCATGGCCCGGAGAAAACCTTGATCCCAACACCAGGGACGATCTCTACGGCGCTGACTGTGTGTTCTGCTCCATAGCCGTTGCCTAAACGCGCGCAAAATGTATCACCAACCTGCAACTCCAGTTCGCCCTCTGTCACTAGGCGTGTTCGTTGATTCACCATATTGATATTAGGTCCTCCTCCTCGGCCACGAACAACGTTCCTGACTCGTCCTCAATCGTGTATAAGCGTCTACCTAGCTCTGTGTGGCTCCTTCTTACAGTTCCAATGCGCCCCGCGCTACAGGTCATGACCCTGTCACCCTCTTCGTAAAGAGCGTCCTCACCGTCCAAAAAGCCGACGCTCATAGGTACGACCATCCCTTACGCCACTGACGCCAAAGGCGTCTCCACGGCCAGTCAAAGTTGCCCCATGCCATCACATTTCTCCATCCCTACTTAAAGGGAACAGCAAGCATCCCAAGCAGTATGTCAACCCAGCAATGAACCACGTAGAGACGAACTGTACGTAATCCAGTGAGAAAACAAGCGCAAAAATAGCAGATACGAAGCCCAAGACCATCAAAACCACTAGATTGAACCGAAGTTCTTGGTCACGCGTCATACAGACCTACTGCTACCGACGTTGCACCAAATTGTAGGTGGAATATATGGCGCCGGAAACGTCTGGTCAGGGTATTGCCTATATGGAGCTGGCTTCACCCAAGGGTCGATGGTGAAGGGAGGAGGCTTTCCCTCCAAGTCACGAACGCGCTTGCGCAGACCAACCATCTCTCCGCGCAACTCGTCTACCTGCCGCTGCAACTCGTCTGTCTTCTTTCCCATCGCCGCCCTCCTACGAACCAGTCAGAATCGCCGGGACAAACCCCCACAACCACGCTGTGGTGAATCCCATCCATGCGTGTCCGGTAGCGCCCATGATGATCATGATCCAAAAGCCCCACCACGCTGCACCAAGCGCAAGCCATGAAAGTGCCAAGAGAAGAATCAGCAAAATCCCAACTGCACCACCGCCAGCATACATCGTCACTTTCGTCAACGTCTTAGCCAACGTCTTGAACATTGGTCCTCCTTTTGTCTTTTCACCATTGTAGCATAGTCGCCCCAACATGTCAAGGCACTATGAAAGGAATTGTGTGGCCCTCTCGCCTTCCAACTCAAGCTTAAGGCTTTCCAGCGCTACTGCCCCGCCACGGAAGAAGAACTCGTCGTCACGTTGTGTCTCGTCCGCCATGTCCAGTAGTTCCCTTGGGCTGTGCATCTGACGCCACGTTAGGATGTGGCTCTCCACCATGGCGATGACGTTTGTGTAGGCAATGTCCATCAGGGTAGAGTCAACCTCCGGCACCAATTGGTCAAAGTCAACTAACATCATTCACGACATCCGTTTCTTCGATCTGCTCCGTCACCTGGTCAACGATTGCGTTGTTCACTGCCACGACAGACTCTTGAACGTCGGCATCCAATCCCCCTAAGAACCCGTGAGAAAAGTGCAGGGCCTCCATAATGATCTTGATTTGTTCCCCAGAGAGCAACAAGTTGAAGCTTTGACTCTCAAGGTCTAGTGTCTCGTCTATCACTATGATCCGCCTTCCCGGAAATGTCGATTAGGGAAGTCCACTCCCTTGACCTTTGCAACGATGCGATTTCCACGGCGGTCCAGAATTCCGGATGCAGGTACGGCCACTATCCCCTCAGCCTCGCCGTAGGCTGGCCAATGAGATATAAGAGTCCCATTCGAGACGATTGAGATGGCGTCACGCAAAGTTTTGATGTTCTCGTAGATCGGTACTCGTTTAAGTCCAAGAGCAAGGGATATGCTTGTGACTGCCTCCTCTACGAGCCACATGTGTCCAATTCGGATGTCGAAGACGATGAAGTCCACTGGGCCATAGTCTTCACCCTTTTGGATTCCTGAACCGTATCCCTCGCCGTAGATCGTTACACCCGTTTCTAGCGCGCCGTGGTCAAAGATTTCTGTAAAAGCCTTAGTGGCGACCTCGTCGTTAAAAAGATAGTTCAAACGTGTAAGTAATGGCTTCGGGATGGCTGACTTGTCTGTGCGTCCATCAAGTTTGATGCGCTGGATTGACACTCCCTCGCCTCTGTCTTCTTGTGACAAGTGCACACGGATATTGGTCCCGTCGATTTTCTCCCTGCAAATCCAATGAAGGTCTTGAAGCTCTTCGAAGTTAGGGTCAGCCCATTCGCCGGTGAACTGGCCCTTTCCCGGTCCTTCCGCCACCCTCTTTTGGATAGAGTTGATTTTGTGATAAACCAAAGACCCCATTAGTCCTCTTCCCTTTCCAGGATTCTCTGCCACGACTCACACCACGCCTCTGAATCACTGCTCTCGTCTCCGTGAAAGACCACGTAGTCAGCATTCCATATGGAGTCTCCCTTAATGAACAGGGCGACACCAGGCTCTACGAGTGGGCTGTACTTCACGTGGAATCCGTACAACTCCGTTATTGCAGGGCTCGGTGCCCCTGGGGAAACCATGCTTTTTCTCATCAAAGTCTGGTACGTGAGCGAATCAGCAATCCCCCACAAAATCAGAAAGATGACTATGAGCAGAACCCAAAGTAGATAGATCATCGTTTGCGGGCTCTCCTAGCTTCCTTGTTCTTCTTGCGGCGCTTTATCTTCCGCGACAGTCGCGTTGTCTTCGTGTGGGTGGTGCCGTCCTCGCGATGTTCGTGAGGATTCAAGTGAAACCTGATTTGCAATTCTGGTCTTGTCACTACTCCTCTTTCAAGATAGCGCGAATGTGGTCAGCGTCGATGTACACGTATTCCGTTCCCTCGATTTTCACACCATGAGCATGGAGCTTGTCGAAGTTCACCACATCACCAACGTTCACCGGGTTAGGGATTAGCCGCCCTCTGTCGTCAACCTTCCCCGGTCCAGCTGCTACGACTGTCCCCTCAGATGGCAACGGGCCTCCCCGTGGGATAACCAACCCCGACTCCATGACCTTGTCCTCTTTGTCGTCTAGCGTCAAAAAGACGTAATTGTTCTTTGCGTCGAAGGCCATTAGTCGTGGTCATACGATTCGACTAGGAACTTGTCTGGAGTAGCAATCACCTTAGCGTGGTCACCGAAGATACGCCCAAGCTCGACAGTGTGTCGTCCACTGTTCAGTACGTCCTCAAATGACTTAACAAGAGCGCCCGTAACCGGGTCCTCCCCCTCAATGCGGTCATACGATCTAGTTTCACGATTCCACTTATCGCCTCCAAGGATTCTCTGGTATTTCTCCTCGTACGAAGAGAGGTAACCGTCTTCGTAGTCTCCACCATCATCGTAGTCGTCCAGGTCCGCGAAGCGGAAGTACGGCTCGTGAATCGTGAAGACGCACGGCTCCCCATCGTTGAAGTACGGCGTGTACTGTGCCCACTTTACGGCCTTGATAACACCGGTTGTGAAAACACCCCTAAGAGCGTCAACGAAATACTCAATGGGGTCCTGGTCAACTACCCCATGCGTGGGCATGATATAGCCTTCGATGGGGATTCCACCTAGTTCAGACATTTGCTTCCTCCTGTGGTATAGTTTTCAATTGGTCCCATCCCAATTCCTTTGTTTTCATTCCTCCGAACCATTCCTGAATCGGCATCGCTTTCAGATAGTCTGCCGGTGAAGGCAACCACCCTAGATCCTCAATGATGTGGCGCTCGGCTATGATCCTTACCGGCACCTGTCTTCCGCCACCCAGGGTGACAGTCCTACCAAAAACCTTTTGGCACAACCAAACACCCTCGGTGTGGTGATACAAACTCCTGTGCCTAACATCACCCAAAGACACCTTAGACGAGTCAATGAACTCTTCGATCTCGATGTAATCATCTGGCGTACCTCCCCATTTCTTGGAGGCCGACACGGCGTGGTACCAACTGTTCACTGCTTGTTACCCTTGAACACCGGGGTGAACATGATTACTGCAACGAAAAAGACTAGGGAGAGGGACGCTGCCCAGATAGAGCCTGGATGATGAAAGCGAATTCCCCACTGAATATTTGAGCCGTCAATGGCCGAGAACATCAAGATCATGAGTGCAATAAATCTGCGCATTAGCCCTGTTCTCCATTACCCCAGGAAATGAACGTCCCGTAACCGTCATCATAGTGACCGTGAATTTTCTCGAACTCGTCAAAGGAGTCGAACACCGACACAGACTTTACGGTAGTGTTCCAGGAAACAATGGTTCTGCCGTTAGGAAACACGGCACCATAGTACTGTGGCTCTCTGGGATCGTTCATCTGGTCCGACGTGTGCGTATCACTGATGTCGCCGGTGCGGTACCCGGTGAATGTCTTTACCTTTTCACCCTCGAATACCAAGTATCCATCACTAACTACGTGATAGTTGCCTGAATCATGGTCAAGGGTTACCCCTACGAGATTCCCCCCCTCCAAACCAGAAAATTGAGATTTTACGACGGTGCCGTGCTTTCCAAGAAGGTCTGCATTTGCACCCCCACCGATAAGGACTACCCTGTCACCCTCTCGGAACTCGCCAGCAGTACAAAGTTCAATCTCGTCGTCCAGAAAACTCATGACCTCGATGTGGCGAAGATCAGGATTATCAAAAAGGACCTGTGTATAGTTAAAGGTTAACCGCGTCACCACCCCTTCAGCCCCGACCGGGCCGTATGGAACGTTTGGTGTGGTTCTAACTCGGTCTCCCACCTTGAACCGGCTCTTCATTTAGCATATCCTCCAGGCTGTTAGCCATGTGTATAGAAAGCAGCCACGAGTCAGTTGACCCATCTGCCACCGCATCAATCAATACACCGAGTGTATCACCTTTTTGCCTTGCTGTCAAGAGGATCTTATCGATCTTTTCTTGCATGTCAGCTTGCACCCCGGTGCGTAAGGCGTCGATGACCTGTTGAACGCTCAACTCTGCTTCCATGTTACCATCCTGTCGGGTTGCAGTAAACACCAGTCGGTTGATCTGGTATAGGGTAATGACCTTGAATTTTTGAAGCTATGAATGCCTGTTCAATTGGCGTGGCGTGAGCGCCATCGTAAGCGAACCTTAGTCCTCCATAGGCTACCCAATTGGAGCGCGTGATGCCTAGGGCACCGGAATACGACGGACCTTCCATGGTCCAGTTGTCGTGTGTTTCACACCACCCGACCCAAGCCCAGGCCTTGAACTCCCACAAAGGCATGAGGGGTTTGGTGGCAGCTACTGGCTTTAATGGTGTGTGGTGTGCAGCCAGATGAATCACTGGCTTATGATGTAGAGTTGACGCACCGGATGTTGTCGGAACGGCAAAGATTGATAGGGAAAGAATTACTGCTACAAGTAGGGGTCGGATCTTTTGAATCACGTTGCTCCTTTGGTCAGCGAATGTTACGTGGCAAGTGTTGTCTTCACTCAGCCTCCTCCAATTACAATGTGTTGTTCACAGTTTAGCATACTTTTAGCGAGAGTCAAGTCTCTTAGTGGCGTTTTCCCCCTGATCAGACTAGGCTGTGCATAACTTTTATGCAGGAAAGGTGGCAATCATGACCAGCATAAAGGTTAATAGCGCGATTACTCCAGCCGTCGAACCAAGGTGCGACGAAGTTGCACCCGTCGTCCAAATACAAGAAATCCAAAGTCCCAGTGCTGAAATCCCTGTCACGATAGCAGCCACAGAACACCACACCATTCGAACGTTATTTTTCACTTAAAGTCCTTTCTTCATCAGTTTCCGTATCCATTCATTGGGCCATCTAACATGGCGTGTAGGTACTCTAGTGCGCTGTCGGCGTCAAATACGATACCGTCGAGCTGGGCCTCATAGGCATTGTCTAGAATGTGTTTGAACTCTGGTCCGGGGAATAGGCCCATCTCAATCAGCATATCTCCAGTCGCCAGTCTTTTAGGGCCACCTACCGGAACGTCAGTTTTCTTAACCATGGCCTCGAATTCGTCAATCTTTGCAAAAGAGTCAGCAGGATCGATGGGGGGTCTTCCGGCAACGTCTGCCCTTGAGACGATGGTAAGAAGGTCAATCCTATCAACTCTCGTTGAAAGTCTCCGTATCCCGCGCGCGGAAAAGTTCTCTACGTGGAGGGGGTACAGGTGGTTCTCCACAATCGGGACGACATTCTTGGCTAGTTCGTACTGACGCATACTATGCAGGAGTTTCTCAGTGGGTTCTGCACCCGCCTCTTCGTGCCCCCGCGCCCGAATTTTGCCGTCCACAAACTCTGTGGTCGAGACCTTGCCGAAGTCGTGGCACAGGACGGACAAGGCCACGACCAGATCGTCTTCCTTGTCACCAGTTTTCAGGTTCTTCGCCCAGTAGTCAAGGGCGTGCATAGTGTGTTCGAACACATCCCCTTCGGGGTGCCATCCAGGGTCCTGATCGACGCCAATCAAGGCCTCTACCCCTGGGAAGACGTACAGCCATCCACAGCGGTTGAGCTCTCTAAAGAACCTGCTTGGCTTGATGGACTGAAGGAGCGCCTTCTCCATCTCCATCCAGATTCTCTCAAAAGGAAGCTCTGGAGCCAGATTGTTCATGTCTTCACATGCTTGTGCGGTAGGGGCGCTTACCACAAAATCGTATCTGGCCGCGAATCGGGCGGCACGGAGAACGCGCAAGGGGTCTTCGAAGAAAGCCTCTGAGGTGTGCTGGATGAATTGAGTGTCTATATCCCGCCTGCCGCCGTAAGGGTCAACGATTACATTCGTCAAGGGGTCATAGCCCATTGCGTTCATTGTGAAATCACGTCTTCGCGCGGCGTCCTCAAATGACATATGAGGGTCACCGATAACGTCGAAGTTTTTGTGACCAACGCCAGTTGACTTCTCGCGGCGCGGGATGGAAATGTCGATTGGGAGTCCCTTGATCTTTAGAACACAGAACTGTTCTCCGACCTCGTCATAAGCGAAACCGGCATGGGTTAACAAATGCTTGATCTCCCCCCACTCTAAACCAAAAATCTCCAGGTCGATGTCGGAGGCGTTATCGAAGACGCCCGCCCCCCCGTACATCACAAAATCACGAACTGCGCCACCAACTATGAGGGCGCTCCCGCCCATGTATCTGACGATCTCGACAATCTTTGTCACTGATTCCTCCAAGTTATCCGTCGAGCTCATCTGGGTCCTCACCTTGGTGGATCTCATCATCCAAAAAATCGTCTATTGCTTCAAGCCACGCTTCTTCTAGCAACTGCTCTTGCCAATCTGAATATCCATAGTCAGCCTCTGGCTCAACGTCATCAAAAATCACGAGTCAACACCTACTTCACAGCCAGTTTCTGGGTCAACTTCGAATATGTCGTCCATTATCACTTGGTCGCTATCGTATCTTCCTTCAAGAAGGGCTTCACACGCCTCTGCTACCGCAGTGAGCGCGTCGTCAGCGGTCACCTCAAATTCGACGTAGAATTTCGCTCTCCAGCTTTTCGTCATCTCTCTCCTTTGTCGGTGTCGGGCTGAGGAGACGGGGCAAACAGAGAGCGCCGTTCAAGAGCGTTCTCGAATTTTTCACCCAGCCATTCCCAGTCGCCCGCTTCAAACGCGCTGAAGTACCGGGTCGTGTCCACCGACAAATACGACGCCGACATTTCGGCGAAAGTCTCTTCATCGATAACTTCTCCTAGATTCAAGAGAACGTCGATTACCCGCTCGGCTCGTTCGGCACGCTCACGGAGGGCGACGAGTTCCTTTCCCGCCGCGTAAGGGTCTTTCGCTTCGTAGAATTGTCCGTCGCTCATTCCGCCTCCTTCCTAATGGCGTCGCGCAACGCGAGCGCCCCGGCCCGTCGAATCCCAATATCACGTGTAATGAAATACGCATCGGGGTTCAGCGGACCTGGTTTCTTAAACAATTCCCCAATCAACTCATCAAGTCTCTCGCGGGACAGGAGAGCCTCTAAGTGGGCGAGACGGGCGACCATCTCGTCCCACTTCTCCGACCACTCGTTCTCCTCTTCGTTGAGACGCTCGATCTCCGCTCGCAGGCTGTCGGCTCGTAGAACGTGCTCTCGGTTCTCGGCCTCTACTGAGGCGAGACGGGTCAGGAGGTAGGGGATGTCGTCACGGGAGTGGGCGATGAAGTCGGCGTTTTCTGGAGAAATGTATTCGTCGTCAACAACCAAGGCAGGACCCGGACCTCGCCAACCTGTCTTGTTGGCGTTCCAAATAAACGTCTCGCCAACCTCGCATTCTGAAACCCACGGCCCCGGCGTTGCCTTGTCCACTCGCTCTTTGATTTCTTCTATTCGGTCACTCATTTTTGTCCCCTTTCTTCCATAATTCGGGGGGTTTTGCAGAATTGTTCTGGTGTAATCCTCTGTGGCCTTCGGAATGCTGACATCTGTAGTAATCAGTTCCCCACGGACCAGAATCTTTGTATTTCAATGATTTACATCTATTCTTTTCGTCACGCACCTTCCCCGCTCCTTTCAGTAGAGAAGGAACGGACGATGGCGAGGGCGCGGTCCGTCACCCCGTTTACAACATCGGTCAAAACTTGGTCAATTTTGTCATCTTCGGGAAGGGGGTCGATTCGCATTAACGCTAGCGCCTCTTCCACCTTCGCCAGTACCTCGCCAACTACGTCGCGACCATCGAGTACGTCCTGGAGACGTTGGGCGAGGGCCATCATCTCGTTTTCAGTCCCCGACTTAGCGACGGGTTCGCAACCGTAATTCAACCGCCAGTCGTCGCCGTATCCATTCTTCCAAAGACGCCATAACCCCGCTTGGCGCGGTGCGGGCATTTTGTCGTTTCTCCATTCCAGCATCACTCACCCCCTGAAGTAAGGGGCTCGCCGCACAGGGGGCAGAAGTTCCACCCGTAGGGGTTATCTTCGTGAACGATGTGAGTGCACTTCGCCGGTAGGAGGGAGAGGGACGATTCATGCCACAACCCTGTGAAGCCTTCTAGTTCGTAGCGTTGAATTACCCCGACGATTCTCGTCCCCCCGAGCAGACTGGACACCTTCACCCGGTCTCCCACGGAGAACTTCGGCACAATCGCCCGCTCTAGTTGGGCCTTGAGGTCGTCAATCTCTGACTGGGCTTCGGCGCGGGCGTCCTCGGCGTGCTGGTCGGCGTAGCGTTCGAGAAGTTCTCTAAAACTCGTTGGGGCAAGCACTCCGGCTCTCGCGGAAATCCGTATGTCCTCCATCGTCACTCTCTCAGTCATCAGTTCTCTCCTTGGGCCGCGACCATGAATTTGTTTATGTCAGACAGAGGGTACTTTTCACGACTCTGATCCATCAGGTGCTTGTTAAGTCGGTCCCAATCCCCATCTGAATCCAAGGGGGCAAGGGAATCTACCGATTGGAAATCCTCAAAAGGAGACGGGCAAGAACACCCGCTGTCTGAAGCCCAGTATTTCTTCCCTGTGGCGATGTCGCGCCACACGACGGTTAGGTCGAACGAGTAGCAAGCCCACCTGTCGTCAATCTTCGCCACTACTTCCAATCCGAATTCTTCCGGGTGGTAGTAAATGTTTCTCATCAGTTCTCTCCTTGGGTGTTGATGCGCTTGTCGGGCTCTGCGAAGTGATCGTGTTCAGAGAGGGTGTGGTAGCAGTCGTGTTCCCACTGTTCATCGTGGAGGGGGTAGATGGGGCAGCGACAGTGTCGGCAATTCATCAGAGGCGCCTCGCTGTCATGTGCCTGCAAAACGCTAAACATTGCTTTGAACTCGGTGGGGTTAAACCACCCACCACAACAGTCCTGTGTCTCTGCGTACACCCATCCTACAGGAATCTCTCGAAGGACGCGGCTACACCAGAAAACGGGATCACCCCAAAACTCCGCGAACTCCTCTGGATTATTAGAATGCGTCAGAGAGTGGCCGTATGCACCGTGGGTGCACCTAATGTCAGTAATCGCTATTTCGCTCATTCCATCTCCCTACCCGGCTGTGCCTTCGTGCCATTTCCGTTCCTGCACCACACGTCAGCGTAATAAGGATGAAACCAATCACCGGGCTTGGGCATCTCTACGCTGTAGTTGTGGTTCCACAGAAATGGGTCGAACCAGTCACCGTCGTTGGTTACTTCGTCTTCGCAATTTGCGCAACAAATCCACTTTGCCATTAGATACATCCATTGTCTGGTTGCGGGCGTTCCATAATGGCGGCAGCAACCGCTAGGTTGGACTCGGCCACCGCTAACGTTGCAAGCACCTGCGCCAACTCATAGCGCTTAGTCAACGCTGTCTCTGCTCGGTCTATAGCATGTCGAGACTTGTCCATTTGCTTGAAGTAAGTGTCCATATGTCCATTGTACACCTTTCTCCGTCCGGTGTCAACACCATTCTCTGAACTTTTGTTCACGTGTGGAATTCTGTTTTTTTTCGGTTTTGAAATTGGCTATTTTCAGGAATTTTGCTGTTTCATCAGGGTATTCATCACAGTATTGACAACCGGTTCTTACTGTGCTAAACTGATGGAAAGAAAGGTTCTAAATGGCTCTACTGACGAAAGACGAAATCGATGCGCTAGTTACGGTTGCGTGGGACACGGGACAGCACAATGTCTTGATGCTCGACTTCGCAGCTTCTGAGGTTGACCATCCAGCAGTCAGCTGGCAGTTCATGACGCAAAACCAGCTAGGCGAGTGGCTCATCAACATGAATCGAGAAGCCTATTATGCGGAGGGCAACGAACTACCACTGCGCAAAGCCTACTCGTGGGATCGAAATGATTCTCTGGAGTCCCCCCTACAGTTGATCAAGTTGGTTGGCCACTACATCTACAATTCTGTGTGCCCCTCATGGTTTTTTTCATCGCAGAAGATTTTCTGTGACGGCATGGTCAACTTTGCAGTTCAGCAACTAGACGGATACGAGGAAGCATAATGGCAGTCGAGAAGCAGCGCACACGTGTTTGGGTTTGCCCCAAGTGCAACCACCGCGAGCGTCAGCCCAGTGGGGTGCAGGCAGTGTCACACAACTGTCCCATGGCGAAGGTGGGAAACAAGGTTGTGGAACTGAAGCTTGTAGGTTAGTCTACAACCTCGCCATCAACTACGTTGGCAGCCCACGACGGGGACAGGCTGTCGCCAAGGTCAATCATCGCTTCCGAGAACATGCGACGAGCGAGATTGACCTGCTTTTCCTTTAGATCCATCTCTTGGCTCATGATGATGTTGAAGAACGCCTGCGAGATGAGCAGGGCCTGTTGCTCTTCGAGTGCGACAACTCTCTTGTGCAGATCGTGCTTTAGCAGGAACTCTAAGCTCCGCTGAAGACGTTCGTGCGCTCGCTCCATGAGCTCAATCATCGCGCGTACGCGCTCGACACCAGTCTGGTCGAACTGCGTCCACATCCCGTCCAGCTCATCCATTTTCTCTTCAATGATGAGCGACCATCTCTTAACCTTGGCGGCAAGCTTGAAAGCTTCTAGCTCCGGTGGACCAATCGGGTCTGCTTCTTCTAGGTCTTGTGAGAGCAGCGCTAGCTCTTTACGTACGGTTTTGCGCATGGCACCACGCACCTGGGTTGGCGTAGAACCGCCATGGAACTTGCAGCGATCCACTCCGGGATGAGACGTTCCGTAGCCAGACGACTTCCCACAGTACCTGATAATTCCAAGGGAGTCAAGGTCCCGGTTGCGCATCTTGGCACTGCAGTTACCCTCCTCGGGCTCAAAGGTACCGGGCATCTTTCTGCCAGGGTGTGCTGAGTCCCAAAGTTCGGCCTGACTTCTCTCGTCCTCAGACATTGCTACTGCAACTGCTTTGCTCTTCGCCATTTCATCTCTCTCATTCTCTTAGCACTGCGCTCACGGTTTATGTAAACGCTTACGGCCTGTAACGGTTTTTCATATCCAAGAAGCGGCGGAGTAGATATGTTGGAGGCCTTGCGCACGAGCTTTCTGTCATCCTCATTCAGACCACCCCAGATGCCGTAAGACTCGTGGCGTACGCCATACCACAGGCACGCTTCCCTCACAACACATCGACCACACATTGCCATTGTCACTGGGTCTTTCTTGGAGTTGAACTTGAAGTTCTTGTAATCTCCACGGCATTCACCGCGATCCTGCCCTTCAAATAACTCTCTAATCAATCGCTACACCTTTCATGGACAGCACTTTCACAGGGCCAACCGCCCAGACGTGATGTTTTACAGCCGCATTAGCTGCGGCACGGACCTTGGTGGAGGCGTCTACGTCGTCATCATCCATTGCGCACAGTGCTCCAAGGGCTGGGGCGCTGGCCGCACCGATGGCCATGTAATTACCATCAATTCGTGACAGTGAGAAGTCATCGCCAATGTAGAAAATTTCATTCTCCATCACGACCAGAACATTCCAGTCACCGGTCGCCTCTCCCTTTCGCATGAACTCCACTATGGATTTGGGGTCACCAGACATTGACAATTCGGCAAGTTCGCACGCGCGACTGCCACCGGCTGCACCAATGAGCGAGTCGTCACGCTTCCACACTTTTGTGCCTTTGGTCTTAAATGTAACACCGTTCTCGCCCGACTCGAATACGCCAGAATCAGACGCTATGGCCCATTGGCCACCCTTGGTGTAGCCAGCTATGACAGTCATTGTCGCCTCCCCGCACTCTCTGGGACTCCGTCATCCCACACACCGTTCACTAGCCACTCTCTGTCCCGCAAGATTTTGTTAGGCCACTGGATTCCCGCCAGTCTGTCACCACGGAACGTACTAACGCGCAGCAGGGTTGGATCGTCCTTGTCTGGAGTCAAGCTTTTGCCAGACTCAGGCCAGCTCATCCACCTTTGTGAACCGAACGGCGTCATATCTCGCTGCCCCTGGTGACCCTTGGCAGCATGGTGTTCGAGCATCAAAGCAAAGCCGTATCGAACACGCAACTGGTCCAACTCGTACATTGCCGCGTCGGCTGACTCCTCGTACGACTCGCCGCCCTTGCGCTGGTACATCTTGATGACGGGGCCAATGCAGACCAAGTCTGGCTTGTGAGCATCTATCTCTCGGCGCAGGTCAGCCTTGTCCTTAGCTCGGCGCAGGTCTATCCCACCTGGGCGTCGAAACACCTTGAAGCGTGTTGGGTCATAATCTTCCTGTGACCAGGGGCGCAAAAACTTCATGAACTTCAAACCAGTTTCGACTATGGCCTCTTTCGGATTCTCAAGGTCAACAACAAGGACACGGACTGGATTGATGGGTCTGTGCGAAAATGGATGGAGCCCCTGCGATGCAGAAATACCGATGGCACGCAACACCGTTGACTTACCACTACCCTCTGGTGCCACAATGATTGTGCGCCATCCACGGTTAAGCATTCCCGGAATGACCACATCCTCAACATCCGACATGCTTTCGCTCAACTCGTCTAGCGTAACCGCTTCGACCTCATCAAGGTGAGCCGTTCCTATGGTTCCAAGAAGGCGATCCAGCTCCTCTGTCGTCTCATAAGGGTCTGCGCCAGAAAGGATCTTTTCACGTGCACCCTCAATGTCGCGTAGTATAGTTCTGGCCACACTCTTATCGTAAACGATCTTGGCATAGTCGGTCGTAGCGTTGGCGGCTGGGGTGTCGATTGTCATGGAGACGAGTCGTGAGAACACATCGTCCCCACCAACCTTGGCGCCGACAGTTGTGAAGTCAATCGGTGTTCCCTCGGAAAGCAGTTCCTCTATCGCAGAGAAAACTCGTGCGTGGAATGGGACGTAGAAGTCTGAAGCCTGACAGATGTCAATGGCCTCAATGACTGATTCCCTTCGCAAAAGCATTGATCCGATAACGGACTCTTCTGCCTTTTGGTCATACAGACTATTCATCTACACCATCAATCGTGTCTTGGATTCTCTGAGCCTTGAGCTTGCACTCCTGTATCGTGTCACCATCACACAGCAAAGTTCCTTCTGCAAAGAGGCAGTAGTAGTACTCTTCGTCCCCCTCGCCCCGTTCAAATTCTTGGATCTCAAACCAAAACATGTCGTCCGTGCTGATGGCTCTCACCAAGATGTTCTTGTTGTCTGGATCGTTCACCCAGACTAATGGGTTCTGCTTTCTCATAGGTCCTCCTCGTACTTAGATGCGATCCAACTACTGAGAGCCTCATAAACTGCGGCACCTACATCGCTAGGGTCCTCCAGCTTCTCGGGGAGAGACTCGATGTAGGCATTGATGTGCCAGATGCAATCACTAGAGAGACTCGCGTCAAGAGGATGTCCAGCAGGGTTCCCCTCTTCCGCCATCGACACTTCGAGGCGATGGAAAACGCCGACTCCAAAAAGTATGAGGATGAATAAGATGATCCACGCCAGTGTCATAAGATACCAAACCATCTAAGCCTCCACCCTAGTCCTACGCCCTTGAGCGTCAAGCTTGTACGGCAACCCGTTCGCGTCCACCATGTTCCCCTGTTCGTCTCGCGGTCTAGTATAGCCCAAAGCAGAGGGATTGTCAAACAAAAGCTCTCCAGTGCCCTCGAAGTACCACTCTTCTCCCTGGTCGTAGGCATCAAAGATGATGGCGGCATACTTGTTGTCTGGGGAAAGTGCTGTCGGCGCCTTCGGCCCAAGGGATATACCTTCTTGACGCATCCTTCCCACAAGGGAGTCATACTGTTTTCTGAGTTTGAACGTGCTTCGGATGTTGGCATTCCAGAATGCGTCGCCCTGGCACCACTCAATGACCTGGCGAACCTCGTCGGCAGGGTGCTTATCTATACGTAACAGCTTGTCCATATCTGCCCACTGCTTTGGACCAAGGGTAAAGGCTTTGTATCCGTTCAGGACATTCCAATCGCAGAGAAGGGCGGTGAGAGACTTCACGTCATCACTCCACTTCTCGCTCCCCGCAGGGGTGTGGGTAGAAGATGATGGTTCTATTGATGGTTCATTGATGATTAGGGTGCAACCACTGCACCCCCCAGGTGCAACCACTGCACCCCCTGGGGTGCAACCACTGCACCCCCCAGGTGCAACCACTGCACCCCCCATCGCAGCTAATGACCTACCATCTGGGGTGAGAATGAAGCGATACCAGTTAGGGTCGGTGGGAGTACTTCTCTTGTCGAGCGCCATTACACCTTTGCTGATCAGCGACTTTATGACAGCCTGCACGGTTCTTCTGCTAAGAGCCGTCTTCGTCTCTATCCTCTTTAGTCCTGGGCGCGCCTCTGTCCCGTCGTCGTGACAGTGGTCAGCGAGTGCCAACGCCACTATTTTCTCAGATGATGTGAGGCCCTCGGCATCGAAAACCGCACTCATGACTCTTATGCTCATCTACAAATCCTTTTTCAGAGCCCTGTAAGCCCCGTAGGCGGCTATTTTTTGCGCAGTAGTAGGGTGGTACTTCTTTTTAGTTCCGTGACGTGCTAGGCCCCTTCTGAACGTGCTGGTGGCAATGTGGTGAGCTATACTAGCCCTCATTTTTCATCCCCCTGTCTTCAAGCATTTTTATCAACTGGTCCTCAATGCTCAATTGCTTCTCGTCAAGCTCCTCACCATCCGTTACGGCGTCCACAATCTTCTGACGCTCCTGTAGCAAATCGTACTGGTCGTAATCGATGGTTCCGGGTGCCAGCAAGTAATACGCCGTCATACCATGGGGATCGTTCGCGCGCCCGTAGCCACGACTAGCAGCTTGGCTGTGGTCGGTGGGGGCAAACATAAGCTCCATGAACGCGCAATGGTATGCCTTTGTCAGCGTGAAGCCCTCCTTGGCCGACGAGATGTTCGCCGCGAATATGCGGCACCAATCCTGCTCTTGAAAAGTGTGAGTCGCCTCAAGAGCCTGCTCGTTCGTGATGTCTCCTCTGACTTTAACTGCCATTTCACTGTACCTGTCATACACACCCTCCACTACCTTGATCCTCTCCGCGAAGAGAAGGATGGGCTCATCGCCCGTTTCCAAAAAAGTGTCGATCCACTCTAGCATGGCTTCATACTTGAGGTCAACTACAGCACCTCGGAGTGCGTTAACACGGAGAAGTGCTTCTGCACGTTCAATGCGGTGACGCTTGTTCCAATAAGCAGCATCGTGGTCCTCGCCCATGTCCTTGGCACGCTGACGTGCCTTGTCAGCCAAGTACTCAATTACGTCGCCCTCGATCTCCCTGTATCGATCCATCTGCTCTTCAGTCAACACCATCCGTTGGATGGAGTTCTGTATAGCTGGCAGCTGTCCATATACATCTGAAGTCTTCCGACGAATGAAACAGTTCTCACGCAACTTGGTGTTCAGCTCCTGAAGGTTGAGTGCAGTTTTGTTGTCAGGGCAGTAGCGCTTCTTGAACCGGTACTCACCACCAAACAGATCCAGACGGTCAATGCACTCCAACTGTCGAATCAGTTCGCCAGGACGGATGTTGATGGGGGTGCCCGTCAGGAGAAGGACAAGAGCATCCTGTGGCAGCGTCATCGACAAACGCATAACGGCATCTGTGCGACGTACATCCCAGCGCGTGTTCACCTTGATGCCCGACTTCCCGCACCCTTTGCAGTTGACGGCATTAGACTGAACCTTGTATCCACACGACGTACAGGTTGAACGCTTCCTACCGTTCTTGATGTAGTGTGACTCGTCAACGATGAGTGCCTTGAACCCGTGTTCTAATATGTCGGGTAGCCTTTGCTTGGCTATGTCGTAGTTCACGATGACAACGTCTGATTTTGGAATCTCCTGAAGCTTCCCACCATTAAGCACGGTTATCTGGAGGTCGGGGTAGAACTTGAGAAAGTCTTCTCGGATCGTTTCCTTAAGTCTATTCTTGCAGACGACAACGGCAGGCAACGACTGGTCATAGATTACTGTGGAGATCGAAGTAACTGTCTTACCTAGACCCGGCTGGTCCGCGAGGATGCAGCGCCTTACTCTCTGCATGTAGGCGACAGCAGCGCGCTGGTAGGGCCGCAACTCGCCCACGAGTCCTGGTATCTTGAAGTCTTCCCAATCGAGTAGGGTAGAGTGTTCGTATAGCTCTTTCGCGTCGTCCAACGCTCTCTGAATACGTGCTTCGATTTCAGGGTCTACCGTTAGTTCGAACTCATGAGCGAACTTTATGGCTTCACCGACGTTGTCACCTGGAGCTTTGTAGACGCCTTGTGATCCCCGCCAAGCTACCCCAGGGATATAGTGGTGAATGACAGAGATGAGCGTGGGGTTATAGTCAAACGTTATAACTACTGACTTGTTCTGCATGTGGACGTTGTACTCACCCTTTTGGGCCATCCCTACATAGGTGTTCCACGCTTCAAGCAGCTCCACTTCTGGGGAGACGGGGACCCCCCATGCCTCAGTGAGGGAACGAACATCAGCCGCCGACCTTACGGGGAATATGTTGTGCTTCCCATCCCATGTACGCCCCGCAACCGCACGGCACTCCTTAACCCATTGGTCAAACTTGTTGTATGGTGGCTTGAATGCGATGCGGATCTCGTTACCGTCTAGCCACGCAAGGTTGGTGACGGAACTTCGAGTTTCCTGCAATAGTGAAAAGGGCTGGCTCATGGTGGCCATTATAGCAGATGAAACTTTCTACGTCAAGGGATTGACAAAAGATATGAACGGCTGTATACTGTGACTTTTCGAAAGGACGAAATGGCTAAGAAGACTACGGCTGTTGATGACAAGTTACAGGCGGCCATGGCGGACATCGACAAGACCTTTGGTGCCGGAAGTATCAAGTTCATGGGAGACGACGGGGTCATGCCTGTCGAGGCTATCTCCACCGGTATCTTCCCGTTGGACATGGCCCTGGGAATTGGTGGGCTTCCGCGAGGCAGGATTGTTCAGGCATCTGGACCGTTGTCGTCTGGGAAGACTACAGTGGCACTCCACTGTGTGGCCGAGGCGCAGCGCCAAGGACTCGTGTGTGCGTATCTTGACCTTGAGTATGCCCTCGACCCGGCCTACATGAAGACGCTTGGCGTGGACAAAGACAAGTTGCTTTTTGCTCAGCCAGAAATTGCAGAACAGACTCTTGAGATTGTCAACCGTCTGGCGGCGAGCGGCGAAGTTGGCCTCATCGTAGTGGACTCTGTTTCGGCCTTGGTGCCGCGTGCCGAGATGGAGGGTGACATGGGGGACGCCAACGTTGGACTTCTGGCGCGCCTAATGAGTCAGGCACTTCGCAAAATTGTTGCGTCTGCAGGCAAGACGGGCACCACGGTGTTGTTCATCAACCAGATTCGTGAGAAGATCGGCGTCATCTACGGGAGTAACGAGACCAAGAGCGGTGGTAGGGCTCTCGGCTTCTACGCCTCAGTAGACATGGACGTTCGAAAAGGAGACCCCATCAAGGACTCCGAGAACCGTATCATCGGTTATAGGACCAAGGTTAAGATGGTGAAGAACAAGGTTGGTCCTGCGTACCAGGTCGCTGAGTTTGACATCATCTTTGGCGAGGGCGCGCCCAAGGCGAACTCTCTTTACGATGTCGCCATCGAGAAGGGTGTTCTGACTGTCAAGGGAGGGTGGGTATACTTCGAAGGCGAGCAGTTCTCCAATGGAAAGGTCAAGGGAAAACAACGAATGACAGACGAGCCAGACACCTATGCTATGATCAAGGAAGCTGTTGACAAGGTAATCCAGGAGGAGTCAAATGGACTTTAACGAATGGCTACGATACGGGGAAAGAAACGGCTATTGCTCCGGTCAGGTGTGCATGACGCATTGTGGAGTACCACTTTCTGACAAAGAGATGAATGACGACAACGGCGATTTCTGCGTTCACGTGGTGCGCCTCGGATCTCCAGAGGATTGGGACAACGATTACTATGAGGAGGACGAGTGACGGTTATCGACCGTAGGCAGGACAATGAAAAGGCTGTGCTCGCCGCCATCAAGCAGTGGTACAAGGAATTTGACCATGGCCCCTCCTACAGGGACTTGCAGCAGATGACCGGTATTTCACTCGGGAACGTCCACTCGACTTGCGCGGTGTTACACGACAGTGGTAAAATCACCCTGGTAGAGAATGTTGCTCGCAGCATCCGGTTGGCAAAGAAAGGGAAGTGATGGCTAAGTACCGTAAGAGACCCGTAGAGGTAGAGGCTGTCAAATTCAACGGATCGTCAACTGACGTGGGAAGAATTACTTGCTGGATGGAAACGGGAAAGCTTTACCCCCTCGGGATGTCAACATGTGACTTTGTCTCCATGGTCATACCTACCCTGGAGGGAGACATGACCGTCCAGCCAGGTGACTTCGTTATCAGGGGGGTGGCTGGAGAGTTCTACCCCTGTAAGCCAGAAATATTCGCAGCAACATACGAATTAGTGGAGGAATGGAATTGAGCAAGACGCTAAACGAAATGATGGCAGAGGTCGTAGCCTTTGAGCATAGCAAAGGGTGGAGGCCCAACGATAATCAGTTCGGAACTTCCCTTGCCCTTTTGACATCAGAGATTAGTGAGGCGCTTGAGGCCTTCCGCCTGTGGGGGTTTTCCGAGCCGGATGATCAGCCGAAGCCAGAGGGCGTAGCTTGCGAGCTGGCGGACGTTTTGATTCGCCTGTTCTCCACTTGGGACCAGTTCGTTGCCCCTCACGGTTTCGACTTGGAAGAAGAGTTCGAGAAGAAGATGGCCTACAACGCCAAGCGCCCGTGGCGTCATGGAGGGAAGCTGGTATGACAGAGACAATCATTCCCGTATGGGACATGACGGAAGATGAGTGGTTGGCGGAACGCTCTCGCGGCATTGGCGGTAGTGACGCTGGCACCATTGTTGGCGTCAACACCTTCAACTCAGCCTTTCAACTCTGGAGCGAGAAGGCTGGCAAAACCGAGCGCACCTTTCATGGCAACGAGGCGACCGAGTGGGGACATGCTCTTGAGCCAGTCATTGGGGCGATGTACGCCAAGCGTTTCAACAAGGCACTGGTCGAGTGGCCCGTCCTTATTTGGTCCTTGTCCCCCGACTATCCGTTCATGTTCGTCAACCTGGACTATGTCGAAGTTGAGCCATCAGATCAGTTCCCAGCGGGGGAAGTGACTGTCTGGCACAGCACCGAGATTCCGCCAGGAATCATTGACATCGTGGAGTGCAAAACCACTGGTATCGCCACGATGGGCTCGGCTAACAAATGGGCCAAGGGAAAGGTACCAGAGACATATCTGGTACAGGGATACCACTACGGAACGGTTCTGGAGACAATAGGTGTTCCCCTGTTCCATGTGACGTTTGTTGCACTAGTGGCCGGTCAGGGTTTGGTGGTTCGAAAACTTGGAAAACGACCTGACGATGACTTGATTTGGGATGACAAGACGGCGATGGACATCTGCATTGCTGAGGCCGCATTCTGGTCTAACGTCGTGTACGACATTGAGCCAGAGATTGACGGGTCAGATACCACGGAGGAGATTGTCTCCGCTCGTCACCCTCGCAGCACACCAGACAAGGTATTGGAGATGGACGAGGAAGACTACCTCATGGTCCTCAACTTTGTCGCAGCGAAAGAGGAAACCAAGCGCGCCACCGAACGTGAGAAGGCACTACGCACCAAGATCGTCTCACGTCTTGGTGACTCTGAGGCAGCTGTGTACAGTGGAGATTTGGTCCTGACCTTCAAGTCGGGTCAAGACAGGGTAACCTTCGATGCCAAGGCTCTGGAGGCGTTGGAGCCAGATGTGTACGAGAAGTATCTGAAATCGTCCCCAGGGTCTCGAACGCTGCTGGTAAAGTGACATGAATGTGATACAATTGATTTCCCATTTAAGGTCGCTGCCGCCAGAATCAGACGTGATAACGGTAGAGATAGATCCAACGATGGAAAATCCGCCAGAGATTGCCCTGGCAAATATGTACACGATAAACCCTGCTCAGGGTATATTCAAAATTCAGCCAAAAGATCCATTTGTCTTCATAGGGTCTGACGCAGAGTATGAGTTTATCCTTGATGTCATGAATTCGTAGAAAAGTGAATTACGTGTTGACAATCCAGTGGCAAGGTGCTATACTGGGAACGAACTTAAATGGAGGAACGCAATGGCCGTAGGATCGAAGAGCGTACATGAGGCAATCCTTGCCGTCACCGACGCAATCGGCAAAATTCCTAAGGGGGTTGAGGTAGCTGGAATCGGTGGTGGCCGTGACTATAGGGTCATGGGTATCGAACAGATTATCGAGGCCGTACAGCCAATCCTTGTTCAGGAGTCGCTGTCTATTGTACCAGCAGTGTCATCCGCTAAATCGTGGGACAAGGAAATCTACAATCAGCAGGGCGCCGTAGTCGGCAACCAACACTGGGCTCAAGTCATCGTTAATTACAAGATGACCGGCCCTGATGGTTCGCAGGAGGTGGCAACGATGGTGGGCGAGTCGGAGAATGATAACGACAAGTCTATGAGTGCTGCCCTGTCGCTGGCAGAAAAGTACTTCTACAAGGAGACTTTCAAGATTGTTACCGGCGACCCTGACCCTGACACCGTAGGGACAAAGGTGCGCGACATCACACAACCATCTGGGGCCGCTCCTGTAACCACACGTCAGCCCTCCCAGCAGCAGTCGAGCTCACCTGCGCCGACGACCGGTATGAATGAGAAGATTGCCAATACAGCTGGGTCTTCTCCTGCGCCTGCTGGTAATCTGGTCACCAAGCCTCAGGCCCAATTGATTTGGGCAGTGTGTGTGAAGAACATCGGCATGGATGAACCCACTATGCGCGACTATGTTGACCAGGTGATCGGTCGGCACATCGATGACAACGACGAGTTGACCGTTACGGAGTTCAAGAAGGTAAAGGCCAAGCTTGAGGCTCATCCCAACTACACCCCACCGGCGAAGAAGTAGGAAAAGTGAGAGCAAAGTTTACGTGCCAATCTGCAGAGTGGAGTCTTTACTCACGCACCTACAAGTTGACCCCTGTTATTTCGGGGTCCGCCGAGAACGAAGACTTCTTCCGAACGACGCCAAGCGGGCTGATTACCATAACTGTCAAAAAAGATGAGACCAGTGCTAGTCTTATTGTTGGCCAAGACTACTATGTTGACTTCACCGAGGCGTAACAGTGGTCGCAAAAGTTCACGAATATAGAAAAGGACACTAATGAGTGACAACACAATCACAGTCGTAGGAAATGTGACGAGAGCGCCAGAACTCAAGTTCTTGAACTCTGGACAGGCGAGTCTGCAAATGGGCATCGCCGTCAACCGTCGCTGGCAGAACCGTCAGACCCAGGAGTGGGAGGAGAAGGTTTCATTCTTCGATGTTTCCTCTTACGGGCCTCTAGCTGAGAACACTGCTTCTTCTATCGAGCGAGGCGCACGAGTCGTAGTCACCGGTCGGATGGAGCAGCGTACCTGGGAAACTGATTCCGGGGAAAAGCGTCAGGCGTTTGAGATCGTTGCGGACGAGATTGCCCCTTCTTTGAAGTGGGCTACAGCAGTCGTGGTACGCACCCCAAAGTCTGAGGGGTACTCTACGAAGGTAGCACCGACCGCGTACACCTTTGACGAAGAGCCTTTCTAATGTCAAGGTTGAGGCGCCGTGTAGATCGGCTTGAACGTGCACTGAACAGGTCCAACGAGGCTTTTGATGATCTTTGTGATAGTCTAGGTTTCATTCCAAAGAATCTTGCTGCCCAAAGGTCGCATTGGGATGTGGTAGGATGGAATACTACGCCCACCCACCCGTTCGCTAAGCTCGCTGACATTGTGAGTTTGCAGGAACTCGTAAAAGACGCTTGGGAAGTCCAAGAGTTCAAGGATGCTTCTCGTCCGCCGAACATGATGTTCAGGGTTACAAACCTTAGAACTGGCGGCGTGGGACTAGGGGCGACAGAAGAGGAAGCACGGGTAAACGCAAGATGATAAAAGCACCTGACCTAAACGATTTGAGCAAAGGTAACCTGTACGTCGTAGCATTCGGGATCTTCTTGGTAGCGGCGCTTCTCATTGCTCTGTCTGGACTATTCACGGGCGCGGTCTGGTGGTTTGTTGCCGCACACACGCACAGCTTTTGGTGGTTCTTCCTAGCGGGTATAGGATGGCAAGCCGCCAGAGTCGTTAGGGCGGCGCTGACGCCCAACAAGGCCAGGGGAGGACAACAGTGATACAGGCAGTTACCGAAATCAGCACGGGCGAGCTGATCGACCTCCGAGTTCAGCTTCTAGAGCTAGCTATCAAACAGCAGGGTGTTGACCATTCAATGAGCACCGTGAGCATCGCGGAACAGTTCGAAGAGTACGTGTTAGGAGAGTGAAATGCTAGCAAAATTTGAAGCCGAGAACAAGATTGACAAGAACGGCAACCCGACTGGCGGTACCGTCGTTGGTGTTGGACTCGTCATTTCCTGGCAGGACGGCCCACTGGGGCGCGGAGAGGATCGTTTGGAACCGAACGGCGCGTTTGTGGAGACCGTGATAGCTGCAGCCAAGCAGCGGATAGAGTTCTACCAGGCGGCTAGCAACGGTAAGTTCTTCTGCGAAGAGAACGCTGAAGCCATCTCGCATCTAAACGCAGCACTTGATTCTCTCAACTCCCGAACTGTCAGTCGTGAAGCCCGTCAAGTCGAAGGAACACACTCAGCCTGATGTCCGAACGTGGTCCCCTTTCTATTGGCGCCATCGAGAACCGCTTAAGAGACGCCATCAACCGTCAGAACGAACTGACTAGTGGGTACCTTGATGTAATCGAAGCCGCTGGAAGAGCCGAGACGCTGTTCAAAACGAGGTTTGCCAAGGAGCGTTTTAATGCGCGAGTTCTTGGGGTCGTCAATGGAGTGAAGATTAGTGGAGATGCGGCAGATGACATAGCCACCATCGAGACAGAAGATGAACGTTTCGAAATGGAAGCTACTGCAGCGAAAAGGGACGCACACAGGCAAGCACTTCTCTCCATACGCGAAGAGATCGGGGCTTTACAGAGTTTGAACAGCAACTACCGAACCGTTACTGGAGGCTCATAGATGGACGAAGAGACACTAGACTACATACACGAGCTTGAGATGCAGCTATTCGAGGCGGAGCACCAAATTGAAAAAAGGGACCTTGAAATCGCACGTCTCGCTCGCGCGAACACCATTTACCAAGAGCAGCTCGAACAGTACCTCGGGCCTCTCTAAAGCCAAGACCGGGCTCAGATCCCGTAAGAAGATCCGAGCCCGGTCAGAGAAGATGGCTAAGTTTTATGAAGAGGAAAGAATCCCCTTTGTCGTAAAGTTCCTGAGCGAACATCCGACCTGCGAAGCTAGGCTACGTGGGTGCGGTGGAGAGTCAGTGGACGTAGACGAGATAAAGTTGCGCTCGCAAGGGGGCGCCCTTGTCCCAGTTGGGGACGACGACTCAAACTTTCGTGCTGTGTGCCGTTCGTGCCACACACTGATTACTATCAGAGATCAAGAGGCGAAAGAAAAGGGATTTGTGAAATGAGCAATACCACGCATTACGTAGAAATCACTCCCGAAAAGGGCAAGCTCAGAGTAAAGTGCTCCTGTGGATCGAACCTTGGTGTTGAGGACAATAGTCCTATGGCCCATGCGTCTGCGCACCTCCACATTTACAACGAATTGGGGCTGCGTGACAAGTAGGGAACATCCAGTCATTTCGTTTTCTGACTGGGAGATAGCTCAGTTCATATCCATGCTACAACGTCAGCGTCCGCCATGGGTCCACGACGCTCTGTGTATTGGCGAGCCTCAAGAGTTCTTCTTCCCAGGGCAGGGGCAAGCTGCGTACATGCAGAGGGGACTCGACATTTGCAAAAGATGCCCAGTGCGCAGGGAGTGCTTCACGTTTGCTCTGGAGAACAAAGACGACCAAGGAGTGTGGGGAAGCCGTCCCGACGACCGGGCAGTGTGGATCTCGGAGGGTACTGACCCTGATGATGCGTTCGAAGAACTCCTGTGCTCAGAACAGTTCGGGCTTGGTGCTAGCTAGAAGGGCCTTCTTCTTCGCAGCATTGCGTGCCTTGACCCATCTCTTGCCACTCACCGTGTAGGTGCAGGTAATGTGAACGGTCTCAAATCCTTCGTAACAGTTGAGTGGGCACAGAAGGCCGCATATCTCGCACGGGACATCACCTTGCTCCCAAGGCAGCCATTCGCGCTTCTTCTGCACAGACAGAACGTCATCGGGCGGAGGCTTTTGTACCTTCCGCGTCTCGTCAAGCTTGTCTCTAGCCATTAGAGGATCGCTAGGTCGTTCCATCCACGGAAGCCAGCGTCATCCCCGATAACGAGGGTCAGAACTCCTGGGTGCGACGACTTGCCAGTGCTGTTCGTAAACCATGCAGAACCAGTGTCTGAGGCCGGTGCCTGAAAGACCTGACGGCCACTCGCCTCTGAGGCAATGAAGTGGTGGAAGTGCCCGCTAAACAGTATCTCCGCATCAGAAACTGGGCGTCGGCCCATAACCTGGTTGGTGAACCACTTTTCAATGACGTTGACTTTGTTGCCCTGGCCTCCTGCACCAAACTGGTGTCCGTGCACAAACGTGCAAGGCACGCCAGAGATGTCCAGGGTGGCGCTAAGGTCGTACTCGTCTAGGATTCCCATTGGGAACGACACATTTTCATAGCGCGGGTTGTCAGCAAGAATCTCCGCAACGATTTCAAACGCCTGAACGTCTCTGTTGTCGTCAAACGAGGTGTACGCTTTCCCATCAACACGCTGCTCGCCGTGGTTACCTCCTACACCAAAAACGGTGACCTTAAAGCCCTCTGCCACGAATCCATCGATCCATTCGATGATCAAGTGTCGCACAATGCGGTCCTGCTCACGGATGTTGCGGTCAGTAGAATAGCATTGCATTGGGTACCAGCCTAGGCACCCCTCAGCCAGGTCGCCCAAACCCGCCAAACACACAGTGTCACCTATCTTGCCGAGCTTGCGCAACGTCTTTGCACGGGCAACAGCTCGATCACGAGAGGCAAGGATCTGCTCGATGATCTTGTCAGTTCCACCGGCCTCTCCGTTGCCAACCTGCCAGTCAGCAAGAAGGACCAAGAGTGTTGTGTCAACCACCTCTGAGGTGGTGACCTTTACCGGCTTGCGTCCCTTCACGAACTTCATCAGTTCTTCTACGTCCGCCTGATGTTCTGCGCTGGTGATTCCAGTCTTTGGCCGGAGTGTGGCGCGGTAGTACTTAAAACGCTTTACCTCTCCGTCCCCCATGTTGGCGTCCCATGCACGAACTTGCACCGTTCCTGGGACTACCTCTACTTGAGCCGGGTTCAAGTCCCAGTCCTCAATAAGGTTTAGCCAAATCGAAGAGTCTGGTTCAGAATCAGCGATCACTGTTAGGTGTCCACCCTTGCCGGGTTCCCACTGAACTCCTGGCTCGAACCCCTTAGGGTGGTCAAACTTCTGACGGGGAGTGCGGCGAAACTGCGAAATGATTTCGGTCATTTGTTCTCCATATTACGGGCGATGTTGCCCTCGAAGCACAAGCACTTCTTGCGTCGATGAGCGGAAAGCGCTGTCTTTTTCAAGGCAATGCCCCACTCTTTGCTGACTACTTCTTGAATCTGGACGTTAGGGTACTCTTCTTGATCTGCGTCCATGACAGCATCAAACGCCGCTCTTTGTTCGGCGGAGAAGGGGAGGGTGGAGATAATGCACCCAGTCTTTTTTCTGAAAACGTCTATGTTCGGTACAGACAAAATCCCTCGCTTTCACCACCATTATAGCAGGAAACGAGGGACTTTGCAAGTATTTCTTGGTTCGAATTATTCGACAAGAAGACTGTAAATTTGCGAGCGCACCTTTGTCTTCGTGAGGTCGATACCGCTGGGACCTGGTTCGCCTGAAATGTAGTACTCCCACACACCAGTGGTGTAGGCGGTAGTGTCCACGTCCATGTAGTAAATCCCGTTGGCGGTCACGGTAGGCGATGAGACCGTGGGGGTCGTGGTTGTGGAGTTGATCACGGAGAAACCCCCATCGCTCTGAACAGCCGCGACTGTGAACGTCCCATTGTACCCTGCAGTGGAGATGCCTGCAATCGTAACGGTCTGTCCTACGATGAAGTTGTTGTTCCCCGTCGTGGTGTACCCGACCTGTCCAGGCACCGGATAACTTGGGGTCACGGAGGCTATGGGCAGTTCGAATCTGTTCACCATATAGCTTGGGTCTGGTGGAATCGCACCGTTGGTGTATGTGAAGGTCACCGGAGTTGGGGTAGAGTTCGGGGAAGCGGTCGGTGTGAAGGTGATGCTGACGATGTCGGGGTCCACCACTACTCCGTCGAGAGAAGTGAACGGTCCATCCATATCGTTGATGAACCTAAAGACAGATCCATACTGGACTGTAGTGATTGTGGGATTGCTTGCCATTTGTTAAGTCCTAACTGATGGTCTGGATACTGAAGCTTCCAATTGTGTTGCTATGAATCCTGCGCTGACTGAGGGTGATTGGGTATGGATCTCTATCTTGTTTGCTCGACTCAACAAAGACGTTTTCGGCTGCAGGATTCCGAATTCGACGGCGCCAGGATGCGTGAACGGAGAGGTGCTTGTCACTACGGACAGCGAAGATAGCTCAAGGCCGCTCAAGGTTACCTGTGGGTACCCAGTCGCTACCCTCTGCCCAGTGGCAGTCAAATAAGTTGGACCCATCGAAGCTGCAGACCTTGAAAATACACTTCGCTTCGAAGAGGACGAGATTGTCACGTTGCCGAATTGCAGCGCTGAAGCTCCTGCGACTACTCTTCCCCCGCGAGATGCCAAGTCAAGAGGCCCAAGGACGATTGAGGGTCTCCCTGTGGCAGTGCGCTTTGAGGTTAACTCAACACTCGCAGCGCCGATGGTTGTGTCAGCAGTTCCAATCACAGTTCGGCGCGAAGACGATGACAGCGAGACCCCACCGACACCTATGGAAGTAGATCCTAGTGCTGTGGTCTTGCCGAACGCTGCGGCAGAAAGGGCACCGATGAGTACAGAGGATACACCAGTTTTTGGCGCGGCGCCGGAGAACGCAAGTCTAAGCGCACCGAGCACTGCCGAGACTACTCCTCGAACCGTGACCTTTGACGTTGATGCAAGCCCAAGGTTTCCGACAGAGACGTTGGCCGTGCCGTTCTTAGCACCAGAACTGCTTGCGTGAACTGAAAGTGCACTGATAGCGTAAAGCGCAGACCCGAACACAACCTTCTTAGACGAAGATGTGATGGAAAGACTACGATACGGTACTGATGCCGTGCCGGTTACGGTTGTCTTCGAGCTGCTAGCAATTGACAGGCTTCCAACCGCCACGGAAGCGTAGCCTGACACGGCGTCTAGAGAGTTGGAGTGCAGCGAAAGAGATCCAACTGAAATGTTGGAGGTGGCAAACGTTGATCTCTTAGACGTTGATGATAGTGATAGGTTTCCTGCAGAAACGTGTGTGGTACCGTTTACGGTACGCTTCCCAGCGGAGGTTAGACTTAGGCCCCCTACGCCTACTGAGGCTGTCCCTCTAACGGTGTCTTGTCCTGTGGAGGCCACAGACAGTCCACCAATAGGGATAGATGCCGCAGACAATTCGGTGCGCTTGCCAGTTGCGGCAACGGTCAGCGAACCAATGCGCACCGTGGCATACGCACCGCTTGAGGCCGTCAGTGATAGGTTACCCACAGAAAGAGACGAGGTTCCCTTAACGGTTCGCTTTGAAGAAGAAGCGATTGTCAATGTTCCTAGAGGCGCACTTGCGACTCCGAGAACTGTGGTGGTTCCATTGGAGCTAAACGAGACAGAACCTAGGGTTACTGAAGCTGTCGATGAGACGGTTTTCTTGCTCGCGGCAGAGAGGTTAAGGGCACCAGAACCAACACTGGCACTTCCCTTGACGGTCCTTTTAGACGAAGAGGCAATCGTCAAAGTCCCTGCGGTGACAGATGCGTGGCCAGAGACTGCGTCAACAGAATTCGAGTGAACGCTAACAGCCCCTAAGGCTACGCTCGCAGTTGCGAACGTTGACCTTTTTGAGGTTGATGATAGGGATACACTACCCGCACTCACTGACGCGGTGCCCTTAACGGTCACCTTGCCAGTTGAAGCTATGCTAAGACCTCCGGCCCCTACGCTGGCAGTTCCTTTAACTGTCTTTTTAGAAGAAGAGGAGACGCTTAGCGCACCGGCAGTAACGGAAGCGACACCGGTGACCTCAGAAGACGCCCTAATAATGATGCCCACAGTGAGGTCGTTCGCATTGTTGCTTCCGCCACTCGAAGTAGCTGTAGATGTGGGTGTGTAGGTCGTATTGGAGGCAATAGATAGATCATATATCTGTTCCTGTCCGAATCCTCCACCTTCAAGATAGGAGAACCCAGGGGTCGTGCCTCCGCTGGCTACTCCTGATGGAACGCCGTGACCCCAATAAGCCTGAGGATCAGAAGTGGTAGCACTAAGTAGAGCTGGATAGGAGAACGTGGTACTTTTGGCTACCTCTGTTGAGCCTGATGCCGGGAACGACCACACGGTGGAGGCACCGAACCCTGAGCTCAGTGAATCTCCCCAAAAGTCACCGCAGCCGCCAGCCGTTGACCCAGCGTAGGTGATGCTGAGAACATCGGCACTGGCCGTAGCCGTGACTGGCGCGGTCCATATGTCCAAGTTTTCTGAGGCATACCCAAGGAGTCTCTCGCGCAGGGTCCAGGTGCCACTCTGTGTTCCGGTAATGGACGAGATTGTAGGGTTTACTGTGCCGAAATAAGCAGGGGCGAATATCGCTAAGTCACCAATGGCCCCATAGGCATGCGGCATTGTGTAAGAGGTTGGCGCCGGACACGCAGCTGAGTCTGATCCAGTGGAAAGTGGGAACCCAGTTGGATGATATATTACAACAGCCCATTGAGCATAAAGGGTGATGCTAGATGTGAATGGGTAGCTTGCCCCGTCAGCGTAAGACGTTCCTGAGCCATCAGCAGCCGTGTTCCAGCCATTAAACGCGTAGCCTGTGCGAGTGAACGTGTTCAGGGTCAGAGCGGTTGCGGAACTTGCCGTCTCGGGCGACATCGTCCCCGAACCACCATTGGCATTGAAGGTGACGGTGTAGGAGGCAACCCCACCAGAGTAAAGTGTACTGATCTCTGTGGAAGTCAAAACGCTGTTGAAGATAGCGACTTGGGCAATGTCACCGGGCCAGTAGTTACCTACAGCTGGCTCTCGTCCGATCTCCAGAAAGTTTCCAGATGACACCGTTAGGTTGCCGGTGGACGTATTGCTACCCTTTGACACTCCGTCCACATAGAGTGTTCGAACACTAGTTGATGCGCCACGACTTACCGTTGCAACGACGAAATGCCATCCAGCTGACGGGTGGAAGCCACTTCCCCAGTCATCTCCATAGAAGCCTATAGCGAGACCACCGCCAGAGTAGTTATTTCCGTCGATGAAGAGTTGGAACAGATGATCGGTTGCGTAAGATGTGCCGCCCGCTCCGAAGAATTCAACGTCAGAGGTGGGACTCCAGTTAGACGTATTCACCCATGCAGCGACGGTGAAAGAGCCACTGAAGACAGCGGCCTGCGTCGAGGTCATCGTCCCGATCAGATACCCTGATGTACCATCGAACAGAGCTCCCGTTTCGGGGCTGATCTGAGACGGTGTCGTTTGACCAAATGTGATGGTCCCGTTCTTTGTAAGATTGAACGAGTTGCCAGATGAGTCTATGGCGGACGATGCACCAACTGCATCTGCCAGCTTCCACCACCCTACCGGTGACAGGGATTCAAGGTAAGCATCATATGGTGTGACGGCCTGAACGATTACTGATGCAATGTCCCACGCGCCAGAGCCAGAGTTGGTGATGTTTGGCGTGTAGGCCGTCGATGGCGCCAGAACTAAATCGTAGAACTCACCATTCCCGTAGGCGTCTATGTAGTACGTGAACCCTGGTGTCGTACCTGCTGCAGCTCCGGGTGACGAGTACATGTACCCGAAGTAGAACTCGCCCAGGTCACCTGAACCAGATGTGAGTGACGCTGCACTAACAAGCGCAGACGATGCGGTGGTCCCGGAAGTTCCTCCGCTGGCTCCTGGCAGAAGCTTCCAGTCACACGCTACTGACGAGTGAACGCCCATTGACATAAGTTCGATGTGCACTCCAGTGACGGAAGCAGACCATGTAGGTGTGACGACAGCAGAGGAGGTGGAGGTCGCCACACCCTTCCAAATCTGAATGTTCAGATAGCCCGAAACATAGGAGAACATCGGCGCTGAGTCCCACGTGACGTTCGTTGAACTTAGTGCCGTCGAAGAGATCGTGGGTGAGCTGCTCGTCTGAGTGACGAAGATCACGCAGTCGCCTACGTGTGCGGGAGTGACGGTGAGTGTCTGAGGCCCTATACCTGGCTGGATTGAAGGGGCAGAGCCTAGAGAAAGTACAGGCGCAACGGCTTGAACTATGAATCCTATTGTGGAATAGTTACCTGACGGGCTCTCTGTTCCACCCGGTGCGTAAACCGTAGACGATGCGAGCGCGAGGTCATAAATCTCCATGTTCCCATTGCCGTCTGGGCTGTAGGTGAAACCAGTGGTCGAGCCAGCACTCGCAGTATTGCCAGCGACGACGAAGCCACCATAGAATTCGCCAAGATCACCGCTCCCAGATGTAAGCGATGGAAAGTTGTATGACGTTCCGCTTCCGTAAGTAGACCCGGCTTGACCAGAAAGTAACTTCCACGTGCAAGAGACAGAGGAGTGGACCCCCCAGGACGCTAGCTCTGTGTTGTTCGAAGAAATTGACGCCGACCACGAGGCTGTAACCGTTGCAGCGCTTGTTGACGTGGCCACGCCCTTCCAACCCTGTATGGTATACCCATTAGCCGTGAGCGTCACAATTGGTGTTGAGTCCCACGCCACATTGCTGGAGCTTAGACCGGTGCAGGATATACCCGTCGTATTGACGGAAGTACAAAAAACAACACAATCGCCAACATGGGTTGGCGTTATGCTCATTGAGCCAACGCCAACCCCGTAGCTAGTTGTGACTGCGGAACCTAGTGAAAGAGTCAAGGGTCAATCCCCGAACGGACAGCCATACGGCTGTGTGCTAGCTCGCTACAGGCATTGAGATTGTAGCGGACCCCACGGGAATTGAGAAGTTGTCACCCACTGAGACGGCATTGGCCGTTATAGTTCCTGATGCGATGAATGTCCCACCGGTTGCTGCAGACCATAGGGTTATGTTCGTGTATGTCTCTGCGGTCGTCACTGAAGTCCAGTTAATTGCCGTTGGGTTTGTCGTTGATCCGCCAGAGATGACGAATGTGCCAGTCGCCTGCTGGCGTGTTGACTCACCAGCTATGTTTGCCGTTCCTGCCGCGCCGGGGAGACCGACGTGCAACTGAACATAGGGTGCTGAGAATGTGGTCGGCGCTGTTCCGTTGAGTACTGACGCCAACCATGCGTTGACTATTCCTACTGCTGCTCCATCTGCCATGAGATGCTCCTTGTGATTGTTGGCATCATCACGACGCCAGGTATCTTGTCGTTAATACTTAGTGCTCCGGGTAATACGTTGACAGGTCCTCTATCTCTGCCGCTGCGTTTTCGCCCTTGGCAAGGTCCCAGCCATCCTTCTGTAACCTCTGTGCGACCCACGCTGGCATTGACACCATGTGGACTCCGTAGAGGGGGGAACGGTGGTGCTTGGGGCAAAGAAGAATCAGATTCTCTTTAGAGTCCAGGAACTCTTCTAGGCTCGTCACGTCGGGGAAATACCTCTGGACTTTTGCCAGATCCAACGAGTTGATTAGGGACCACTCAACGTTGTAGTGGTGTCCCTCCATGCGCACGCTGGGTCCAAGGTCTGCTTGCGTCTTGCCACAAATGAAGCACCCGCCACCGCTAGCCTCTAGTTCCTTCTTGTCCTCTTCAAACTCGTGGCTCTCTGCACCGCGCTTTACATGATCTGGGTAGAAAATCGTTTCCTTGAGGTCTCTGCTCTGAGCATGTGCCGCTACGTCTGGTGCTGAATTGGTCATTAAGATCCTTTGTGTAAGATGGTTTCTTTGAGGCTGTAGCCAGCCACCCCCAATACGAGGTAGAACTGTCCTGGTGTTATGGTGAATGGGTCTATTCCTCTTGGGAGCGTGTAGCCACCGTGCTCCCAGCTTCGTGCTACTAGAGCAGAGCAGATGAGGGTGTCGTTCTTGTGCACGTCAAACCCAAGCACAGATGGCAAGCAGATGTTGATTGCGATGCTTACAATATCTAGGTCCCCGTAATCAACGCCAAGTTGTAGGTTGGCAAACATCACGGATTTGTCGCGGTCAACCCCATCTGGGCAAGGCACGACAACTATTTCGCCAAGGGGGGTGATGTCCTGTAGTCGCACGAGGCTGCAGTGTTTGACCATCTGCAGGCACCACACTGTGCCGTCAGGGTCGATCTTCACAACAATAGCCATGTGGTTCCAGTCACGCCCCTTCCACCAACGGAGTGCTTGGCCGAAACGGATCAGTCTTCCATAATTAGTGGTAGTGCGCGCGAATACGGCATCTCCAGGTTTTGGCTGGTAAAGTGATGTCACTAGACCAACTTAAGGTCTGCCTGAAGTTGAAGAATGTCGATCTTGTAGACAGGGCCATGGTCAGCTTCGACAAACGCCTGGGGAATGACTGCGTAAGCCTCAGAGCAGTAGTAGTCGCTCCAGTCCCATGTAGCCGATGTCTCTTGACCCCAAGTAATGATGTCCATTCCCTGGCGATTGTAGCCAGATGCAACGATGCAGTGACCGCCAACCGGAGATGCCTTAGGAATCGTTAGGTGCCATGGCTCGTGGTTCTCGAACTGCTGCTCAGCGTTCCCTGGAAGTTCTACACCCAGGTACAGGCCGCCAAAGAGGTAGATAGCGGCTTTCATCTCGGCTTCGTCGCGCGGGTTAACAGGGACCCAGGCAGCGGCCTTTGTGCCGAATAGACCGTCTCCAGCCCACTTAGACAACACGTCGGTCTCTACACAGCCGGTGTCCTGTCCGCCAGTGAAGCTGTAGTATGTGGACTGTGTCTCGGCGTCTCCGGGGTATGTGAAGGTCTCACCAATCTCGGCGTACTGGAGCTGGAGAAGGTGGATGATGCCAGCGATTGTGCAGTCACCCTCCTTGTCGTTCAGCGCCATTGGGAAGTTCGACACTCGTGGCGCGTAGTCAACCGTTGTTGGGGCGCTAGGAAGGCCACCCTTCATGTAGTCACGGAGCGTGGTAGTGAGCAATGGCTTGGCAGGAAGCTTGCCCCTCTTACCGGCCTTGCGCACGTCTGTGTTCTCACTCATCTAATTCCCCTTAACTATGGTTATCATTGGCTATGTACTGCTCTAATGCTGTAATTCTTTGTTCGTTTGTCACTGCGCGGTCTTTGACGAACCTGCTACCAAGCTTCTCCCCCCAAAGGGTACCGAAGTAGTTTGCTAGGCTGACAAATGCGACCACGATAACCTTCGAATACAGGGAGTGACCCTGGAAGATGCTCACCGAGATGGTGGTTGTGGTCATCCCGACCAACCACTGGAGGCTGTCCATGATGCCAGCCAGTGAGCCACGGTTTCTTGTCGCTGCCATCAAAAGGATAATGCCCAGGATGTCCTGGACGGCCATTGCGATTGCCGCAATCAGGGCTACTAGGTAAAGCACTAATTCTTCCCCGAATCTGGCAGCCCGCTGTGGGCACCTATGTGCGACGCCATGGTGTTTGCCAAATCGTTCTGGCGCATCTCTATCTTTTCAATGATCACCGACTGCCCGTGCATAATCTCCTTCTGCGAGATCATGCTTTCGCGCAATCCCTCAAGTGCAGTCGCCGCAAGGTTGATTGCGTTCTCAGTTCTCTTTTGCGAGTCCTTCATTGAAGACCCATCGTTAAATGTCACTTCGTGTTCAAGGACGGCGAGAACAGCATCTTGCTTGTTCATTCTGTCATTGACGTTTGACAATTCGTCTTTAACGCTCTTCTCCACCAACGTGTCAACGTTAGTCATAACCCTCAGTATGCTTGCATCGACAGAAGCCTTAACTATTGTGTCGATGCGTGTCTGCTCTGCAGCGTCCTCTTTTGCTTGTCTGTTTTTCTGACGCCTGTCATACCACCGGTAGCCGGAAAAGAACGCGCCAGCTACAATCACCAGATCTGTTATGTAGTTTAGAACTGCGAATGAGCCGGAGAAGAAATGGATTACCATGAACATTTACTCTTCTCCAACCTTCACTGCTGGATTGTGAGTCTTGTAGTTCTTAGAGGCGTACTCGTGAGTACCAGCGGGAAGATTGACTGCAGCATTGCTAAATCCGATTCCATTCCATACAAACAACTGCCATCCATTCTTGCAGGCGATCAAAGCCTCTGAAGGGTTGGCCATCAATACGTACCCATGTGCTGCAAGTTGCGCAGCAGTTGGGTTTGCGGTCTTCTTTGGGGCGGGGGGCTGAAGACCTGGCCACGACGGCGACACGAGCGAGGAGTCGCAGTGCAGAGCGATACCAGGGTAGGTAGGAGTTCCGTCAGCCCACTGGGTGGCTATAGATCCTGGATACAAGTGCGGCTTGTTCGTCCAGTCGGCTGCCCAGAACAACGGCTCAGGTTCCTTAGCAGCGGCGAAGGCAGCCTTCACAGTGGGGATTATGCCAGCTGAACAGTAGATGATTGCAGTGCGCTTGAGTGCACGCATCCTCTTGGCCCATGCCGGTGCCTGTGCGGGAGTTGCATCTCCGCGCTCCACATCCAAAACGTCGGCAACTCCGCTACCGTTCACGTCAATCGAAACGTGGTGTGCATGTGGGAACGCCTTCACAAGCGCGTCATACGTTGGCCAGTTTCCGTTGACGTACCCAGCCACCATCGTGGCTGTCTTGGGTATGTTGGCGATGTCGATTGAATCGAGCATTTCTATTGTCATCTTGTCTCCAATGAAATGTAGGTCGCTAGTCGTGACACTGACGTACTTGACTTTTCTGTTAACTTAGGGCGAGAACACCGATGGAGGACAATATTGGCAATCCAAAGTATATGTTTCCATCACTTCCAAGACAGGTCAAATTGTATGAACTGTAACCAACTGAATTGTTGGTTGCACCGGTCATGCCTTCCAAGGTGATCGTGGACGTTGAGGGGACGAGTTTTTCAACATTCGTCGGATATGGTGTTGTGTTTGACATGTACGAAAAGTAGATGTTTCCATCGTTGGCTAGAACGCCGGATGTCTGCTGGTATGCGGTCGTTAGTGACGAGGACACAGTCGTAACAGTGCTGCTCCCTGGGGTGAACTTATGCAGATACGAGCTCCCGCGCCCCCACACGTATCCAGCGTTGTCATACACCATGCCACCCTGGGAAGAGAATGAAGAGCTTACGGGATATGTGTAAGCAATGCTTCCTGACATGTCTATTGCATAAACACTAGCTAACGTTCCACCCGTAAAATAGATATATGTGCCATCAACCGCTAGATTTCCATTTTGGGAAAACGAGTTCGAGGAACTGGTGTACATACTAAAGACGCCTGACGTTGTTACTGCACCATAGTAAGTACCGAAGAATGAAAGGGAAAACCACAGCCTTCCGTCTGGCCCCGCGACAATCCTAGTCGCATACGGGTATGAAACCGTTGGGATCTGGTATGAGGTGAATACGCCCGCAGGTGTCATTTTTACAATGTAACCATTCCCTGCGGTGGTGCCGGGAGAAGTAAACCAAATGTTTCCGTCTGGACCCACGCAGGAACCAAGCATCAATCCATGGGGGTTCGTAAACGTGCTGACCGACAATGTCGTTATGTCAACCTTGTAGATCGTCGCTAGGTTGCTTACGGTGTAGTAAAGGTCGTTACCGAGTGAAACCATATTTTGCATGGGGTTCGCCGTGCCCCCGCTGGACGGAAAAATTCCAAACACCCCAGATGGAAGCATCAAACCCTTAGTGCCTGTGATGTTGAACCCGCTAGAACTTGAGAACGTCTTTCCACTTCTTACGTCAGACGCAGTAGCCGTACCTGGAAGAATGATTCCGCCACTCATTAGACCGCCTCTATGAATCCGCTAGCTGTTATGCCAGTCGTGGTTGACGCCTGCACCTGAAGGCTGATTGCCGTTCCTGTGTGCGCCGAAATAAGCGCTGAGAGAGAAGACCACGGGCCAACGGACAGGCTAGACCCGGTCGGTGTTAGAGTTATTGTCTGGGCGCCGTTGGCGTCCGCAAACAGAGCCTGTGCACCAACTGTAGGAGTTCCAGAGGCAACGTCGAAACATACTACGACCTGGTAGAGTCCGTTAACGGGCGGCGTTAGGGTGGCCACCGACTGCCATGTGTTGATGGTGGCGATAGCGATGTCTTGCCCGTTTACTACGTTGCTTCCTACAGTGATCCATGCACTTCCAGTGTAGAAGGTAAGCACCGACGTGTCGGTCGCCCAGTAGAAGTTCCCTATTACAGGTGAAGGGATGACGGTCGAACGCGCAGAAGCGATTCCTGAGAACGCGGTCTGGCCGGAGGAGACGAGGTGCCAGGAGCTTCCGTCATAGTAGTTCAAACCATAATACGTTGAACCGGAATTAGTGCACCACCAGAAAGACCCAGAGATTGTTGTCGTTGGCGGTGTAGCCGACGCAGACTGGCTGTAGGGTATGAAGTAAGTGTCGCAGAAGTCAGCCATCCCCTGCATGTCGCTGGCTATGGCAGCTGTGTCTGTGTTGACTGGGTACGGAAACCCCAGTCTAGAGGTCAGTCCTGTTGACATGTCTAGTATCCTCCAACGAAGACTTGTATTCCCGCTGGTCGGTAGCGGTAAATGAAGCTCGTAAATTGTGAATCAGAAATTGGAAATGGCGACGCGGAAAGGTCCCCATATAGGCCGCCCAGGGTACCGATGAAACTATTGACAGCTGCGTACGTTCCTGCGCCACCAGCCGCCGTTACAAGGCTTGAATAGGTGTAGAGGCCGTAGTAGATAGCGGGGATCAAGACCGTCATCGCATATTCGTCGTAGCCGTAAATGTTATTTCCGCCAGCCAACGAGACGTTCGCTCCATCGAGGTGCGCTGCTGCAGAAGTGCTGTCATACCCGCGCGTTACTCCCGTTAGGGTTACTGGGGATGAGCTCCAGGCGTATGATCCTTGGGGTACCAGGATCTTTTCGGTGTCGATCTCTAGAACGAAATTGCTGTTCGATCCAAGGCTTCCCCATGAAGAATCAGTGTTGAGCAGTGTCAGGGATGTTGCGGAGTTGCTGAGAGCAGCATTAAGATTTGCTCCTCGCGGGGCGAGAAGAGCGGTGTTCTCCAACAAGATTACCTGAGACGGAAGTATGGGGCTAGAAACGTTACCAGAGTTGATGGCCGCAGCCATCTCTGCTTGAATCGAGGCAGGAGTAGAACGCTGAAACCCTGAACGCGACTTAATCTTTTGAATGGTCTGCTCGTAGGTGAGAGTGTTATTCTGTGGTATAGCTGCCCCGACGAATTGTGCCAACCATGGAAGTGCGTATTCCGGGCATCGATCTATGTCCACAATTTGAGACCAACCAGGGGCACTGGCGTATCTGTCTAGGTCAATGGTGCCGTCAGCACCAGCGCTGGCGCTGTGTGACGCTGCGGTAGTTCCGTTGTAACCTCGCGTAAGCCCACTAATAGTCAAAGACGGAAGGAGCCAGTTGTAAGTGCCTGACGGGATCAGCACTTCCTCGTCTTCTATCATGGCGGTGAAACTGGCCGACGTGTTTACCTGGTTCCATGTAGAGTCTGTGTTAAACACTGTTATCGAAGTGTCTGATGGACCAATCGAAGCGGACAACTTTGCTTGAGTGATCGGTGTTGCGCCGACCTGTGTTGGTGTGACGGTGACACCGGCCCCGACATTGTCGAACATTAGCGTGTCTATGGTGTCCAAGTTCTGGCACACTCCATAGACCCACCACCACAATGCGTAATTGTTCTGGGCGTCTTGATCTTGCACGAACTGGGGGAAGGCCTGATAGATCTGGTTCGTTGTGTAAGAGTTTGGCAGAGTGGTAGTCATGCTAGGTCAGACCGCTGTATGCGACATTTCGTGGGTCGATGACTGAACCGATTATGTTATTGGCAATCGGCAAGCCAGCAATGCCAACCATAGTGATGTCAGACGTTCCGTACGATCCAGAGATTGGGTATGACACTCTGGTTGTAACAGAGGTGATACTTCCCAGCCCCTGCACCGCGCTCATTGCTGAGGCGATGTCGAAGATGCGAATAGTAGTTTGAGAGCCGTCCCACAATGGTGGGTTGTTGTTGCCGTTCGCCCATGTGGCTGGGTTGAGGAAAGCTCGGATGGCGGCATTGACGTTTGCCTGTATTGTTGACGCGTCGTAACCCGGATCTATGAATGCAGTCCATTGAACATCGATTGGAAAGTAGCTAGGTTGCAAGACGTTGGTGACGAAGTTTACCTCACGGCGCGAAGACAAGTACTGAATCAAGTTGTCATTTGTGCCGTCGATGGCCCCAAGCCCATCAACATCAAGTGGACAGATCGATACCATTCGTGGGTAGTTGAAGGTCTGGGTCGAGTACAGGCCTCCAGGAGTCCATGAATAACCAACGTCGTTGTGCGTCAGGCAGTAATTGGAGTTCTGGCTTCCGCTCATCACTCCGATCTCTGAAACAACCACGCTTGAGTTAAGCGGTACGTCAAGACCAGCACCGAACACAATCCTGATTTCGACATCTTTTGCTGTAGTGATTGTGAACGGCAGCACCACCGTTGACAAACTCGCGGAGGCCGGTGAAACAGACGCCAACGCGGTACCGGTTGACATGTCCCATACCTCTAGGGCTATGTCTCCATAAGTAGATCCCGTGTAAGATGAGTCAATTGTCGCAAATGCCGTATACGTTCTTGAGGTGGTGCCCGGTCCTATGTCAGAGGCTACGTTCGACAGGTTGAAAATCTGAGACACTGCGGTGAGGGCACTTCCCAAAGCACTCCCCGTTCCGAGACACTGCATCCCAAATCCTGGTAGAACAGTTACGCCAGCTGGAATGGTCCACGAACCCACGGCAGAGTTGGCAAAATAATAGCTCGCTAGGTTGGAGTCGGGAATGAAGTTCCAGTAACTTGTTGATACCGTTGGGTTGTCGTCTCCGTCAAAACGGTATGGCGAAGCCGAAACGCTGTCGTAGTAGATGTAGTGCGTCTTTGATGCTCCAGCCAGTGTCCACACAACGTATGTTTGGACTGAAACAAGTGAAGGCTTCAGTGTGTTGTAGGGAGAGTTGGCCGATCCAGCAATGTTGTTGGTAGTCCCAGAGTTCGTCACGGGAATGTTGCAGTAAATCGTCTTCGGCGCTGAAGTGTAATCGAACAGTCGGCTCGTGTACTGTGGCTCGTTAGAGAATACCGATGTAGACCCATCGAGGTATGTAGCCACTGCTACTATGGCGGGCTTTGCCGTGGCCGTTGTATCCGACCCGCACTCCACTACAGCAGACGCCTGATAGTACTTTGAGTTGGCTGCAGTGACGCCTGCGTTCCCTGGTGCACCTCCGACAAGAGGAAGCTGAACACCCTGGCCTGCCGAAACGGTAGCTGATGTACCATGAGCGTAGTGCAGGGGAGAGCTAAGGGTTATGACTTGCTGCGTTGTTCCACCGGTACCGGTGGCTGCAGCTGCTCCTATGACGACGGCGGCTTCGTTTCCATTGGTAGCGTCATCGATGATGATGATCGAAGGGTTGCTAGGGCTCGTGGAGGTGCTGAACGTTGGGCCGGTTCCCACGACTACCGTGAGGGATGTTGCGCCAACAACGCTGGCCGCCTGAAGCGCCGCACCAGACACGAGGGCAGATGCAGCTGTGGTTACTAAAGCGTAGTTTGACGGTGCGGTGCCAGGGGTCGTAACTGCCGCTACATTGGTACCGCCGTCACCTACTCCGATCCATCCAGCTGGTGCGCTGGAAGAAGTTGGAGCTATGGTCATGTTGGCGTTAGCCGCAGACATCAAGTTGCTGAACGGATTGATGCCGTCAATTGACAAGGCGCGGTAGATCCCGGCAACGTTCTGTGAGAACAGAGAATAGTCCGAAGATGTGATGGGACGGGGAGCCAGAAGCTGCAATTCAGCAGAAAGGCGATTCAAGAATGATGTGGTAGTCTCTGGGTCAGTTCCCAAAACCAGCGCGGAGTTCGTTCCCGGCGTTGAAGTGATGATGATGTTTGAGACCAAAGGGTCTGAAGAGACATACTGCAGGTACTGACTTGACAGATTCAGACCGCTCGTCAAAGCTAGGGCATCAAGGTCGTAGATAGAACCTGTGGCCACTGCCTGAACCGTTAGAGAAATGCTTGACTGCCCTGTGGGGATAAGGGCATCTGCAGTTGTTTGGAAAACGTAGGACGCCCCAGAGAAGTAGAAACCCATCTGAGTCCCTGATGGAATCTGGTAACCTGGGCTCCCAGACGCTGGGTTGGCAAGGTTCAGAGTCACCTGAATCGTCTCATAAGTTCCTGGCATTGGCGTGATACCAACCATGGCGCCGAATGAAGTGAAGATGTTCGCCGGAACGTCAGAAGCGACGGTAGCTGCCTCGGCGGCAGCGACAGCCATCTGCTCAAGAATAAGCACCTCTAGGTTGCCTTCGCGCGCGACCCATCCCGGCAGAGATTTTGAAATGTTTGCAAGAGCCTGCTGGACAATGACATCGCTGTCTGTGACTACGGGCAACGATATGTAATTTGTTGGCATCTTTACACTCCGCCCTGTCCACCCTGAACCTTGACGCTCAAGGTTGCGTTGTCATAATCGTCTACCTGCACAGAGATGATGGCGTTCGCTCTGTCATCGTAAAAGTTCAAATCGTTTGTTATCTTGATGATGTCCAACTCGCTGAAGGGCAAATCAGGAACTCCGTAGTCAGGGACCATGTCTCTCTGGCCAGGTAGAGTCCCAAGAAACATCTCGGCGTTGGACGCAATATCACCGTACGAGTCTTGTGGGTTGACGCGGAATTGCCCAAACGAATCAAGTGACACCTCGTTCTTGAAGTGAGGTACTCCGTAGGTGACATTCTGTGAAGGCTTGAATGCCGAAACACTCAGTGCGGTGCTTGAAGCGCCAGTGGCGTCAACGTGTATGATCGAAAAAGCCAAAGAGTCTGGAGCTACAGTTGATCCAGGTCCCATTATGGCGTCGATGGAAGACTGGGAAAAAGTGAAGTCTGTCGCAGGGGCTACAACCGTAAGGAAGACGGGTGCGGAAGTGCCGGGGGACGTGGATGGCACGACGTACGGAAGCCCTTGTCCGACAAGGTTCCACGATGGCGAGTGAGACAGCACGTCTTGGAGGACGTAAATCTCGTAAACAGACTCATTGGTAGCGTCTGTGGCCGCTGTCCACTGGAGTAGAATCCCCATGGACGGCATCCAGTCAGCAGTTAGATTTGTGATGGGTTGCGCCATGGGCGTAAAGGTCCAGTCTTCTTATGATCTTACCATACGATTGTCAAAAAAGCAAGTGTTTAGGCGGGTGCTGTGAACGCGGTTATGATGCCATCCACAAAGGTTAGTGAACCAGCGTGAGTGCCCAGTGATGCCAATGTAACCGTCCCACTAACTCCAGGCGGGTTGTTGTACATGGCCAGGACCACTGGGTTGGAGGCGGCGTCGAACCCAACCGCAACCTGGGTGCCAGGTGCCGGTGCAACCGTCCCAGGGTATGGAACTGGGTCTGACACGTAGTTAACGCCAAGGGTGGGAATGTTGACAGTCATCATTCCAGCGGGTATTGGCGAGGATGCCCCGAGACCAATGGAAACGTGTGTCTGCAGAACGGTACCGTAGTAAATGCCGTTAATCTGAGGAGCGTCTGACAAAACGCCAAACATCGATTTAAGGTTATGCTGCAGTAGCGTGGATGAAGAATTACTTCTGCCCATTTAGACCAACTTCGCTGATAGGGGGAATCCGGGGAGTGGGAGGGAGGTTGGCTCGTACAGTTGCGCATGAGGTGTCGGAACCTGAAGCGTCATTGTGGCCTGAGGGTTGTACAGGTCTCGCTGCATGTCGTACACCATCCAGTACCCATCTCCTTGTCCAAGATTCTTCGTTTGCACTATCTCACCGATGTCATATGACCACTTGTCCAACATGCACGTAACGGTGGCCTGTGCGTATGGCTTGTTAACGTCCCAGTCGAAGTCAACGAGCATTATCTCATCACCGAACTCTTCTATGATTGGTATGTTGACGCCAGTTGTCCCAAGGGCTACATTCACTGGGGGTTGTGCTATACCCTGCGGAGTCTTGTTGAGGATTCCGAGCCAGTACTCATCTGGCCCAAAATAAACGGTGTTGTTGTTCTCCCACAAACGCCAGCCGATGGTGGATGCAATGCGAGACATACATGTCCACGAGTCCTCGAACGGGTCTACCGTTGTTCCACGCCCAAGCCCAACCGCTAGCGGCTTGGAGCCCAGAAAGCCACGGATCTCTGACCACGTAGTCGCATAGTCGGGCGCCACAAAGTTGACCGTAGGGTACGGGGAACCGCTGTAATTAAGCGCGTGGACCAGGGAGGCCATGAACTCGGTGACAGCTGTGCTGGTGTAAGTCGTGGTGGTACCAGGAGGATTACGCTGGCCTGACAGGCGGTGTACCGTCATAGATTCGAAGGCTAGCTGAAGCTGATCAGCTGCCTTGGTCTGTTGTGTGAAGGCGAATGACACCTCTCTGCCAGCATCGACTAACGTTAGAACGGTGCCATTCTTGACGAGTGTTCGCAACAGCTCTCGTGTCGGGTCGTTCATCTGCATGGTGACCGTCGTTACACCGTTCATATTCTTCTCATAGATGATGTCGGTGATGGCATCTATGTAAGCATCCGGCACAGATGAAGAGACGTGCGTAGATGGGTCAACGAACTTTATGTTGCTGAGGTCAAGAGCCCCAAACCCTATCGTGGATAGAAGCGCGTTTGGGTTGGGTGCGGTTACAGAAGACTGCGACGGTGGCGCCGCACCTGTTGAAGACTTTGCGGAATTGTTGGTAGCGGGTATTGACTTCGTGGATGCCATTCTTAGCTGCTCGGTATCTTAATAGTCTTACCTAAAAGGGATGTTAGTATTTGGTTAGGACTTCTCATATTCAGAGCAGGGTCGTTCCTGTTAGCATCAATGATCTTCGATTCCGCTGTCGAAAGCGCCACGCCCTTCATCTGCTGCGTAGCTATCTTGGCCAAAGTGTCCCCAGCCTTGACTACATAGTTCTTTGTCGATGAGCTCTTGTTCAGCTTGGAGGCTGTCTGCGTTGGGCTCTTCCTCTGAAGCGATGGGAAAGGAGGGTTGTACTCATACAGCGTTATGTCCACCATCTGCTGGATTATCTCGCCCGTGGACTTGTCCCTCAGTGCGTCCTTGATGTTGAGCGAATATACCACCCACGTCAGTTCGGTTCCTAGGATAGGGCCACGCACCGTTATAGTTGGCGGCTGTATCACTGTGGCATTCACATCTGGGGCGTCCATCCATGAAATCATCTGCGCTACATCCTCAGAGGGAGAAGTAGCAGAGTTAGTCACAGACTGATCGAGAATGCCAGGTATGACAAGTTCGAATGGAGATCGGTCGTACCACTGAGTCGCAGAAACCCGTCTTGGCCTGTCCACTATTTGCCAACCCCCAGACCCGGTCACCTGTGTAAGAGGAACGATTCCCGCGATGCCAATTGAGACTGGCTTGTACGTCTTGTTCGGGGAGTACGGGATGAGGACTAGGTTGCGCGACGGCGGCTGTATCGCCGGTGGCACGTATGTTGGGTTGGGGGTTCCGCCTGAGAATACCATCAGTGATCCTTATCTGTGCGCTGGTGGCTTGGCGCCAGTCCCATTAACACGGGAGTTGGCTGCGTTTATCATTGAAGCTAGCGTGCTCGACTGGCTTGAAAGAGCACTGGCAAATGCCTTGCCAAAGTCAACAGCGCTTATTCCAAGAGCCTTGTACAGGTCTCTCTGCTGGTTGGTGATCTCTGTGGCAAGGTCCTTCATGCTCCCCTTATCGAGCTTCTGGCCATTTAGCTTGTTGGCCATCTCGTTCCTCAGCACATCGAAGGCTTGCGCCTCTTCAAGGGCTCTCTTAGAAGCAGCCCTGTAAAGTTCTGCGGTTGCGGAGCTGGTGCCGGGGGCCTTGCTTCTTATCATGTCGGACACTGCGATTCCTGACAGAGCTGCCGAAATTCCTTCAGCTGAGCCATAGCGCTGCTTGTAGTTCTTTGTCGTCAGACCCTTGAGAGTGAGAGACTGGGCTAGGTTTCCGTAGTTTGCCTGGGATCTTATCTTCCCCTCAGCAGCCATGTATCCGGCGAAGTCAGGGATGATCTTGTTGCCCTGGAGTGCGGCGACGGCCTCTGGTGTTGACAGTTCTCTTTGAGCTCCAGAGAAGATTCCGGACAGCGTGGAATTTATCAATGTGTCAACTTGGCGTGGAGAAGCATTCTGCAAGTAGCTGTACTTCTTGTTCAGCCCCCTGGTACCGGCTAGCATGGCGTGTATGACGGCGGCTCCTGGCCCATTGTATCCCCTGAAGGCACTTATCAGTCTTGATGAACCACCATTTGGCAACCACGCAGTTGAAAGGTTAGATGAAGTCCCAAGTTCGCTGAACAAGGACGACCCAGTAGAAGTAAGCCCCATCAGAGCATTCATCTGTGGGTCGTTGGACCTTGACCAGGCCGCCTTGAACTCCTTCATCTGAGCGGCTGGAGAGAGGTTCTTCAATGCCATCTCAGTTGAGCTTAGGGCGCCGTGGAGATTAAAGTAACGTGCCAGCTGGTCTGGGGTCGCGGTTGCGTAGTTGAATCCCCCCTTATTCATGGTTGCTATCTGCTTTTGGTAAGAGGAGATTGAAGAGCTTAATTGAGACTGAGTACGTGAATATGCATCTACGGTTGGCACCTTCAAGACTTGCGGGGTTGATGAGCCAGAAAGCCATCTCCCTATGACACCACCAAGAGCGCTTATCCCATGGATCATGTATGGCATTGCAAGCGGCATCACAGTGGCCACAAGCATTGCTATTCCAACGGGACCGCCGACCAGATCGAGCGCGCTCGCTCCAAGCGACCCTATCCTAGACAGGATGCCGACCTTTGATACGTCTGAAGCCACGGTAGGCACAACGGATGACATCTCTTTTGCTGCACCAGACCATCCGTCAGAAGGGAGCACGTAAGGCATCGGACCACTGTAACCTGGGTACCCAGTGCTACGGCCAGCTCCTCTCGCAGCTATGCTCGCCATTGAACTGTTGATGGAAGCGTTCTGCGCAGCCCCCATGGCCTCAAGATTGCTTATTTCTGCAATTCTAGATGCACGGGCGCTTACCTGCGCGTCTCCCATAAAAGCACCAGTTACCGGGTTAACTGCCTGAAAACGTCGATCATTGTAACCATAGTAAGCCGCTAGACTGGCGGCATTGGCCTCCTGAGACATGGCGGCTGCACTAGCCTCTGCGCTCATCATCCTTCCCGTTACCGGGTCACGAAGAAGTGTCGTTCTGGACGCGGACGCCGCCTCTCCTGCCACTATAGTTGACTCTGTCGAAGAGCCCCCAGCTGCGGTACGGTTGATCAATGAGCCACCACCAGGAGTGCCACCCTTGAGGCCAGACCCTGCAGCGATCATGTCACGCACTTCATTCAGAGCAGTAACCTCGGCGGTGCCAACATCTCGAACGGCTGCCTCGATACCCGTTCCCTCAACCTTTATTTGTTCTTGGGTGGCGATGCCAGCCTTTCTGACCTGCTCCCCTATGTCTGCCATCGTCCCAACGGACTGGTACTGGTAGGCATTTCTGAAGTGCATCATGTTCGTGCCCTGAGGGTCGAACTTCGTCAGTATTCCACCGTAAAGCGCCATGGCACTTTTCCCAATAGACGCCGCCTTTACCAATGCGGCGAACCCTACAATGGCTAGCATGGCGGCGCCGATCTCGAATAGAGCTGGCTTCCAGGAAACAAGCTTTCCAACGAACCAAGTGAACCCGTCAACTAGCTTGATAGTAATTGGGTAAAGAGCCTGTCCAGCCTTTACAAGGTCAACCTCAATTGACGCTAGGTCCTTGTGGAAGCGCTGAGAAGGAGTCATTGCTGCGATTCCGTACGATGAGTTGAAATACGAAAGAGATGATTTGTTTTGGATTGATGACTCGATACCAGAAAGAAGCTGAGGGTTCTTCAAAATAGCAGCAAGGGTGGCGAACTGCTTTGACCCACCAAACGCCTTGGTCATGATCAAGTCCTGCACCCATTGAAGGTTCTTGGCGGTAAGCCCACCAGAGGCCGCGCTTCCACCATGCTCCCACTGCTTCAAAACGGTGGGGTTCATCTCCCCGACCATCCATGTCTGCAGTTTGTTGATGGCACCAATGATTCCTGGGGACTGTGGTCGAGGAAAACCTTCGGGAGTTCGGTACGACACCATGCCGGATGCTGGAGCAAAGTGCTTGATGGCGTTGTCGAACACCTCCACGGCTTGTTGTAGGCCACCGGGGCCTGACATGATGCCCTGCATTTCACCAGGCTTGATACCAATCATCGCTTCTGCCAGAACTCCCTGCGCAGACGGGTTGGCCAAAAGGTTTATACCTGTCTTAACGTAGTTACCAGCAACGTTGGCTGTAGTACCCATAGACGTCTGGAGGGCAATCCACGAAAGCATGTCCTGGGCGCTCAAGCCGTTAGCCTTGGCAGATTGCAGAACGCCACGTCCGATACCAGGAACCAAGTCATTAAGGCGCATGTCACCAGAACCAACGGCAGCGTTGATTAGAGCAGCAGCTTTATCGGGGTTTCTACCCACACCGACGATGTTGGAGTTGACAAGAGCGGTGATAACACGAGCGGCCTGCTCTGATGCTGCACCGGCTGGCACGTTCCCAAGAACCTGCAGCTTAGTCACAGATGTCACGATGTCCGCGAGCTGCTTTTTGGTTGCGCCGAGACCGTTGTTCCATGAGGCGGTACCGGAAGCTACACGGTACAGGTTGTTAGCTACATCCGTAAGGCCAACACCAGTCATCTTGGAGATGCTCTCGGTCATGTTGGTCAGGTATCCCATGTTGCTGGCTGGCTGTCCGGCCTGGGTGATAGTCTGGGTAATCAGCTTGTTGAAGTTCATGTACTGCTTGATGCCTTCGTAAGCGATGCCACCGACACCCAAAACCGACCACGTAGCTGCCTTCATCAGTGCTGGTGTGCCGAGCATCTCTAGCTTGCTCATTCCGGCATACGTAGACCCAAGAGCAGCATTGGCAGCTGCCACATTGGCAGCAACCTCTTCCTGGGTGGCAGCCATCGTCATAGCCGCAGCCTCAGTACGAGCGTATGCGGCAGCCTCAGCGTCTAGAGCAGCGACATTTCTGTCTGCAGACGCGGCTGCAGCGTCGGTCGCGGCTGCAACGTCTTCCTGTGCCGCTACCTGAGCTTTCGCTTCGCTAACGTCCTCCCCAGCAGCTGCCCTCTTTCGAAGGAGTGCCTTTGTTACTCTGTCGGTTGAGATTACGACTATGTCGTTGGCATCTGCGAGTCCTATGAGGGCAGCATCGGCACCCTTGGCGCTGTCCGCCAAGCCCTTGATGGCGTCATCGGTGGTGGTGATCTGCTGCGCAGAATCACCTGTATCCACTACAATTGGTACTACAACGCCATCTGGCCCTACGTTTGACATTTTGTTCCTTAAACAAGAAAGCCGCCACCCCGAAGGGTAGCGGTCTCTCGCCGCCTATGGATATTAAGACGGTATTGGGTTAGAGTATTTTAACGAGTATCTTAGCCAGCTCGTAGGCAGTCAATTGAGAAAGTATTTTGAACTCCTCAACCTTGTTCTTGCTTCCGATTTCGAGCGACTTGTTTAGGATCGCTATGCTGATTAAGTGTTCTTCTACGCCCTGGTCTAGAAGCTGAAGTGGGTCCATACCCGCCATGAGTGCGTAAGCCGCTTGCTCAACGTATGGTTCCTTGCTCAGGGCTTCTAAAAAACTGTGTCGGCCTCGTTGTTGGAGATGTTGGACCACTTCAAAAGACGTTCGGTAGTGTCCACAAGGTCACCATCGGCCATGTAGAATGAACGAACCACAGATGTAGCGGAGTCATGGTCATCGGGTGTGATGTCCAGAGCCTTTGCCAGTGCGGTATCGAACTTGGTCCACTCCCCCAGAGGGTCTCCCTCGCGCAAAGAGTACTTCGCATTGGTGTCCTCTGGGAACATTGCGTAGATGCCGATGCAAGAGTTGATAAGAACTTCTGCGTTTGCTTTCAGGCCCCAGTCGGGTTCCTTGGACTTACGACGCTTTTCCAGAACAGCGTTCATGTGAACGGTGTTGACAGGCTTGAATCGAACCCATACCTCAGGCTCGTCGTAGCGCGGAACGCGAAGATCGATGTAGAGAGTCTTGAGAATCTCGGCACGGCGGTTCTTCAGCGAGAACAGAGGTGTGCTCTTGTCCACAGCTGGAGCGGACGCTTCGAACACAACATCTTTGCTCTCGTCCAAAGACGTGTCGTTACCCTCAATATTGAAATCAACCATATTCCTCCAATGGTTTTAGGTTTGTGGATTAACCGCTGATGGTTTCCACTGAGATAGAAACGTCCCAAGTTCGAACAGCGCTCGAATTCGAGTCCGTGACTCCGTCCTTGACTACAGCAAGTCGGCCTGTGTACACACGGTTGTTGCCCCACGCGACACCAGTGTCATCGAGAGGTACAAGTGTGACGATTGCTTGAGCTCGCCCAGCGAGAAGGCGCAATGCCGTCTGTGTTGCTAGGTCAGCCTGTTCGAACGCCTTTGTCACCATAACGTCAGAGTAGACAGGAAGTGCGGCGTACGAGATTTCGTCTCCCATGCCAGAAGGGCGGTGCTTAGGCGGGTTCGCTGTAACGTCGCCACCTGAGAACTTGTCGAACTGTACTTTGTAGGTCTTGCCTGCCGTGATACCAGTCTTGAACGGCGAGATCACCGTAAGATGTGGAATCCACTGCTGCTCAGATCCGTAAGCACTGAATAGGTTATCAGCCATTGAATTCTCCTATGAATTTAGAAAGTGTTGTTGGGATCGATTAAGCCGGAAGGTTGGCAGCAACCGAGTACTTGGTGATGTTGATTGTTACGAATTCTGCCTGCGGAGACATCTTCACGCCAACGCTGGCGATGATCTGTCCGTTGGCAATCGTGCTTGGCGTGTTGACAGACTCACCAGTGTCCACGAAGAATGCCTCATCGGCGCTCAGCCCGTATAGGGAGCCGCGTGACCAGTAGTCATTCAGCTGGCCGGTTATGGCTCCATTGAAGAAGCTGAACAGCTGGCCCTTTCCGTCGATCTCATCGAAGACGAACGACTCACCGATTGAGTCGAGGTCGCGCGTGATCTGCATACGGAATCGGACGTTGTTAAGGCCCTGGAATGCAGGAGCGAACGAAAGACTACGGTTGCCGTACATTGCGATTACATTGATGTTCGGGACCAGTCGGATAACATTGACTCCAGCAGAGTTGAGGTTGCCACGGTCGGAGGCGCTGTAGGTCTGTGATACTGCGGTTGAGTAAGTCGAAAGACCAGCAGTGGTACCAGAAGCAGGTACATTGGCATCGTTGTGCGCATCGTTGCGGGCCATCAAAGCAGCGGCTAGCGCTACTGGCGGCACAGTACGGTTGAACACGGTGCTTGTTGGAACTGCAGGGTTGGTGTTCACCAGACCTGGAACGATGACCCATGGCGCGAACATAGCTGCGTATGACGGGTCTGTCACGGCAGACTGAACAGTGCTTGCCTGTGTGACGATTGTGGCAGCAGTCGGAGTGTTCTGAGCGTCCAGAAGCGCAACACGGTTGAACGCAAGAGCGTGGTTTGCCAGGTAGCCCTGCGTCGTCACCGAGGTGTTGCCGGGGAACGAAACCTGTCCAGGACCCAGGATGTCGGTGAAGACAGCAAGAGCAGCCGGAGTGTCTGCGTCCGCAACAGCAACGTCAGTTCCACCCGTCATGTAGACGGAAACCGAAGAACCGGATGCAGGAAGGACGGTGGTACCAGACTGCGATGAGGCAGTGCACATAGACTGGTAGGCAGGAAGTGAGTTTACCCAGTTGATGATGTCGGCGTTTGAGCCAAGACCAACAGCCGTAGCAAGAACAACGCCGTTGTAAGCTATCGAAGTCGCATACACGGTTGCAGAGTTCACGGTTGACGCGGTGATGGTCAGGATTAGTCCAGCGGCGCTTGAGCTTGAGGAGTTTGCCCAGGTACCCTTACCGGTTGCCGTCAGAAGAAACAGTCCACCAGTTGTCGTGGAGGTTGCCGCAACACCGGTTGAAGTTGGCTGCACACGAGAAACCCACGCAGCAGATCCACCCTCACGGAAGAACACGTCCAGCGAGTCGTAAAGCAGCGTTGAATCAACGTTAGCGTTGAGCGTGTAGCGACCCGTAAGGCCTCCAGAAATGATCTGACCGAAGTAGTTGTTGAAGTCGCTCATTGACTTGATAGGAACTGCTACTCCAGCGGGTCCAGCGGCCATTCCTGCCACAAACCAGTTGCTGGTGGAAGTTGGGTTGGCGGGAGTCGTAGCAGAAGCAGAAACATTGATAGTAACGCCTGGGGCTTGGTTAGCCATTAGAGTTCTCCTCGAAGGTCTTGTCAGAACCAGCGGTCTGGTCTGTTAAAGTTTTTGTGTTGAGCTTCTTATCGGTCTTGTCCGAAGAGTCCTTCTCAGGCTCTAGGATTAGTACGCGTCCCTCTGAAGCGTAATTCTGAATGAGGGGAGTATCTTTTACGGAGTACTCAAAACCTGGGGACATTGACTTTCCGTCGCCGTCAAAAATTGGGTGGGGTCCACTGACATGGATTTTGATTATTGCCATTATGGTAGACTTTCCTGTGTGATAGTTATGTTTGATGCGGACACACTCGGCTGTTCGAGCAATGGCTGCAGTGTAGGGCCGGTGATAGAACCAGGTGGCGAGAACTGAGCAGTAGGAGGTCCGCCGAATGGCTCTCCTACGTTCTCTACAGTGACCGTGAAGGTTATGTGAGCGATGCCCGTGGTTCGACCAGAGGTGTGCTCACCCTCCAAGTACTCATCGCCGTCCCACGTTGTTGTGGAGGCAAGGCCGCCAAGACCACGCTGCTGGAGAATCAGTGCACGAACGCAAGTTGCATACGCATACGTAAGAGCCTGGGTCTCTTGCCAGTCTTTCGAGCCGTATACGAATACCATGACGTTGACTTGCCACTGGGCTCGAACGCCCTTCGTGAACGTCTCTGGCTTTCCCACTGTGTGGGGGACATTAACGAGGATGCTTGCGACAACGTCCTTGCTCAATGTTCGATAGTTGGGCTCCAACCGATATTCTGGAGAAGCCGTGAGTACCTCTGAGCCTATCTTGCGGTTCATCTCCGCAACATAGGTGGGAAACCATTTTTGAAGGGTCTGGTAGAATGCCTCTTGAACAGAGCCACCACCGTACATAGGACCCATGGCACTGTCGGCATAGCTCAGATTCCAATCATACCACCAAGGGCTTACTGGATCAGATGCCATTCCTACCCTCCTACAGAGTTGTTAGCCTTTATGAAGTACGACTGTGATAGGCCACCTGTGGTCACAGAGTTGAAATGAGAAACGTGAAATCTAGCAACGTTCTTGGCTGCTGCGTTGTACGCTGCTGTGCTGGCGAACTTGGAAACATCTCCGGCCATGACCGCATTGTATTCTTGCTGAAGATTTCGTGATGCCGTAGTACGATGGTCCAGGTATGTTCCATTTGTCTGCATGTGACGGAAGTTGGCGTAATCCTTTGGGTTCGCCGCACGACTCACATCAGTGAAACTACGCTGGTGCCTATGGTCACTTGCCCTGTAACCACCACGAACTGTTGGTGGGCTTTGCTTCCCGTACTTGACAGGGATAGCATTCCCCTTCTTTAAGGGTTCAAGAATGTAGTTCGCAGCTATTTCGTTTGCCATCGCCCTAAAGGTAGGGCTTATCTGAACGAAGGGCCTCGTGAGGTTGTTGATAGCCGCATAGTTGGCTTGCCCACGGGTGTACCCTTTGTTGTGAGGGTCAATATCCAGGGTCATCTGCTTTGCATACAGGTCTATCGATCCGTACTTCGGATTGATTGCTGCTGCACGAAGGTATCCGAACGCTACGAGAGTGCTGGCACCTTGGCCTCCAGAGTTTGCATACCTGTGGCGTTTGACAGTGGCCTCGCTCCATGGCTTCCACTGGGTAGTGATACCGAACTCAGGAGCGCTTCCCTGGCCCGCAAAGACCTGGGCCTCCATGGTTTCGAAGAGTAATGCTATATCCTGAAGGACAGGACCTGGCTCAAGTACGCGCTCGCGCACTAAACCAAACTTTGCAATGAGTTGGTCTAGGCCGTCTGTGTAGACGCCACCAGTTGCCCTGGCCATTCTAGCCCCTTACCCAACCGCCCAAAATAAGACTGATCTCTTGATCGATCTCAGTCAAGTTCAGGTCCTTTCTCAACTGAGGTTCGATGTCAAGAATCACGAACTTGATGGCCTGGTACAAGCAGGCGCGGCGAAGGTCGGACGGGATGCTGACGGTGTAGCCACCATCATAGATCACTTGTATACGGGTTCCTTCGGGGATGAAGGTCCCAAGTCGAAACCAAACGTGTCCATCAGTTGAGTCTGGTCCCAGGATTCCACCATCGTTAAACATGATGGGCTGCGTGTCACCGAATGATCGGTAAATCTGCATTGATTGAACGTTGTACGTCCAGAGCTCTGGATACAACGGAGCGAATTGGTCTAGCCAAAGGTGGCGTACAAGGGTGTCAGCTCCATACGCTTGAGCTTGGCTCCTACCAAGGGAACCTCCCCAGCTGAGGGGGGTGTTGGCGTCTGCACCAAATTCGTCTGGGTCAATCCCAAAGAGTCTGTCTTGGTAAACGTGACCTACAAATGGTGCAAGCCTGCGACCCACGCGACTCTCGATGTGGCGTGTTGCCTCTTCGAGGGTTTCCTGGAGAACCTGAGGGTCAATGTCCCTAACTATCTCCGGGTAGCGAGTCTGCAGCTGTTCTACAGTGGCCAAAGTAGCCTGAACTGTGGCCATTGTTTACCTATTCCTTGGCTGTTACCGAGGTGCTGCTGGCAACCTTCAGAGCCGCCGTCAAATCATCTTCAGTGTCGGTGAGGGGAGCGGATTCCGTGGCCTTGGCCTTCTTCTCCACAGCCTTCTTCGTCACCTTTTCTGCTGGCTTCTCACTCTCATCACCTCGCGCTACAATAAAGAAGTCGCTTTCGGGGATGAGCATCAGGTGTTCTGCGTAAGCAGCGTTTACTTCAATGGCGCCGTCTTCGCCGCCTACAGTCCATTCAAGGCCAGCAACCCCACCAGGGATCTCTTTGGCCAAAAGTACAGTTTGAGACATTTATTCCTCTTTCGTGTCTAAACCAAAGCTGGCGGAGGGTGGAGGAATGGGTGACCCTCCGCCAGCTTTAGAATGTGAATGCCTACTAGACAGTTACGTAGCTGGGCGACCAAGCCTGGGTTGGGTTGTAGCCCGCTCCAGCAGTCTTGTCCAGGGCGCAAATGACGTTGGCGATACGGCCAATCCACTTGGTGGCGCGAACAGCCAGGGTGCAGTCCGTCACGAAGGCGAACGGCAAGCTGTCAGGCGATGAAGTGGTCGGGTACAGGTCCAGCGTACGCATCTCGCGGACGTAAGGACGAACGATGTTGTTGGCATCACGAGAGATCAAGTAGATGTTCTCTACCCCAGCCGCAAGCGGCTTAAGACCCGAGTTGGTGTACACGTACGTGGCAGGCGGCGAGGCCTGGACGTTGGTGCCGTTGTAAGCAACGAGTGTAGAACCCGTGTCAACGATCTTTGTGGTGTTCCACTGTACGCCAGAAGAGTCCAGGAAGGTCGCGTCCACGTAGCCAAGCAACGTCTCGGTACCAGTAGACGTGCTACGGTAAACCTTGTAGTGCGTAGGCTGCGCCGCGTCGGGGCCAGTAGGCGTCGAGAACGTCAGCGTGATTGCAGTCGCCGTAGGGCTGGCAGTTGACTCAGCAGAAGGCTGGATCTCACCGAAGCGGGAGATCACCGGGGCGATCTGGTAGTAGTGCGCACCCGTCAGGGTACCGGTACCTGCGGCAGTTGCCACGACCGTTCCCATGACATTGCTACGGGCAGACAGGAATGTTGACTTGACAAGAGGGATACCCTTGTAGGTGTCACAAACGAGTCCGGGAGAGATTTCCATCGTGCTCACGAAGCGCTGGTTGATCAGCGACAGCTGTGCAAGACGCGCTATTGCCGTAGGCGAAGCAACGAACATCCACTGGTCGCCCATGATAGGCTGTGCAGCGTTCTGCTCAACCAAGTCGATTGACAGGTCCATCAGACCGTACGACAAGTAGCTTCCGCCACCATCGATAACGTTCTGGTCGATGCTGTCAACCCAAGGGCTGAATGTAGGCGCACCCCAGGTGGTGGCACCACCGTAGTTGTCGATTCCACCACCGCCGACGCCCTGGTTGGGACCACCGGAAGAAGAAGAAGAGAACGACGAGCAGATTACGTCAAGACCGTCGAACTGCGGAGCAGCTCCATTGACGGTAGGCGCAGCGGCACCCCAAAGGAGGGCCGTCTCGATGTCCCAGTACAGTCCAGTCGCCGCACCCTCGATTTCGGCGGCACGGATGTCACCGATGGTCTTGGATGTAACAGCCTGGGCGTAACCAGTGACAGCACCAACGCTCTGGAGCTGCTTCATCTGGAAGTTCTCCTGCACGTAGGTCGAAGTGGTGACAGGGCGTGCGCCACCGTCAGTCACGAAACCACCGTTAGGTAGAACGGTACGCTTGTTGAAGTAGTAGACCGTTGAGTCCCACTTCTCGGAAGGCAGTGCACGGACCAACGGCGCGTAACGGCGCTGGTACTCAAGCAATACGGGGTCGATTTGCTTAGCAACGAGGGCGGCTGCGCCTGCGGCTGTTAAGGCTTCTTGTAGTTCAGTAGTCATTATAGGCTATCCTTGTTAGAAATTGTTAGGATCGAGTACTTCTAGTAACCGTTCGCGGCGTCAGCAGCGGCTAGTTTTCTGTTCCAGTTGGGCTGGAGGCTCCAAGCCGCACCAGCAACTCGACGGAAGGTTGTCGCGTCTAGCTTGGCTAGCTCCGACTCTTCGAGCGTGTCGTCACGAGTGAGGGTGATTCCGTTGCTGGAACCGGACATACCCTTGCGAGTAGGAGCGGCTTCGTACTCGGCTCTGGCAGCTGCCTGAGCCTCGGTAACAGCGGTCTTCGAAGCAGCAGTCGCCATGGCGATAGCCTCTTCTAGAGTGAACGTCTGCGGTGCAGCGGCCTCCGCCACGGTAGCGGCGGCAGCGGCAGCTGCAGCGGCTTCAGTAGCAGCGGCTTCAGCCACGGCAGCCTTCTCGGCTGCTAGTGCAGCGGCAACAGCCTCTGCAACGATCTTGTTGATGTCTTCTGCCTTGGGGGCAGCAGCGGTAGCGACTGACTCAGTGGCAGCACTCTCCGCAGCCAACTCTTCGGCGGTCTTTTCGATGGGAGCCGTCATGGCTTCCTCCTTGTTGGTCTGGATAAGGGCTTCGTCGTTTGACTCAGCCGATGGTACGGGTGCTCCACAAGTGGGGCAATACAGGTTTCCGTCCCCTAGGGGACCGTCACATAGGAGACACTGGGAGTTGTCGCCAGAATCTGACGTACTCTCACTGTCACTGTCACTTGAGTCTCCGCCAGCGAGATCAATGTCTCCATCGGCGTCGGGGTCAAGAGCGTTAAGGGCGATGATCGCGGAAGCGGCTACACGCTGCGCTACTGCAACGAGCTTTCCGGCGTCATCAGTGGAACCAGAGATGCTTACGCTTCCGGCCCCGTTGTAGATGTTCATCGATGCGTAATCTTCGATCAATGTCTTGATGTCGTCAACCATTGAGTTGAACTCTTCGGTCACAGAGATGTCGAACTTCTTTGCCGCACTCTTGATACGAGACTTGATACGGCTCAGCTGTGCCGAGCTGTAAGCAGAAGCATTCGAGGCTACGTTGATGTAGGCCCATGCTGCGCGGACGTGTGCGGCGGTGTTAATCGGGTAGCGCTTCTTGCCGTCCTTCTGATACCCAGGGTCGGCGTACTTAACGTCTCCGTAAGGCTCCTTGTCCTTTTCCAGGACGATGTTGAGGGCGGTCTCAACGGCCTCCCTAATGCGTCTGCCGTCGATTTCTTCTTGAGACTCCTCATTGAAGAGCTCCTTGATCTCGGCCTCGTCAACGGACTCGAAGAATACTGATGACATTCCGCCATCGTAAGACTCAACAAAGTTGGCACTTTCGATCTGTGCGCCTTCAACGCCGGGGCGTGAAGTGAAGTCGATCCCGACAACTGCCATATCATCGGCAGTTACCACTCCCGACTCTGCGTCTTCTGCATAGCGTGGCTGACTCATCCAACCACCACGGATCGAAATGCCCTTTACGAACTTGCCTACAGTGCCGACAGCCACATCTCGACCATTAGTGGTGTTGGCGATGTCTGCTTCAAAGTAGGCCGAACCGTCAGGGCGCTGCATAACCTTTGTGACGCGGCCAACTGTAGCGTTAGCGTCATCTCCGTATGCGGCAGCGTGGCTGGTGGCCATTGTGATCGGGAGCCCAGAAGGACTCTCGATGGCTTCGTTCATTCGCGCCACAGCCTTACCAATGTTCTCTTTGGTGTAGAGACGCTTATTCTTGGATATACCTGGGCGGAGAAAGGTGCCACTAACGACGGCGGCTGTAGTCGCGGATTTGGTCACGCGCGTTCTCCTTGAGTTATTTGGGGACTATGAAGTGGCCGCTTACACGCCAATGGGTCTGACGCTTTAGGCGATGCTTTCGTGGCTTTAGAATCTTGTGGAACCCGCTACTGTGACGCGCTTTACGCCACTCAGTGCGCATCATGTAGTTGCCGGGAGAAATCTCGGCAGAGAAGGGTACCGCGATTCCGGTGGACTTGCGAAGATGCGGAGGACGCTTGGCGTCGTAGTGAAGCCACTTGCCACCGATGATGTGACCCCTAGCAGCATTGATGTAACCATCGCGCATCGCGCGGTCATCGGCTCTGCGGATCTTCTGGGCTAGAGTGGCATACCCAGTCTTCACCTCTGCACGGGACTTTGTGGCTTTAGCATCTTTGTTGACGAGACGCTTCTCCTGAATCTTTGCCCTTGCAGCAAGCAATTGCGCGTAGTCCCTAGTGGCCATTCTTATCCAACCGATTTGCTTACAAGTGCAGACGCGGCGGCTGCGGTCAGGCCAGTGAATGTGTATGGAGTCCCAATTGGGGAACCCATTAACTCCGCATCCATCGGCTCATCGTTAGATGAGGTTTCTAGATCCGTTGTCTTCGTACTCCCAGATTCCGTCATCTTGGTCATCGTCTTCCTCTTGAAATGATTCTGACCCGCTGGGGGAATTTGGGGATTTCCCTGAGGTGGCAGACTGTCCCGGCTTCCGCTTGGTGACGGTAGATGGCGTCGTGTCAGGACCCTTTGTAGCGTTAACTCCAGGTCCACCAGATGTCAGGGGCTTGGCACCAGTGCCGTCGTTAGGCTCTGACTGAGCAACAGCGGCAGCAAGGTTAGCCTTAGACAGCGCGTCAAGGTCTTCCCATAGAACCATGTTCTGACGGTCAACCAACACAGGCTTGTTACCACCCTCGGTAGGCGGCTCACCAACGTCAGAACGAGATCTGTTCAAGGTCCATGTACCGTTACGCAAACGCAGGTCACGAATCTTTTCAATAGTCTCGTCATCACGCCAGTCAACAACACCGAACTTGAGTGTCCAATCCTTGATCTTGTAGGCTTGGTACATGAGGGCGAAAGAGAACTTCTCTAGGACGAGTTCCTGCAGAGGCCCAACGGTGTTGACACGGAACATTTTGTCTTGTGACGTTCCGGTGCCACCGCCGATGTTTCCCGCCTCGATAACACCGACCTTGGAAGGAGGAACGCCATAGGCAGAAAGTATTTCGTCACGACGCTCTTGCAATGTTTGGTGCCAGAAAGAAATTTGGTTTGTTCCAAGCTCTTTGACCTGTGCGCCACCCTTGGTCTCGAACAGGTTTCCGATGTTCTTAACCCCAAGGTTACGAATGTGGTACTGCTGTTGGAACTTCTTCATTTCAGACTCAGGCAACGCGATGGGCCAGTCAACCCAAGCTCGCATCGGGTCTCCGCGCTTGTAGGTTTCCTTCAAAAGAGCAGAGGCGAAAAGCCACGTAGTGATAGGGAGGATGGCCTTTTGTGTAGGAGACACGCCATACAGAGGGTTGCCAGGTGAATCGAACTGAACGTGGATGACCTCTTTTGGTCTGAACCAAGCCTCACGATTCGTGGCAGTTCTCTGGTAGTACCCCTTAACAATCCCGTGCTCGTCGGCAAGGACCGTCATTGTAGAAGGGTCTAATGGATAGAGAGCTACTGGCTCCCCCATACTTGACCACACGATCTCTGTGAACGAGTCTCCGTAAACCAGAAGGTCGGTAACAACACCTCGCATGAGCTGTCGTATGTCCTGTGAAGGGTTCACATAATCGAGAAGACCTTGGACTCGCTTTACCTCTGGGGTAGCTGGGACCTGTTCAAGATCAGAGTAGACACCGCTGACTGGGACCACATCTAGGCCACCAGCAGTTGCTGTGCGAGCAATGGTGTCAACTGCAGCCGATGCCCAAGTGCAAGTCATGTAAGCCTGCAGCAATGACTCCATGAACGAGACTCTGTCCATCGGACCATCGGCGCCGGACTCACCAGAGTTGTACTCGGTAGAGCCGCCAATGGGCACTCCGGTTGCGAACCCAGAGCGGCTTGGCTCTGCCTTCTTACGTCCTTCAGATATTGAGAATGATGAGGAGTTACCATCGATCTCTTCGAACCTACGCATCAATGATGAGACAGCCATTTAGTATCTCTCTTTGAAGGGGCTGTCCCAGTTGCCGCCGAATAATTGGTCGTAGGTCTTAGCCGGTCTGATAGGTTGGTCTTCTTCGATCTCTTCTGCAGTTGAAGTGTCGCCGGTAGAGGGGGTGTCATAAAAAACGGGTCTGGCGAATGTTCCGACAGCCATGCAAACGTATCGCCAAGCGTCCGCAATGTGGTCTTCAACATTGAGGGTTGCGGCGTCTTCTGGCTTCAGGGGGTTGCGGGTGAGGGCAGGGATCTGCTCAACAAACATTGGGCACTTGTCCTCGAATACATGAAGCATCGGGCAAGTCTTCCATCCCTTAGAGGCATGAAGCGGACAGGCTGGTCCCTCGTTAAGATACTGGTGGCACAATGACCAGCCACTTTGACGGTCGTGGTCTGCCTTGTAGATTCCACATCCCTCAAGCCCATAAGAGTCTGCAATTGAGAGAGGGGTACCGTTGTTGCCCCACATAGACGGGTCAGCGACTCGGATGACTGAGCTTTCCTTGGCACTCTTTTCAGCATCAAGAATGTATCTTGCCTGGTCGCGAGCCTGAAGTCCGGTAGCTGAGATTTCCCGGTACACCCACATCCTGCCATCGGGGTCGGGGGCTACCCAAACACAAGCGAATGGGTCAAGGGTCCCGTAGTCGATACCGGCGTAGCGCTGCCACTCAGGAGATATGTCGAACGATTGCACGCAGTGTCTCTTGCTAGACCACTGCATAAAGAACTGGCCGACCATCGCGTCCCAGTCACCGTCGCGCATAGCCTTACGGCGCTGCGGATCTTCGATGCTGTCCAGAACGTCTGTGTAGTCTTCGTTCAAGTGTGGATTGTCGTCAACCTTGGCTTCGATGAATGCGACCTTGCGGAAGCGTCCTGTTTTGCCGATAGGTTCTTTGGCCGTCTTCAACTTTCCCTTTTTAGTAGGGTTGATGAAACGATCTTTAAGATATTTGTGGGCAGACCCACCAGGGTTACTAGCAATCCTCATTCCAACAACTGGGATGAGTTTGTCTGCCGAGCGCAAACGCTCTTGAATCTGCTGGATTACGGCAGGAGGCATCAACGCCCCCTCGTCAATATAGAACGCCTGGTACTCACCACCCTGGATGTTCGTGACATCTTGGACGGTCTCGGCATAAACGAAGTTGATCACTGAGCCGTTCGGAAACGAAAGCATCTTTTTGGTGCCGTTCCATCGGCCACCCAACGCTTTCGCGCCACCCCACTTAGCGAGCAAGGGGGCTATGAATGATTCTTCCAGTTCCGGGTATGTACGACGAACGCAACCGATGCGCATTTTAGGATAATTAACAGCGTTGTAAATAGCATCCATTAGGAAGGCGCAACTCTTGCCGCCACCAGCTGCTCCGCCGTAGAGAATCCCGAAGATTTCGGCTTCGGCCATTGAGGCTTCGTGGAAAACAGCCTGTCGTTCAGTAGGAGTGTACCCTAGAATTTTGAATGTGTCAACCTTCGCAGGCATGACATTTTGAGAAAGTATATTGCCGAAATTAGCCATTAGTGGAACCAGTAAAGAATCACGCCAAGAAGCGTTAGCACTGGCAGGGTCATAACAGCAAACGCTGCGCTGTTTAGCAAACCGGCCACTGCATTAACGTGCTGTACGCGCGCAATGGTCAGACTTAGGTTCGCATTGGCATTGTCGTCGTTGAAGTTTCTGAGTTTCTCGTACTCAGCGTCTCCAAGGAACAAACGAGATTGAATCTCTTGTTGTCCAACGAGCACGCCGTTCGACTCAGCTATGATTCGAAACTCTTTTTCGTAGTAGTCCTGGTCTCTTTCGTCAGTCATTTAGAATCCTAAAGGATCTGTGCTGTCGTTGGACATCAGGGAGCGTAAGAAGATGGACTTCCCTTCCCATTGGATGTCGGGCGGGAGTCGCTTGAGAGAAGATACTTGCCAGTCTTCCATACCGAGATAAAGGAGCTCCTCCACTGAGGGGGAGCAGTCACAAGGTTCCGGTTGAAGACAAAAGTCGCAAATCTTTAACATAAGATTACCACACTATTTCTGAATGTCAAGTGTTTGAGCGGCGTATCTAGGGGAAGGTTTGTCAGATACCAAAATTCTTCCTTCGATGTTGCGAGTCCCGTTCTTGTAGGCAACCCAACGCTGGCGATCTGGGCTTCCGTTATCTAACCAATCGAGATAACACTCGTTGCAAAAGCCTGTTTTTACAATGGGCAGAATCCCACACGCTTCACAGGGCGTCGTCGTCTCACGACCACGCTTTCTTTCTACCCCAGATCTGAGCTCGGTTAGGCTCTCTACAGCCATCCTGAGGTGCTCTTCTGCCTTGAAGATGTCTCGTTCGATCTTCTTCGTCTCTTCCCTTACGGGGTCGGAGCGCCGTTTCTTAAAGCCACTGTTCTCGGCGGCTCGCTCGGTGGGAGTAAGCTCTGGATTGGAGCCACGGTTGAAAGCTACTATGGAGGACCCCGTGCCTGACGCAGCATACGTGTCAACGCCGATTTGGTCTCGGCGGAAAAGTTCCTCTAGATAATCGACCCTCAAAAGCGCAATGGACTTGTTCACGTTGTCTATACTGTCAGACACTCGCTTCAAGCGCTGTACGCCGCGTTGGTTAAGGCCTTGTGCCACTCATTGTCTCCAAACATTGGTAAGAATGGAGAGGATTCTTAAGCTTGTCCTAACTATAACATATCGTTATAGCCAATGTCAAGTGTTTGTACAAGAACTTGCTGATCGTAGGGTTACGAGCTCAAGAAGAAGTGGCGCCAGCTGCTCAAGTTCTGTCGTGACATAGGTCTTCCCGATTGGCTTACGGACTCGTTTGTGGAAAACGAAAAATGGGAGTCCACGCTTGGCAGCACTCTTTTCCGCCTGCGCCAGCCACTCAGGTAGCTTCATGGCTGCCTGGTTCTTCGCTTCTGCGGTAATAGGTAGGCCATCGAGGTCGCCAAGGGGTGAACTGAACGGCAAGCGCTCTACGTCTGGCCAGCCATTCTCCCGGAACCATTTTACCAGGTCGGTCTCGAAGGCCGTACCCTTAGCGCGAGACTTAGACATTCGAACTTTCATCTATAGAAGGGTCAATGGTAAGAGCGACTGTCAATGGGTCTGGACCATGCCACTCGTTTCCACAAACACCACAGGTGTAGAACATCCCATCTGAGGTTGCTTCCATCTTTATGAGGGCGCGCGTGATGTGCTTGTTCCTCTGTAGCGAACCTGGCTCAAGGGTGGACTCCCATGTGGAGATGGTGTCGATTGGGTCCCACAAAACCCCGCAGCGTTCACAGCTTATGGGGGTCGGGGTCGGCGGTACGGGCGCAGGAAGTGCCCAAAGCCCAGCACCTCCAGCGACACCAATGCGCTTCTGCAAGATGGCTGCTATGGCACGCTCACCTTCATCCATCATCATTCGAGCTCCTCCAAGAACTTCTTTGCCCCGCGCCAAAATATGTGTACGGGCCAAAAAAAGGCCTCGTTGAGTATCAGGGGGATGAACGAAGTGAATGTCAGCTTTGTCCCTCGCAAAACTAGCACCTCCGCACGCTTTCGGTTGCACAATACGGTGTTTCTCCAAACGAGGGCAAGGACAGCAACCCCATAAACTACTATTACAATCTCAAGCGGGCTCATCAGTTGCCTCCTCTGTCTCTTGGAATCCACGGTCGTGCAGGCTGGCTGCAGTTATTGTTCCCCCGCGAACGAAATTTACGCCATCCTTGACAATGCGCTCCTCCCCGCTCAGGGCAAGCACTACATTGGGGATTTCTCCACGGGAGATGGTGTCACGGAACCTCATACGCACTGCAGGGGTAAGTTCGAACATGGCGTAGATGCCATCCTTGTTTGACACCAGTCGCACTGCGCCCATCGTCTTGCTGACATTGAAGTCAGCATACAGAGGCACAACGTGAGGTATTTCCATGTCGATGAAGGTCATCTTTGGTGATGGAGAATACGCAAGGGTTACGGCAACGTTGCCCTTCTTGTATTTGTTAAGGAAATCTTGCATGTTCAAACCCTACCATAGTTTTTAACGTAAATCAAGGATTTGGTTCTAAACACTTGACATTAGAGAATTTGTGTGCTACACTCTACCACATGACATCGCCACTGAACTCACTCAACACTACAGTAGTCCGAACCGCCCTTCGAGGCGCGGTTTCGACAATCGTCACAGGACTACTGGCGTGGGCCGCTGTCAAGATTGGTCACTTTCATGGTGCGGCCTGGGGTGAGATCACCGCAATTGGCTCACCGATCTACTTTGCAGTGATTCTGTCACTTGAAGCGAAGTATCCGAAGCTCGGGTGGTTGCTCGGTTTGCTCCCCCAGCCGAAGTCGAATCCGACCCCGGCACCTGTAGTACCAGCAGTAGGCAGTAAAGATTTGAAGTAAGGTCCTAGCGGGAGGCTGGGGCTGGTGCTCCGATCTGGCTCATAACCAGATGTCCTCGGTTCGATTCCGAGTCTCCGCCACCAAGCGGTTCGAGGAGCGCAGCTCTGGTAAGTACTTTCGGGAGGGAAAGTGTTTATTGGGGTTGCGCTCTTTTTTTCTTTCTGCTTGACATCCTAAAGAATTTGCAGTACAATAGTAAACATGCCGTTGTAGCTCAGGTGGTAGAGCAGGCGCCTTGTAAGCGTCAGGTCATGGGTTCGAATCCTGTTAGCGGCACGCATTCCCTTGTAGTTTAGCGGGAGAACTCTGAGTTCGTAACTCAGATGCGGCGGTTCGAATCCGTCCGGGGGAACGAGGTGGTGAGGGCGGTCCAAGGCAGCGCATCTTCATCGGGAATGACTTAACCCGAACACTTCACATGCCGTAATAGTGATAAAGGAAGCACGCTTCGTTGGTAACGAAGAGGATGAGGATCGTTCCCTCATTTCGGCACGCAGTAACAATCCGTTGTTAGGTTAGTGGTAGACTTCCTTCCTTCCAAGTAGGCGGCGCCGGTTCGAATCCGGCATGACGGTCGAAGTAACAATGTCTTAGTAGTTCAGCGGAAGAACGCCTGCTTGCCAAGTAGGAGGTCGCGGGATCGTACCCCGCCTGAGACTCTAGTAGTAAAACATGGTCTGGTCGTCTAGTGGCCTAGGACGCGAGGTTTTCACCCTCGTAGCCGGAGTTCGAGTCTCCGTCAGACTGCGAAGTGGTTGGATAGATGTTCCTACGGCGAGATTGACGATTTTGCCCGAGAGGTCGTTCTAGCCTTAGGCCTAGTCAGCCGTTCCACTTTTACTTGCTGTTAGGGTGTGATGGTAGCACTCCGCTTTCTCAGGGCGGCAGACGGGGATCGAGACCCCGTAACAGTACGAAGCGTTAAGCGAATTATAAGAAGTCGCTTTTAACGGGTCTAATCAGCCCGACGCTCCAACAATGGAGTCTGAACCTCGGATAGTCGGGGGCTCGCCTTGAAAGCGAATCGGGGAGCAATCCCAGGGGGGCAGTACCTCCGGGCTCCGCGTAGTAAGAAGTAAAGTCTTGACTTCTAAATGTTCTTGTGATACCATAGAAGTATGAGAAAACGATCTGGCATCGATGTTGTGTGTGAGCTTGATGGTTGTGAGGTAGTTTTTTACCGTCATCCCTATCAAGTCAAAAGTGGGACTGGAAGGTTTTGCTCTAACGTGTGCTCCGGCAAGGGGACCGTCGTTACTAGAAAACTTCCTGTGATAAAGTGCGCGGAATGCAGTAAAGAATTTCAAGCTACCGGTACCGCTCAGAAATATTGTAATACTTGTAGCAACGAAAGACTTAAAAAACAGACTAGATCTTCATATCTGAAGGCCACTTCAGGAATCACTACGGAAAGATATGATGCTCTTTTGGAGTTGCAGGGTGGTAAATGTTCTATATGCAAAAGAGGTTCAGGAAGAAAGAACAGTCACTTCGCCGTTGATCACGATCATGCGACAGGGGAAGTTAGAGGACTACTTTGTCTTTATTGCAATACGAGATTGGGGTGGTTTGAAACTTACTCCAAAGAAATAAAAGGTTACCTAGAATTACACAAGCCGGTATAGCTCACTCGGGAGAGCATTCGATTGTCAATCGAAAGGCAGCTGGGATCGAAACCCGCTACTGGCGCGAGGGGGAGGTGCGGGTTCGAATCCCGTCCACGGGCATTCTCTTCGGAGGCATAAGTCCTGGGGTAGCTTAAGTGGGCAGAGCGCCCCCCATGTAAGAAGTACGCAGTATCATCTAGTAGTGGCTCAACTTGGTAGAGCGGGTGGTTTGGGGCCATCAGGCTGGGGGTTCAAATCCCTCCTACTAGACCAAGAAGTATCGATCTCCTGTAGCTCAGAAGAAGAGCAGGGGCCTTTTAAGCCCAGGGTCGGGATGGCAGAATTCCCTAGGAGAACGTAGTAAAGCATTCCAGTTTAACAATCTTGGCGAATGTGCGCGGCTGTTAACCGTGATAGAATGGTTCGAACCCATTAACTGGAGCGTAGTAACAACGTAGATAGGCTCGCATGGGCGGCAGGTGGCTGTAAACCACTGGCTTCGGCAAGGGGGTTCGATTCCCTCATCTACGACGCAGTAACATTGATCTCTGGCAGAGCGGTTATGCGGCAGACTCTTAATCTGTTTCATGTGGGTTCGACTCCCACGGGGTCAACGAGGGGACGTTTTTCCCTGGGAGTTGATCGACCCAAGAAACGTGGCATCCTGGAGAGACGGGACTATATGGGTGTGGCATATTGGAATGTCAGCAGGTCTCCAAAACCTGCCACTGGGAGTTCGATTCTCTCCGCCCGTGCGAAAAAAGATTTGACAAGTGGCAGGAGTTATGCTACACTTGGAAAGAAGTTCGTTCCAACAGTATGGAAGCCATCCGGGGGTTAGCGGGGATGGTAACGCTGGGGGTGAGGTTCCGCCCAGTGAAGACATGGTGGATGTAGGTTAGTGGTAGACCGCTTGGATGTGACCCAAGTCGCGGGAGTTCGATTCTCCTCGCTCACCCCTAGTGCTTCTCCCCCGCGTTAAGGCCCGAACAGCCTGCCGGGGAGAAGCCGGTAGTTCGATGCGGTGTGGCCCAGTCTGGTCTACGGCACTTGGCTCATAACCAAGGAATCGCGGGTTCAAATCCCGCCGCCGCTACTAGCAGTAAACGATGTGCAGTAGCTCGGTCTGGTAGAGCAACCGTCTGATACGCGGTCGGTCGTGGGTTCGAATCCCTCTTGCACAACTGGGGATCTTCCCCGCAGTACCCATTTAATGGTGTACCTGGGCATGTCACTAAAAGGCCCGCTTCTCCTTGTAGTTTAATGGATTAAAATTCTGGTCTACGAAACCAGCGATCACCGTTCGAGTCGGTGTGGGGAGACGATGGGTGGCTAGCGCCTCTCTATACAGTCGGGAAAGACCGACACATGCAGACTTAACTCAGTGGCCAGAGTGTCTCTTTTACAAGGAGAAGGTTCGGGGGTTCGACTCCCTCAGTCTGTACGAAGTAGTTTAGGGCACGGTGGCAGAGTCGTTGCCTGCGTAACTGAGTTGCCAATTGGGATAACCACCCGCTGCTTCACTTGGTTCTCTGGTGTACCTGGAGGCACGCGAGCTTGAAAACCTTGCGGAGAACGTTCGAACCGTTCGGGAACCACGAAGTAGCGGCTTCTAGAGGCTTCTACTTTGCAACCGCAGCGAACTGTGGTGACATCTCGGAGAGACGAGAACATGGGGATGTAGCACAGTTGGTAGTGCGCTAGTATGGCATACTAGAGGTCGTGGGTTCAAATCCCACCGTTTCCACTCTTCTTGGGATGAAGTAAAAAGCATACTGGTGGAGGTTGACGGTAGTCTCTGACTACTCGCTAGCCCCAGTCCTGGGCATGACTTAAAAGTACCTTATATGGGGAGTTGGCTACAGCGGCAACTGCGCTTCGCTTGCACCGAAGATACCAAGGGTTCGAGTCCCTTACTCTCCACGAAGCAATTCGGCTATGCTTATGAACCGAACGCAACGACAGCGGAGGTCGTGACAGATGACAGTATCCGAGAGTGGACTGTTCTATTCGGAAGTGGTGTAATCGGTAGCCACGAGGGGCTTAAACCCCCTTGCTTAAAAGCGTAGGAGTTCGAGTCTCCTCTTCCGAACTAAGTAATACATGCTCGTGTGGCGTAATCGGCAACCGCGCTAGTTTTAGAAACTAGTCCCGAAAGGGGTGGGAGTTCAAGTCTCCCCATGAGTACGAAGCAGTAACAATGGCGGGATGTCCGAGCGGTTAGGTGGAGGCTTGCAACACCTCTTACACGGGTTCAAATCCTGTTCTCGCCTCTATCCCTACTACCCCCGATGCGAAATTTCTTAAGTGAGATGCAGGGGTAGATGGGAGTTATCCTGATGTAATCCAATGGCAGAGATAGGCGTTTCAAAAGCGTCACAGTTAGGGTTCGACTCCCTAGATCAGGACCATGGCTAAAATGATGGGCAGGATGAAAACCGCTTTATGCAAAATCCCCGGTAGGGGAATTTGTTACTGCATGGATCACGGCTTGGAATCTCCTAGTCATAAGATCCGACGGCGCTCAGAAGAAGTTGAGTGGAGGAAGAGTTTTGAGCAGGACCGTTAGAAATAAAGCTTGGAAAGTTTGCCCTGAGGGCCATTCTTGCGAATGGTGTCGTCCCCGCGACAGAAGTTTAAAACGCGAAATAGGGCACGGAAGAAGAATCAAGAATTACGCAGTGATCGATCTGGGATAGTCTAAGGCAGGACGGCGGGCTTTGAACCCGTAAGGTATTGGTTCGAGTCCAGTTCCCAGAGCAATGGATAGGTACCCAAGTGGTTTAAGGGGACGGTTTGCTAAACCGTTAGGGTGTCATAGCCGCGTGAGTTCAAATCTCACTCTATCCGCGCTTTGCATTTTTACATTCTAGGATAGTTTAACCGGAAAAATACTCGGCTCTGAACCGAGAGACTTGGTGGTTCGACCCCATCTCCTAGAGCTTAAAACTCCGGAGCAATCCCTGTCAAAACACATTGCCGGGGTACTTTTTGTTTTTGCACTTGACACAAATTATAACATGTGCTACACTTTATTCGAACGCAATTAACGCGCCTGAGCCGTGTGAGGACAGAACGCTGGGGAGACACCAGATGGGCCACTCTAACCAAAGTGGATATTCATGGCGGTTGACGTTAGTTGTGCCGAAGAGACTAGGGTTGGTTACCACTTGCTTCGGGGGATTGGTCACCCGTAAAGTGACCTACAACGGGGTAGTGGCGGATGGACTGCCAAAGGTGTTCTAAGCCTTGCGCTCTCGGTTCGACTCCGGGTACCTCGACCAACCGGGTATGGATTGGTTATCCAATCGAAGCTTATATCTTCGACTCCGCATGTCCGATTCGTGCTGCCCGGACTAATTTTCAATTTATGCAAATTTCTGTTGCAATTCAGTAAAGTCTGTGGTAACCTTTGAGTAGTCTACTCGGAGGAAAACAAATGACAGATATAGGCCAGCGAGCCAGAGACATCAACACTGCCTATGGGATAAAGCGCGCCCTAGAAGACCATGGTGCACCAAACGTTCTCGTTTGTGATCCCCAGACTCGAAAGTCGTTCGCTATTGTGTTCACTACAGAGGAGTGGGATGCCATAGCTAAGGAGCACAACAAGGTTGTTGATTGCCTTGAGTCTGCTGAGGAGGAGATCGTATCCCTCAAGGAAGCGTTGGAGGGGTACGAGGAAGGTGACCGTCACAACATGCTTCTGTTGAATGCTGTGCACACAGCTTTCGGACATAATCATGGAGACGAGTTGAAGAACCTGCGCTCTCGGGTGTCTGAGCAGCGAAAGCAAATCACGCTTCACATCGAACAAGCAAAGAGGCGTAATCAAGAAATTGCTTATTGGAAGGCCGTAGCTGAGGCCAATCTCTCCACGCTCAACCACTACGGTATCAAGGCTCCCAAGGTGAAGGCCCCTCGTCCCGCAGAACACAGCGAGCAGGAGTTCCTGACTGTTGGGGGGTACCTGTAATGGGAGGCAGGATCTATGTAGCAGGCCCGATGACTGGAATCGACCAGTTCAACTTTCCGTCTTTCGACCGCAATGCTCGGTTCTTGGCTGAGCAGGGCTGGGACCCCATCTCCCCCGCTGACCTTGACCGGCAGGCAGGGCATGACCCCAACGACCCTGAGTGGGCTAGTCGCGAGTTCACTGCTGACGACTATCACGCTGCCATGGTCCGAGACTACAAAGCGCTGACTGAGTGCTCAGCGATAGCTTTCATCCCAGGATGGGAGAGGTCTAAGGGTGCATCTTTAGAGCGCGCCTTCGCAGGTCGCTTAAAGTTGGACATGTACCGTGTTGACGCTGATAACTCATACCTGGAGAGGGAGTTGCTAATCGGCCTTACAGGGTTTGCGCAAGCTGGCAAGGATACCCTGGCGGCTCAGTTCGTCAATCGTCTTGGCTTTGCTCGTGGTGGTTTCGCTGACAGTATGCGTGGTATGCTTTACGCAATGAATCCTATCCTCCCCGACCCCAATTGGGCTGTTGTAGGCGATGGGTTTGGACACAACGGCGTTGTGCGTATTAGCGACTACGTTGACGCGTTCGGCTGGGAAAGGGCAAAGTTGGACGTTCCTGAGATTCGCCAACTTCTTCAGCGCCTAGGTACTGAAGGTGGACGCCAACACCTAGGTGAGAATGTTTGGGTGGATGGGTTGCTTAATCGGGCGAACTCTGCTAAACTGATAGTCTCCGATGTACGCTTTGAGAATGAGGTTGCAGCTATCAAGGAGCGCGGAGGTAGTGTGATCCGCGTGACACGAGAGGGGAAAGGGCCGGTGAATGGACACATCTCTGAGACTGCGTCAATTGGGCTTGAGGACTTCGAGATCATGAATGACGGCTCACCTGAAGAAATGTTTCTTCAGGCAGTCGCCTACCTAAAAACAAAGGGAGTTGAGTTTTGATGCCGTTCTTCTACAAGCTAGGGTCATTTTTTCTCATAATCACTGCGGGTAATTTTTTGGGAGACAGCCGATTCACTTTTTTAAACGGCATCATCTATCTTTCGCTTTCAGTCTCTGGAATGTTCGTGATGGATGCAGGGGTCAGGAGCGTCATGAGGGAGCGTAGGCGGTGAGCCCAATACACATCGAGGTTTACGTTAACCAGAAGCCTATCCACTCGTGGCACATTGGCCGAGTTTTGGGAGGCACCAAGGAGGACGACGTAAACGTTTACTTGGTTTCCAAAGGACCCATTGGAGTTAGAGCCGATTGGGCCAGTGAAGAAAACGTTGAGTTCATGCACCGTTACGGAGATGGAATCGATGTCTGCATACAGCGAGGTCTTCAGGCTGCCCTGGGAGACGCACCAACCATAACAACTCTATTACCAGAGCCGGAAAGAACAGAGAGAAACTAACAATGATCCCGGAACTTTTGACACCAGACGTACTAAGCTGGGACCCAAACCTAGAGGCTGGAGCTGTACAGCAAGCCTCCAACGTTGCCAAGCTTCCTTTCGTTCAGAAGCCAGTTGCTGTTATGGCTGATGGACACCAAGGATACGGGGTCCCGGTCGGCTCCGTCATAGCAACAGAGGGTGCCATCATCCCGTACGCCGTTGGCGTTGACATCGGATGCGGAATGATAGCCATGCGTCTTAACCTCACATCTAACGATCTTCCTGATGATTTGAGCGCGCTCCACAGCCTCATCAGAAAGGCGGTTCCTTCTGGTGTTGGTCAGGGTCACGAGTTCGCCTCGTACTGGGATCGTATGCGCCACACCCGAAAAGTTCCTGCCTACATGGGGCCGTCAAGTTTGAGCGATAAGCAGGTGAACACTATCACCGAGCAGATGGGAACATTGGGAGCTGGAAACCACTTTGTAGAAGTGTGTCTTGACGAGTTGGACCGTGTATGGATCGTACTGCACTCTGGTTCGCGCGGTATTGGCAACCAACTGGCTACCAAGCACATCAAGATAGCTAAGGAGTTGATGCACCAGAGTGGCGAAACCTTGCCTGACCCCGATTTGGCCTACTTCTTGGAGGGGAACAGGCTGTTCGACAACTACATTTACGACCTTCGCTGGGCTCAGTCATGGGCTCTTCAGAACCGTGAAGTAATGATGCGCGGGACATATGAAGCAGTGCGCAACTTCCTTCCAATGGCTGATGTCATCTCTGAAGCACAAATCAACTGCCACCATAATTTCACTGAGCAGGAGAACCATTGGGGCAAGCGTTTATGGGTAACGCGTAAGGGTGCCATCAAGGCGGACAAGGGTGATCGTGGAGTCATACCCGGTTCCATGGGTGCAGCGACTTACATCACTACCGGCCTTGGAAATGAGGCCTCTCTAAATTCTTCTTCACACGGCGCTGGCCGCTTGCTCTCGCGCGGACGTGCTAAAAAAGAGCTTACCGTTGAAATGCTTAACGCGCAGATGGAGGGCAAGGCCTGGAACAGCGGAAACGCTGAGGAGCTCCTGGATGAGTCACCATCTGCCTACAAGCCCATAGAAGAGGTGATGGACCGACAGAAAGAGCTAACTCGAATAGACCACGTCCTTCACCAGATCCTTAATTACAAGGGGACTCACTGATGTTTGCGCTCATAGCATTTATTTTCATAATCATTCCTTTTCTCATTTGCGCGATTGTTGTCTATCCAGCATTTGGATTTTCACTTGGAATCATGGTGTTCTTGTATTGGGGTCTTTGGAGAACGTTGATGAACAGGAGAGGTGAGTGAACATGGTGGAGTACGATCCTCTTCATAGCACCGTAAGCCACATGAAGAAAGCAATTTCTTTGCGTGGGATAAAGGCAGACATAAAGAAGGTGGAGGGCTTTAACGCAAAGCTAGCTGTCATCATCACCAGTGGAGTTGGCACTATGGCTTGCGCCTATGCTTTCGCGTTGCTTGCCCTATCCGGCCTACCTACCGCCTTAGCACCCGGTGGAATTGGGTTTGTCCAGTGGCTGTCTACTGCCTTCCTACAACTAGTTCTTCTATCGATCATCATGGTGGGTCAATCTGTTGCTGCTACGGCAGCTGACGCTCGCGCTGCGAAAACCCTTGAGGACGTTGGCCACATAATCGGCCTCTTGGAGTACAAGACTGAAAGTGGCCTACGGAGCATCAGGGATGTACTAGAAGAAATGGCACACCCTAGTGTTACGGGTCACGTCATTCACATTCAAGGAGAGAAATGATGACTGAGAGAGTCACGATGGAGGACATACGCGGAGCGGTAGCCCTAGTGGAAGGCGGTTACTGGCGCAGGTCTTTGCCCCTCATTCAACGCTACGCCGACCAGCACGCCGAGCAAGCCAAGGACGAAGCGCAACTGGTGATTGACGACCTCACGGCGCAACTGGAACGGGCACTCGTGCCTCGATTCAAGGTGGGGGACCGGGTGACACTCAAGCATGAGCCTAAAAATGACCGCATACGAGAGGTCGGAAGCCCGGTGATTTTCTATGAAGTTCCAGGCTATGGAAGAGCCTCCGAAGAGTCCCTCTCCCCCCTACCGGAGAAGTGCCAGCACAATGACATTCACGGAAATAGTTACGCCAGCACCATCTACGCAGGGCTGGATTACAACAACTGTCCTCGGTGCGGCGCGTCTCTGACCTCTGGGGGTGATTGATGGGCGAAAAAGGAAAATATGAATGGGAGTGGGACGGTGACCCCACTGACGGCGGCGAGTGGGTAAGAGTCTGGGTAGAAACACCCACGAAAGAGGACGTAATCAAAGGACGTGACCATGTTGCAGAGGCACTGTCGATAGTGGAAGGGGCGTTGAGGGGACTGCCAAGTTATGTCGGTTCACGCCCAAATCGCCCTTTGATTTACTTGGACGATTCCATCGCCATCGTCCGGTCCTTCTCTACTGAAAGGAGTGGGGATGATGCGTGATGATTACTGGACGAGGGCACGTGAGGCTCGTCGTCGTTACCCGGCAATGTGTCTTGCCTACGAATACGGAGACACAGCACCGCCTGAATGGTGCTACCGCCTAGCCGTAGCACCGAGTGAATACTGCTGGCAACACAGCGGGAAGAAAGACCGTGATGAAATCAGAGCGTCGCGGGTCGCCAGTGAAAGGAGTGGGGAGAATGAGTGACCGAATAGAAGAAATCAAAGAGCGAGTGGACAAGGCCACGCCGGGACCGTGGGTGTTCTGGTCGAATATAGGAGTTCAATGCACGGAGTACGATGGAAGGACGAGCGGGAAAACCCTGGGTCCAAGCAACCAGGGGGTAAAGATTGGCTTGTTGAATCAGACTCTCACCAAGGAGGACGATTCGATATTCATCGCCCACTCCCGTGACGACATCCCTTACCTCCTGACCCGTCTCGCCTCAGTAGAGGCCGATAACCGCGAGCACGTTCTACGGGCCGACAGCCTGCGAGCAGAGATCGAGAGGCTCGAAGAAGAGCAGGACGAGTGGGCAGAGGCTCTAAACGACTCTAAGGAATTTAGAGTTAAGTACGCCACCGCCCAAGACCGCGTCGCCCACTTAGAGGCTCTCCTGTCCCGCGAGAGACTTGATGAGTTGATTGACGGGATTATCTCTGAACGTCGTCGTGAAGGAGAGTTTTTTGCGTTAAGTGAATCAAAGGCAATGTGGCAGAAGGCAATGTTGGCTTTGGCCGACGCCATTAGGAAGGAGGCGGAATGAGCGACGAGAGAAAACAAATCGCGCTGGACGGATTGTCACAGATGGAGCGAAGCCGATTGTTTGACAACCTGCGGACCTCATATTCTGCTATCGCCAACGTCAACGACTCACAACAAGACGTTATTGCGCTGGGCTACGGACTAATTGACTTGCTACCGATTATGGAGCAAGTAGCCGCTGACTTGTACGGGTACACACCAGCCGTCGCCCTCCGTGAGCGTGCCGAACGAGCGGAAACCCGCGCCGATTCTTTGGAGCGGATAGTGAAAGTCATTGGCGACAGCGCCACGAAGAACCCCGATAACTACGGACTGGATTTACGAGGTTGGAACGTCACGGCCTACGATTTTGACCCCATGGAGGACTTCGACCTTCTTTGTTCCCTGATTACCCCGGCCCCAGAGGGGGAAGCGTGAGCCGACCGACGAAGTACCGCAAGAAGCCAGTGGTGGTCGAGGCGATGAGGTACGTCCCCGGCGAATCGTGCAAGGACTTGGCACGGTGGCTGGGAGTTGAACACCACGAAGATGCGTGCCATCCCAAAGCCTCATGGGATATTCAGACACTCGAAGGTTGGATTACCGCCAGACCCGGCGACTGGATTATCAAAGGCGTTCAAGGAGAGTTCTACCCCTGCAAGCCCGACATCTTTGAGCAGAACTACGAGTTGGCGCCCCCTCAGCCCGACACCGACAAAGGAGAGAGATGAGCAACTTTTGGGATGACCTGATGGAAGTGGTTGGCGATGAGTCGGTGGAAGCCGTGGTAATCGGTGATATGGGCTGGGGCGACTACAACAGTGAGGGTAAACCGCCGTGGCGTAAGGCGACCGTTCTCTCGACTGAAGACGCGAAGCCGATGCTGGACTACGAGTATTCCACCGAGTATGGAGCGCCGGAATGCCAAGCGGTCAACGTCTACACCCCCACGAGGGTCATTTTTGTCAGCCAGTACGACGGTTCAACGTCAGTGACGTGGGTAATGCGAAACCCCACCGAAGGCGACATGCCTGGGATGCCTGGGGGTGGCTGACGTGATTTCTGCGAGCGCAGGACGAGAGATGGAGGAGGAGTGATGGAAGAAGTTCAAGACCGTAGTTCAACGCTTAGCGAGGATGTGATGCAGACCTTGGGTTCGGCGTCGCTGTGTTGGAACCCAAAGCCTGATGGAGTTTTCGATTCTGAGGAAGCAATCAAGTGGGGGGAACGCCTCATTGCAATTATCGAAAAAAGTGACCCCGTGGCCGAACTCCTCGCCAAGATAGAGACGGCCATAAAGGATTCTGTGAGCGAAGTCTGTGGAGTAGGACCTTGGTCTCGTGCCTATCGAGCGGCCACGGATGACGCCATCGCCATTGTCCGGTCCTTTCGCGCCCCTCAGTCTGAAGGAGGAGAGAATGGCTGAACACAAAGTAGTTGAGTGGATTGCCTACGACGACATTGGAGACCGACCCGACAGCGTTGGAGGAATGGGAGGGTGGTTCGGGTGGGAACGTCACGATACGTGGCAGGACTTCCTTGATGCCTTCTCCGAAGAAAAGCACGGGTACTTTGAGGCGATTCGTGAGAGCGTCATTGAAAGGGGTCACTGGATTGACGGCGGGCGTCACCAACAGTGCGACGAGGGCGTCCCGTTGTTTGAGGATGGGACGGTGGGAAGTTTCTCGTTCCGCGCATGGGGGGACCTCATGGCGGCAATAAAGGAGTCCGTTGACCACCAGCGGCACGACTACATGGAGTTCTACTACTCGTGAACGCTGAACAGATAGCCGATATGCGGATGAAGCATCAGCCTCGAACAAATCTCATGAGAGAGTTGGTTTGTTCGTTCTGCCATGACGACGATTGGCCTGAAGCGCAACAAATCCCCTACCCCTGCGACGCTATCCTATTACGCGTCGCCCTAGAAGAACTTCGTAAGAGGGTGGGGCAGGCGGTGGAGCTATTAGAGGAGATTGACTCAACCGACAGAAGAGATGACGAATTCCTGGAATCTGCCCTCGCCATTCTCACCGAGAACACGGGGGGGATCGGTGGCGAATAAGCATACGGAGTCTCAAGTGATCGAGGCTCTTTTCCAACGTTACTCCCCCCTGGGAAAGACCCAATGGCGGGGAATCCCTGTAGTACAACAGTACGTTTGCGCATCTCATGTGCGTTCAGACGCCGGGTGGGACTCAAAGAGAACAGCCGATTTCATAGCCTTTGACACTTGCAACTCCAGGGGAGAAGGCTTGGCATTCACTGGACACGAAGTCAAGGTGTCGCGTGCTGATTGGCTGAGCGAGTTAAAAGATCCCGAGAAGAGCGCTGAATTCATCAAGCATTGCGACTATTGGTATCTAGTTGTGTCAGATGCGTCGTTCGTGAAGGACGGCGAGCTCCCAGAGCGATGGGGGCTCATGGTTCTGAACGACGCGGGAACGCTGAGAGTCAAAAAGAAGGCTAAGCGCCTCACTCCTATCCCACCACGCCGCCATGACTATCCGTATGGGCAAGAACAGCCGCCCGTAGACAGAGGCTTCTTAACCTCTTTCCTTCGCCGGGTGCAGGATCAAGCGTATAAGGCAGGGTTGAATGATCGAGCTAAAGATGAGTAGAAGAGTTCTGGTTACTGGGGGTCGCGACAACTACGATTTCATCCTGATCTACCGAGCAGTGCGCGACAACTTGCAAGAAGGCGATGTACTGGTCCACGGTGCTGCATCTGGGGCGGACTCGATATGTTCTCAAGCTGCTGCTTACTTAGGGTTTCGTACCGAGGCTCACCCAGCGAATTGGAAAATCGGCGGATCGTACAACCCTCAGGCAGGACCACAAAGGAACCAGTTAATGTGCGATCTTGGGGCTGATTTCGCCTTAGTCTTTTCAGGCGGCAAGGGGACAAAGGACATGGAAGCACGCCTCGCGCTCGCCGGAATCCCCTGTCGCTACTATCCCAGTTGAGTGTGGAGTAACTCACTGTTTTAGTTACTTTCTGCACAACGGATCGCTTCTAGAACGGTAAGGTACGTATCATAACGTCCTTGATCGTAGGTTTCTTCAATCACAAACTCTCCATGTCCATATTTTTGAACGTGGGGACAATTCTTTTCGATATTAGCCAACGCCTCTATCACCATCTGCTCAACGCTCATCTTCCCTCTTTCAAACGATTTTTTTCAACGGGGCACCCTGACGGGTGTTCAACATAAATGAAGAAGTTTTTGCCAGGATATTGAAACATTGTGCCAATGTAAGAATATTCAATTACTGAATCTGGCCATGAAGGGGTGGACTCCCCGCGCCAAAAATACCCTGTGCCGACCTAGCCAGGTGTGGACGCACCGAAGCATTACTTGCCAACCAGCTCCGTCACGTTGAGATCAATGGTTGAGCCACGATGGAGCATATGCTTCAACTCGCCTGGGATGGTCAGTCTGACGTACATACCCTCCAGGTAGCCTGACACGACGCGGGGCTCACCGCACTCAAGTTTGCCCAGGCGCTCCTCGATCTTTTTCAGCCGCGATGTCGTCGTCACCTGTCCAGAATCCTGTAGTACTCGGCGCCTTCGAAATCGTAGAAGTCCAAGGAATCCCATGAGTCAATGAACTCCTCATCCGGCGTGTATATCAAGTAGCTATTCACCCCTACGGAGTTGACCCAGTCTGAATCATCGCTCCACAGACAGATACGCTTTCCATTGCTGTAAACGTCTGCTTGGAAGTTGCGGTTCTTGGACCGCACCCAGGCGGCGACCTCCTCAACGTTCTCCTCCGTGACCCATACGGCCTCGGACGGCGGGTCGATACGTTGGCATCTTATCGTTTTAATAGTCATGGCACGAGTCTAACACATGTAGCGTGGATTGTCAACCCTATACGAATCTTCCGGGGCGCTGTTGTCGAACTTGCTCATATTCACAATTTAGCGCATTATGTCGCTGATCACGAATATTCGTAAGTTATCATAGGGACGCCCTCCAACGCTTGCGATGATGAAGGGTTTGTGGGGAGCTACCCCTAAGTATGGGTTCCGTCACACCGCACCCAAAAACGCGCCACTATCCTGCCAGCTCGCTTATGTGCCTCCCAAATGGTGGTTACACAGCCCGTAGGCGGTTCGCAAGTCGCCGTGGGTTCCTGACGATTGCAGTATAGCACAGTCCAACGGGTTTGTCAAGTACATATAGGGGGAATTTTGGTCCCTGAAATTTTTTGGGGGGGCCACCGGAGGTATCGATTTTTTTGGACTTCCAGGGTTTTGAGGGTGTAGTAGACGCGCTAATTTGACTTCTAAGCCTCTGAAGATCAAATCAAGTACTCCCCATCTATTTCACTTTTGCTCGTCTCTCCTGCCAACGTAGGCCCCGATGCGTGGATTCTAGAGTGATTGATCAGAATGGATAGGCGCATTCCAATGAACATCGGTTCATATACCCCATTTAGCTGATCAGATCTTCGTGGGTACCGCCTTCGCAAACTCGAAATACGGCTTTTTAATCGCTGGCGTGAATAAATGAGCATTTTGACACCACCCCCCCATGACTGCATAAAAAGTCACCCGAACGCGACAATGCCCACCCCCGTAGGGGTGGGCGTCGTCGTGGCCTATCGCGTGGTGCCTACTAGGTACTTGGCGCGGATACCTTCCACTAGGCGCTGGTCCGGGGAGTGCTGTAGTTGGTATGACGCGCCCGTCTTGGCGAGCACGCCACCGGCGAACACGTCACGCCTAGTCTCGACCATGGTAAGCAAGTCGCGCGCCACCAAATGGGCCAGACCCTTGGCGTTTGAGGCCTCGCCCTTGTGGGCATTCGCCAGGGTCGCGGTGCGTGTAAGGGGACCTCGTGACTTGGCGTCACAACCGCAAGTCCTGGTGTATCCTGGCGCTTCACTAGGCGTCGTCAGGTGATACTGTCGCGGAACTTCGTGGGCCGGTATCGTCTCCACTAGGCGCACCTTAACCCGACCGTTGGCAATGGCACGGTTGATGGTGTCTTGCGCGTCGCCACCTGTGGATACTAGATACTCCGTTGCGGTCGTCTCGCCCCGGTTAACCAGCAAATAGCGCGTTTGTTCTGGCACCGATACCGTTTCGTAGGGGTGAGACACCTTCATTACCGCGCTGGCCATGGTCTCGCGCCCGTCGTGGCCTCCGGATGATAGGACGATGTCGGCGGATAGGTCGGTGAGGTGATACTCGATGACCGGCGCGCGACTGGTGCCAACGTTGAATCCGGCGATTGTCCACATAGTAACTTGGGTGGCCAATTTCCCCTTAAGGTCTTGGCGCGGTTGCGTACCGGTGATTGAACGTAGGGCCAATTGCTGAACCTCCGTATCTGTCGCGCCGATACGGTCGGCAGTGAAGTATTCCTTCACTCTGGCAGACACCAGGAGGTCTAGCGCTGACACAACCTCTAACTGCCAATTGTAGACCTGACTCGGTGCGCCAGAATTCGAGCAGGCCATACCGGTCGTGGGTACACCTGACGCGGTTAGGTTAGTAGTTCTTGACATAGTAAACATCTCCTTCGTTTGGTTGATTGATTAAAAATGCGTTGTAATGCGTTTTTGGTCGTTATGTGGGTCGCGCGTGGTCGCGCATGGTATGTCTACCTATCCCTAGGTGAACCGCCCAGTATGTGAAGGTGCAGGGGTTAGCAAACCGGACCCATCCGGGGTACATCAACTACAATGACCACAATATCATGTTCGCGCGACGTTTGAACGTTTCAATGACAAATACACAAGTTATCCACAAGAAATTTGTCTCACCCTTTCTGACCAGGGAATATCCCCGCAAATTGTCAGGGTGGGGGTTAGGTCCGCTTTTTGGCTAGCAGGCCTTAGAGGTCATTCTAGGGGTCTCTCGTGGCATTCTGCCTGGTCAGTGTCCTAGCCCACAATCTCCCCCGGTCCACAATTCCTAGTGAATTAGTAGAGAATGATCATTGTCCCCTATTCCTAGTGAATTAGTAGGAAATGTCCGTAGATCGTCGCAATTCCCGACAATTTCTATCGACTTTGTAGGAAATGATCATCCCACCCCCAAGATCCCCACTATTCCCAGTGACGAAGTAGGAAATAGGGCGAGCTCTATCGCGCGCATGAATCCTCGGCTGGCTCGTGATTCAATCATACGCCCTTCCCGACTACATCGCGCGCGCGCGATGGACTGCCGGAGCGGTGATTTGATTTGTAACCGATTATCGCGCACACGAACGGCTTGCTAGGCCGTGATTCGATGTAGTTCCCTATTCGGGAATTTCTACCCGGTATGGCATTTTGTCCAAGTGGGCCTCTATGCTGACATACGCGGTGAGGGAGTCATCAGCAAGCGCGCTGAACAGGGAGCGAACGTACTGCGCTCCATTGTAGGCGTACTCGGCGGCCTCGGGAGTGGCGTAGACGAAGGTGTGAGTGGCGAACGAGGCGGGGTACTCATCGTCCTTGTTCTCAAAGTGACGCGCGGTCACGTAGATGGCATATCCCAGGTCGTAAAACGGGTGGTCCGACAGGGTGATGGTGGTCTCATCGGCGGTGAATTCGGGCCAGTAGTTCATGAGTGAATCTCCTTCGTTTGGTTGCTTGCAACCAGCCTAGCAGGTGTGCTGATCGCGCGCGCGCGATTGCACCCCCTTCCGGGGATTCATTCAGTCGAACCTGGGGACCATCTTGTAACCGTGGTCTTCCAGTTCCCTGACGGCCTGACGAATTCGCGCTTGGTGTTGTGACGTGGTCGATGAGTAGAAACTCTGGTCAAACCAGTACCGGTAGCGGTTCATGTCCACCACGAAGATTGTCGTTTGGTACGAACGCACTGAGTACCTGGGCGCGGAGGTCTCCGTTTGGGCGCGGAGTTCACCAGACATTGACGATGTCTGAAACGGTGTGAATGTGGTGATGAGGTCGGGAACGTCACTGAGTGACGCTCGACGTACCGGGGTGAATGTTGACATTGTTGCTCCTTCGTTTGGTTGTCCCATCAGCGTACTAGATTCCCTTATCGCGCACGCGCGATTCTGTCCGGTTCCCCGGATTCGACTACTCCCCCTCGTAGTCGTGCTGGTAGAAAATGTCCCAAAGTCCGTAGAAAATCTCCAACTCGACCTCCGTAAGGGGAGGGTTCGGAATGTCGTTCTCCATTAGAGGAACTCCAGGGGGTCGCGGTCCTCGAACATCTCCTCGAAGTCATCGAAAGTCATGCTCCCCCAATCCGCATACTGCAAATTCTCATGAATTCGCTCGTTCTGCTCTTGCTCTCCTCGGCTGATTGCCATTGCTACTCCTTTGGTTGTGGTTCTCCCCCAGTGTAGCAGGTTGGCGAATCGCGCGCGCGCGATACACGCGGTGGCGCGTGATTCAATCACGCACCCTCGGCTAGACAATCGCCATCCTTAAGCGTTCCCCTCCGAGATTCGTACCGCATCCGTCGCACTGACGCCACGAGAATTCGAGCATACCCTCGCCCGTCTCACTGTCCCAATTCGGCGCCCAGTGACCTTCTATCTGGCCCAAACCCTCGATAATCTCCTCCTCGCGCTCAGGGTCTAGGTCCATACCCCCCAGCCCGTTACAGACTACTTGGGCGCACTCACCGCATACGTAATACTCGTCAAAACGTATAATCGTCATTTCTCCTCCTTGGTTACACACAGTCTAACAGATGGGAGTATCGCGCGCGCGCGATGCGCTGGGAGGGTGGTGATTCAATCACTCACCCCCACCGGCTCAACCGACCTGAAGGAAGACGAAGTGGTCCGTCAGAAATCGACGCGACTCCTCTTCCAGTTCCTCAGCAGTCTTGCTCCGGTTCTCGTCCTGGGCTTCGATGAGTCCCTGCTCGTCCATTGTAGTTCCTCCCACGCTTGGTATGTCTTGTCCTTCATGTCACCAGTCTAACATTTCCCCGGATCGCGCGCACGCGATGTGTGTCGGGGCAGGTGATTTGATAAATGCCACCTG